GTCATGTCCAACTAGAAAAAAATATTTATTCTTGTCCATCTATAAGAAACATGGTCTTGTCTTTTTATTTCAACGTACACGACCCCGAGTTTTCTTCCATTACACAGGTGGTGAGTTCCGACCCCGGAAAATACACTTCTCTGTCCTATGTCAAAGCCCCCCTTTATGATAGCGATACAAACGTCATGATTGGGTACAAGGTGACAACCGATACCCTGCAACAAGTTGGAGACAGTCTTTATTATATTACCAACTATTCCACCTACCAGATTCTTGGTCAGGGTACCATTTCCTGGAATGGATTTTACGAGAATACCATCCCTAGTCATCTTTACCCGGTGGGTACCCAGCTGAAATCCAACATTGTCTCCACTTCGGGACAATATCTTGGACAACAGGGAACCGTGAAACTCACGGTGCTCCCCTCGGGTCAGCGGAATGTCAGGGTGAAATTTTGCGCACCATAGAATAGTGGGAGGTATACGGATTCATGTGGAGGAAAACGTGGTCCTTATTCGGACCGAGTCGATTTCCCCACACCTCGAAACAAGAAAAGACGTGCGAATGGGAGTTTCGATCGACCCACCAGGAATGGAAAAAAAATAAAGTGTGGAAAACGTGTTTCTTTTTTTATTTTTTTTTATTTTGGTTTTGAACATTTACGTGGCGGAAAATATCATCGAATCAAACATCATCATGACACTCTCGGGAGAAAACTTTTGGTAGGCATTCCAGTCTCGGTCTCGGCTGCGGACCAGGTCATGAATATTGGACAAGATATGGGTCAGATCCGCCTCGTCCCAGTATAAAATTGCACGTTCTCCCAAAATGTCGAGATGTTCTCGTTCACGAGAACCCGCGTATGTCAAAACGGGTTTATTGCGTATCGAGAATTCCGCAACTGCGAGACCAAACGTTTCCCCTTGCTGTCGCGCGTGGATCATGGCGTCGCACGAATGGATAAACATGGTTTTTCGTTCCGAGTCCGTGGTGGGTGGTAGGTACAGAACCCGGGGATGGTCCACAAACACATGCGTATTCATCAACAAGAAATACACATTCGTGGGTCCATCCATTAGGAAATTTTTGATGGCGCGGTGCACAAACGGGATATCAAACGTTTCTTCACCACCGTGGCGGCCGAGAACAATCGCATCCTCGGGAATACCGAGGTTGCTGCGCAGAGTCAATGATTGCGCTCCATCGTCAGGGGCGACGATATGCGGTATGACCGGAACATTTGTGTTGTACAACACGTTCAGACAATGGGAGATGGACACGTAGAAATCTCCTTGTTTTGCATTCGTATTAAAAACACAGTGCTTGATGGTTTTGCACCGTTTTCCGGTTGTTTTTCCGGTCCATATTTCAGGACATTCAAACCGGTACAATGTTTCATACTCTCCATGGGTTAGTGTATAAAAGAAATCGAGGTGATACGTATCAATGATTTCCGGCATGTTGTCAAAGGCGTCGATTTCCACGATTTCAAATCGGTGCTGAAATTTTGGGTACGAAATCCGGGTTGCTGGCCACCCAAGCGATTGTTGTGTCGTTTCCTTGAAACATACAATGATGGAGTGGTTCCCCAAAATGGTCTCGTTGTACACGGCGTAGTTGAATATCGCATTCTCGGTTCCTCGTTCCGTGAAATGACGTACAAAAAAGGCAATCCGTTTCATGTTATTTTTATAGGGGACCCGGGCTTGTTTAGATTTGTTTTACATGGTCAGCGGAATGCGCACCATAGAATAGTGGGAGGTGTACGGATTCATGTGGAGAAGGACGTGGTCCTCATTTGGACCGAGTCGATTTCCCCACACCTCGAAACAAGAAAAGACGTGCGGGTAGCTTCCTTCCCGTGGGTAGGCGTGGGTATGAAAACCAAGGGGTTGGAGTTCGAAAGAGTTTCGATCGACCCACCGCGAATGGAAAAAAATAGAGTGAGGTTGTTGCCGCACATACCAGGAAACAAAGATTTCATCGAGGTCGGTGTGGATGGCGTGGACACGACCTCGGTGCCATCGATTCATGTCCAAAATCTCTACAAAGTCGTGCATCTCCAACAAGGGACGCCAGGATCGGGTAAAGGTGCGGTGGGGAGCGAGAGCAGCGGAATCCATGGGGTAGTACACATTCCATCGATCCTCCCAACCCAGAAAATGAACAAAAACACGATCGGATTCCACCGCCACAATTGTGCTTTCATACCAAATACCAAACGGATCCATGGCATCGATCAAAGCCCCCACACGCATCTCGGGACGATCGTACCTTGCGATCCCCATGTCGAATACATAATCATGGTTTGGTGAGATGGAAAGTACGCGAGGGAGACAGGGGGAGTGGAGGGGTGGGAATGTTTGGTGGAAATGTGTGGGGGAGGAAATCGTTTCGGTGCGGTGCTTGCCGTTCAAAAGACGGACATGGACTCGGAGGGCGTGGAGGGCGTGGGGTTTAGCCTGAAAAGAAGCAACCCGACAGGGAATGTAGAATTTTCCAAATTCATAGAGATAGTGGGCACCCATTCGAATATGCTGGCGGTCCAAGAAACCATTCCAGCAACGGAAGGGTTTCCATCGGAAAAGATCCTGGAAAGTAAGGAAAGAAGCCACCTCGGCTTCCAGATCTTCCGTAAGTGTCTCCATCTTTCTTTCTATTCTTACCGCAACATTTCAGAAAAATCAAAAGACTTTGCACTTGAACAGTTGGTTCATATCCTCCAAAAATAAAAAATAATTGGGTTTGCCTACTTTTTTCACATAAGTTCGAACGGTTTCCTTGTCGTAAAACCAAAAATACTGGGGCTTTTTCACGGTTTTCAAAGTCTTGGGATCCATGTCCAGTACGTACAAGGGATGTTTCGGGGCAATTTCCCGTTGGAGTTTTTCCACAAAATACTGTGTCGGATCATCAATCGAAAACAGATTCAGAATATGGCGTGGGGGAAGGTAAAAGAAGCGGGACAATAAATATTCCGTCAAGAGACACTCGGGACGAAGCAGCGGTTCTTTCATCCCCATGAAATGAAATCCGACTTTCCAGGATTGGGTGTGCTTGTGCTGTTTTTTAAATTGTTCGAGACGGTGTCGCATCTGTTGTTTGGGCGCGATCAGAAGAGCATACACCGTTTCCAGCACCTGGTAGCCAAACGGATCTTCGACCAAGGCCAGGAGCGCGGGGGCCTGGATCGATTTGGAAGAATTCGAAAATTGGAGTTGGTGGACCACATCCCGGATTTCGTGGGGACGAAAAGGACGATTGTAAAAATCCTTGGGATACGTAGGTAAAAGGGCCATGTCGTTGCTATCAAAATTTTCCAGTTGTTTGGACCAGAGGAGGACCAAAAATTCGGGATCAAAGACATTCTTGAGACGGGTGTTTACATATTTTTTCACCACGGAAACATCGTTCCACGTTGTTTTACCCTTTTCCAACTCAAAATTAATGGTTTGTTCGGGATCCTCGGGGTAATAGTCCTGTGTAATCTCTTTCGACATCCAGACGAGCCACAGACACCGGAACACACGCTCTCCCATGGCGGCACGGGCTTTGGACACCTTGGTAAATTCAAGAGGAGTAGAAAAAGAAAAGTCCTTGGGCAACGAGACCAGGCGTGGCAACAGCACATCGACCCAATCGTCCACGGTTTTCACCGAGGAGGGTATATTGTGGATTTTGAGCATTTTATTTTTCAAGAGGAAAAAAAAATTATACAAAAGGGCAACTTTTTTTTTCCACATGAAATAAAATTACCTACATCCTATGGGAAATTGTCATACATCCGATACTATCAATCCTTCCTTTAACGATAGCATGAAGGTGCAGATTCAAAATATTTCCGATTCTTTTTCGGATCAAGACTTTATTTTTTGTCGATGCAGAATTGATTTTTACCTCTTGCGACACTTGACTAATTTGTCGTTTGACAGCTATAATGATACCCAATACTCGAAAGACTTTTCGAAAAAATCACCTGACGGATACTGTTGGGACAATGTCAATTGGTGTCAGGACCCCGTAAAGGACTGCAATACAGGGTGTCCCAACCCCGCGATATGGCAAAAAGTGTTGAATAAAAAATGCTGTACGGATAATGTCAAAAACGAATCCGTTTATTCTTGGGATGTGAATACCGCATGTGGAAATTTCAATCCCCAAAAAACCTGTTCTCTCTCCAACAACATCTCTGGAACCGTGGACGACGCGTCCAACACTCTACAGGGTGATTCTTGGAATGTCTTGTATGCCCAGGGTCCCCAATGGCGCAGTCGGGCCAATGGTACCGAGGGCGACGTCTTTTGCCACTACCCATTACCCCTCGACTCTTATATTGAGGATCCCACCTGTGGAGTCTATTCACCGGGTGCGTGCCTTGCACTTACCCAGTGGATCCAAGATTTTAAGAATAACACCGACCTCCCCACCAGTTTGCAAAGCATTGTGGGGTGTTATGTCTACCTGTATTCCTGGTCCTTTTTCTTTTATGGCACCCTGTTTCGATTCCCTGGAAACAATTACCGAACCTCCCTTACCGATGGAGGAACCGGGCTTCGTAAAATCGTGGTCAACCAAGTCGTTCAACCCATTCCTCTGTCTCCACCCGACGTGACCCAAGACAGTCTTTTCGCCTTTTCCAGTTCTTTTCTCCAATATCCCCAACCCACACGTGGAGACGACGGTAGCTATTTCCTTACCGTCTCCATGGACTACCAGTCCTTTACCAGTGTTGCTTCCCAAGGCAATCTACCGGCCATGAACAATGCTATTGGATCCCTCCTCTCCCATTTTTTTCAAGAGGAAAATCTCATTGAATATGTCCAAGGCAAGACTATCTACCCCAATAAATCCGAGTACACTCTGCTCTCCGCATCGGCCCTCCAAACCATCCCAGGAAACTATTCTTTCCAATCCTCGGTATGGGCCGCCAAGGACCCGGACCCGTTTGGATTCAACACGTGGCTTGTAGGGGATCATCAGAATCCCTATGACTGGAACGCTGTCCTCCAAAATTACCAGTCCCTGTACAAGAGAGGCACCACTGAAATATTTTTCATGCCCACCTTTGTTCTCCAGGTCCGTATCGAAAAATGGCATCCCATCCTCGCTGCCTACTGTGCCGCTATTATACAACCTACGACCGAGTTGTGTTCCCAAATTTTTCAACAGACCAATATGCAAATCGAGGCTTGTAATAACTGCAAGACCGCCGATCAGGAAGCCTGCAAACAGTCCCTTCCTCTGTATTGCAGCACCTCGTTTACCCATGGGAATCCTTCGATTCAATCGTTATTGTTCAACAATACACTCAACCGGGTCAGTGTGGAAAACCAGTGTCAGTGCTACAACAGCGAGCTTCCTCCCCCCAATAGGATCCAACCCGGAAACCCGGTGGCCATGTGTTTTAACAAGTACTGTAATGACAGCGATCTTCAGCTGGTCGGTGCTACCGATGTGTTTTGTCGACAAAACTGCCGTACCGTGGATGAATGGGTCCATCCCCAAGATCCGTCCATGGTGTCCAAGAATCCAGGTGCGCTCAATGAAGCGCGTTTCAATGCATTATGTGGTCAGTACAAGCCCAAAAAAATTAGTTGGAATGTTTTGGTGAATGGACTTGTCATAACAGGCTGTGTCGTAGGCCTGTGCATTTTTTATGACCGAAAATGGCTCGGTATCTCGTTGGGCGTGGTCTTGTTGGCCGTTGTTCTTTTCCTCTCTTTCGATTTGGTGGTGAGTTCCTATTGCACGGACAAGGGAAAACCCTTTACCTGTCGAACCGCCATTACCAAGATCCCTTTTCCCCGGTATGTTTGTGATTACCGCTACTGTGATTGCTTTTTCAACAGTGATTGCCCTACCAGCTGTGTGTGTGGCTCGGGATTATGCATCCCACACGATTACGGGGTGCAGAAAATGACCACTCAACAAGAGCTCCGTGTTCAATGCAACGTCCCCCTGTTGCTGTCCATTGTTCTGGGAACGGCTACTTACGTCGTCATTCTGTCTACCCTGTGGCCTACCCTGAGCAACAAGGTTCGGTACCCTACCCTGTCCACAGGTGTCGTGGCGACCGTCATTGCCTCGGTCTTTCTCGTCTCCTTTTTCCCCTACTCGGTGTACAGCGGATCGTGTGTGGTGGAAAAGGTACCGATGTTGGCGGGTACGTACAATAGCACCCAGACCCAAATTGTCGTTTCCGATACTTTTTTCCGTCAAAACCTCTTGTTTCTGTGTCCTGTCCAATCCACCCAGGATGTGGTGGTGGTGAGCAATTCCAACATGTACACCAACCAAGAAAAAGCCATCGAGATCCTCACCCTGACCATCCCCCAAACCATTCCCTCCCATTCTTATTTCTCCGAGCCTACCACCACCACCAGCAATGGATCGTACCTTCTCTTGTCCGACGGCAATGTCCCGGATCTTTCGGGGTGGGCGATCCAGCGTGGCATTTTCACGGGGTCTCCCTCCCCCGTCGAGGGAAAAGTGGTGTTTGACCACGCATTCCAACAAACTCCCCTGGTGTGGGCGACGCCTCAATCGATGGACAAGAATAGTGGTGTTCCCGTGATTCAGATCCAGTACGTGGATACCCAATCGTTTACCTACCGTGTGGTGGTGTACGATACCAACCAAAAACAATGGGTACTGGCATCCTCCTTGTCCTCCCTATCCTTGGGTTGGATGGCCATGAGTCAAGAAGAGAATCCAGCCATCCCTGTGGTGGCGTTCCAAGAATTTGGAACCAGTCCTCTTCGATCGGTGGACTACCAATTTGTCTACCAGAATCCACCGCTGGTTCTTTTGGCACTGAATACCAACGACTATTCTACCGTAGGTATTATTTCCCTGGGTGACCGAACCGAGAAAAGTTTTTCATGGAATATCCAAACGACCCTGACGTCGGATCCGACGACGTGGGTGGAGGACCATCCGTCCATGACGATGCAATATTTGGTTACGAGTATGGATTAGTAGTATCCTATTCATTAATTAGCATGGGCAGCGGAAAGCATAGAAAGAGGTAATCGAGTAGCTCATGATTTTTTTTAATGTACCACAAAAAAAAAATGACGTGTTTCACTCACGGCCACATGATTTTTTTTAGAAATGCAACACGCACCCACCAAAATTTTTTCAGGGCCTGTCCCCACGCCCTATTTTCCCTTTTCTTATCCCCTCGATGATTTCCAGTTATGGGGATGCCGTGCCATCGAGGACCAGCACAACCTGATGGTTTGTGCCCACACCGGCAGTGGAAAAACCGCACTGGCTCTGTACGCCATTGCCCGATGTATGGCCCGTCAAGAACGGGTGATTTATATTTCTCCCATCAAGACTCTTTCAAATCAGAAATACAAGGAATTTTCCTCATCGTTCCCCTCGGTCGGTATCTTGACCGGGGATATCAAGGTGAAACCCGATGCCGATTGTCTGATTATGACTGCGGAGATTCTCCGTAATTTTCTCATGACCGTGGAAAAGCCCTCGTATTTTTCCATGGACCGTGTTTCTTGTGTGATCCTGGACGAGGTGCATTTCATCAATAATCCCGAACGAGGCCGGGTGTGGGAGGAAATTATCCTCTATCTCGATCCCACGATTCAGCTCGTCATGTTATCTGCGACGCTCTCCGGACCCCTCTCGTTTGCCCAATGGGTACAGGATCTGAAACAGGTGCCCTGTCATTTGGTCTCCACCATCGAACGCCCGGTTCCCTTGCAACATTTTGTGTACTGGGACCAGGAACTCTATTGCTTTATGGGCACCAAGGAATGGAATCATGGGGTGTGGAAAGAGTGCAAGGCACGCGTGGACAAGCATTATACCAAGCACCACTGGTCCACCCACGTGTGGATGGAATGCCTTGGATTTCTCCAGAAAAAAGAAATGCTTCCAGCCACCGTCTTTTTACTGAACCGCGACATGGTCGAAAAACAAGCCCGGCATCTCTGTTCGTTCCAGCAGGATCCTTATGAGAGAGCGACCATTGAGGGAATATGGGATCATCACATGCGGAAATATGCACCTACGTTGGAGAGGACCGCGCAGTGGTCCCTGGTCAAGGATCTCGTCCTCAAAGGGATTGGCATCCATCACTCTGGCATGATTCCTCTTCTCAAGGAAATTGTCGAGATTTTGTATACCCAGGGCCTGCTTCCGGTGCTTTTGGCAACCGAGACCTTTGCCATGGGGGTGAATGCCCCTACCAAAACCGTCGTGTTTACAAACCTGACCAAGTTTGATGGCAAGAGGAAACGATTCTTGCATTCCGAAGAGTACCTCCAGATGGCGGGACGCGCGGGTCGTCGTGGTCTCGATACCGCCGGTACCGTGGTGATCCTTCCTTCTCTGGGCATGGCTTCGGAAGAAGAGATGCGGGCCGTGGCGACCAAAGCTCCCCAGACGGTTCAGAGTCGGTGGGTCATGGATTTTTCCATGGCATTTCATGACCCTACACCCAAGGTATGGGAACGCACCCTTTTCTACCGACAATCCGGAGCGCCTCCTCTGTTTGTAGAAACCGCGCTTCCCACAATCGATCCCGAGATATGGGCGCGCTGTGAACCCCTTTTCCAGGAAAAAAAGGCCTGCGAACAACGATTGACACCGGATGGTTTTTTCCGTCTGGACAAAAAGGTGGAAAAAACGGTGCGCAAACGGCTGGGGGAGATTCGGCATCTTTTACCAAAAGACGTGGAAACCATGTTGTCCCGATATCATGCCTTGTCCGAACAATGCGAGACGGAAAAGCGGGAGCAGCGATATTTTCAGGAACGATGGACGATCCAGGTCGATCGTCTCCAGGATTTTTTAGTCTCCAAGGAATATTGGGGTCCGGACAAGAAACCCACACGCAAGGGCTTGATGTTGCAAGAGGTGCATGATGGCAATCCCCTGTTGCTGGCCGAGGTGCTCCACGCCGGGTTGCTGGATCCTCTCGAGGCTTCGACCCTAGTGGCCATGTTGTCCATCTTTGTGGCGGACAAGGAAAAGGGGGAAAGTCATGTCTCCCTTGGGGAGCAAAAAGAGGTCATGGATCGTATCCGGGCGCTGGCGGACAAGGGATTGTCGGAGGAACTCGTACGGAACCAGGATCTCCCCTTTCCTTTTTTTCTGGATTGGACAGTCTCTCCCACCATGTATCATGCGGTCAAGGGATGGTACGAGGGTCAATGTTGGGTCGAGGTGAGAAAGGTGTACGAGGAAAGCGAGGGAAATTTCATCAAAAATATGCTACGGGTGGTGAATTTCATCCAATCGATTCATCACGTGGCGGAAATCTTGTCAATGGTTTCCTTGCAACAAAAGCTGGAGAATGTCCAGGAAAAGATGATGCGGGATCTGGTCATGAACGATTCTCTGTACATTACGCGGTAAAGGCTTTGCGTACTTTGGTAGAGTATGGTGGGCACGGTGGGGCATGCTTAATTTTTTTTTCAAGAGAAAATAAAAATGAATCTCACGTTATGGGGATTGGTTAAGGCAGCAGGGTCTAAATTCTTGTGTAAGAGAGTGTAAGTTTTTGGTGTGTTGCTAAAGCCTTGCTAAAAATTAAGAAAGCCCTAAAAAAAATTGCCGACGGGTTTTGTAGGTGTTTTAAAAATATATACACTCTCTTGTACTGTTTCCACTACATTACTACGCGGGGTCAACAAAAGACGGTGGAATTACTCATTCCTTTCTACCACTATAAAAAAAATAAAAAGTGGTCTTTTTACTTTTGCACGTATCTGGTTATCCAAGAGGATACGGAATGTCCCAATATTTTTAATCACGCCTCTAATTGTGTTTTCAATTGCGGGTAATCGATCGAGTGCGTTGGAAGGTTTAGAAACGATCCTTGGAGGCGAAAATCGATATCGTCTACCTTGGCCACGGCCAGTGAAATTTGTTCTACCAACGCGTCCACCGACGTCTTTCCCACAAAGAAATTATGGGATACCTTTTCATAATCTTCTGGTTTCCTTTCAAAAATAGAATTGGTGACCACGAGCATCCCCGCCGATGCAAAATCAAACGGAGGCAGCGAGGGATGTGGAGTCATCATGAGGGAAAGACCTACGTCCCCTGTTTTTAATAATTCCCAGTAGGCATCCCCATGGATATGGGACATGTTCTGAATTTGGATCCCTGGGAAACTGTCGCTGTTTCCTCCCACGTTGTAAAAGTTCCATTGGGAAAGATCCATCTTTTTCCGTTGGACCGCTTGGACTAGGCATTCCATGGTGAACGCATACGCATTCCGTTCGGCGTGGGGACGGCCGTACACGATGAAATTCTTTTTTTGTTCTCTTTTCTTTTGCATGAGTATGGGGTCTGCAGTAGAAAAGTATTCGGGAAAGTAGGAATACACCGGAAAAGGTCCCCAACTCCCACTGTATACCGAAAGTTTCTGTTGTTGAAAATAGCGTTGCAAAAGCCATGAATTGAAAATTGGGATATGAGGAACGTCGTAGGATGCGTAGGCTTCCGCCGCATCCGAATTATGAGCAAAGAAAAAAGGTTCGCAGTCCTGGATCATGTACAAAATTGGTTTGGAATTCAATTTCTTTTGCATCGATGATGCGGTAGGTACCGTGTTATACATGGTAGCCATAAACATGTCCTTGTCGGAATAGTGTACACGGTCCTTCTCTTTATACTCTACAAATTCCGCGTGATCCACTAGAAATTCTAGATTGTATTTTGGAAGAAGCTTTTTAATCTCTTTACCCGTGGTGGGGGTAGCCCTCACATTGATGATACGAACGGGGATACCGTGTTGGCTCATGCGGACAGCGACGTGTAAAATACTTAAAGGTCCTCCGGTTAACGCCTTACTCCACCCTGGCATAAGGATATTGACGGCGGGTTCTAAATTAGGTACGGTAAAAGCAGGACTAGAGTACGTCTTTTGATGGGAGTGGTCCACTGGGAGCAGGACCAGGAGCAGTACGATGAAAAAAAGGACAATAACCAACGTAGAGAAAACCAGGATACGGGAATGATGATTCCTCATGGAGTTTTATTTCAATGGTTTTAATTATTTCTTGTCTTTTTTTTTTTCAATTTGTTCCACCACATTACTCACTACGCGGTCATGGAAAACGCCGGGGTCAACAAAAGACGGTCGCGGGGTAAAAATCCCTGTTTCTTGTGCAGCACAAAGGGGTACCGACCGCCGTGGACAAAGGTGTCCAATTTTTCAGGGACAATCAGATGCTCCAGTTTTGGATGCACGACCACTACACGAAGAAAGCCAAGGTCCTGGAAATAAACTTTCCATGTCCCCGGGGATATTTTTTCGTACAGGTAGCCATCCAGGGGTCCTTCTTTCAACGTGTCCACCTTGTCATGGAGCGCGAGATGTCGGTGGAAGCGTTTGGTGTTTTGATCGAGTTCATTGAGTCGATCGAGATCCCATTCAATCGTTTCCCCATAGGTAATGTGCCAATGAATCAGGCTATCCACGAGGCGGCGGATCGGGGAGGTGAAATGGGTGTACTGCGTCCGATCGAGGGAGGCGTGGTAGTTGTCCTTGTCGAGAGAATAAGTGGCTTTTTCCATGGTGTATTGTTCAAACACCTTGTCGATGCTAGTGGTGGTGGTGGTGGAAGAAAGTGGTTGGACGCGGTAAGGAACGTCGTAGGTTTTTCCTATATATTGATTGGTTTGAATCATCCAATAGGCCACGGTTTCGTGGGTATCCCTCTCGACGCCCGTGAGTGTTTGGGTTCTCTGGACCAGTTTTTGAACGAGGGGATGGTCCGTATCCTCGTAATGGGTCGCGTATCGGTTCCGTATTTGAGACGGGTAGGCCTCGACGACACGGGGTTCTTTTTCCTCGGACAAATCAAAAAGGACGGTGTAGGCGGGTCGTTCCTGGTCTTGGAGGAGGGAAAATTTTTCCTCGAGTTTGCGTGGCCACAGGGGTTGGGTGATGCCACCGGGGAGATAGAGGGTCGAGACCGCCTCTTTTCCTCGTTCGAGCATGGACGCCAGATCCAACTCGTGGTGGATGGGCTGGGCAATGTGGACACAGAGCAGGTGGTCGCCACGGAAAGAAAAGGCGTCGTCGATATCACGGCAACCTTGTGGATCGATGGAAAATACATGTTCCTCCAAAAGATTTTGACGTTTCACCAGTGTCGGAGGGTGTGGTAAGGGTGTGGTAGATGGCATTGGCATGTCTTTGCGGTACACCCCATGATGGTACTGAAGGGCCAGTACCAGCGTGGACACATCTCCTACCACACCCAGCACACGAACCAAAACGGCGTGGTCGTCCTCGTTTTTTTCTTGGTGAAAGACTACGACAATCTGTCCTTTCAACTTTCCCCCATAGGTGAGCTTGACATTTTCTCGAGACGCCTCCAGGGGTCGACAGAGATAGATGGGTTTGCCCGTTTTTGAGATGCCGTATTTCAAGGGACTGTAGGTGCACAAGATACCGACGTGATTTTGTTTCATTCTTGTTCTTGGAGAATGGGGCGTGGCGTGGCGTGGTGCACATCATTTTTTTTTTTCACCCACTAAAAATTGAAATATTTGCATCTATTTATTGGTAGAGGATGTGTACAGTTGACGGATCCTTGAATTTTGAATCTTGTTTTTTTTTCCTACAAAAACAATACAGATGATTTTTTTCGAAAAATATTATCGCGGGCTTGAGAAGCGGACAAATAATCTTCGACACTTGCTCTCTCAAGATTCGAATTGGGTGAGCTATCGAAATGCTTCGAATCATACATTGCTCCACATTGCGGCCATTGATGGGAATGTAGAATCAGCACGTCTTCTTCTTGCTCATGGGGCGGATATGACCGAAACCTTTATCCTGGATTGGAAAAAAACAACGGCCATGGATATTTGTAGGAAAAAATATGTAGCCAAGTCCGAGGAGATGAAGGCCATCCTAGAGGGTCGTCATCAAATAGCAAAAATGATGGAAGAAGAAGAACGCGCCTATCTTGTTTTCAAGGGTTTTGCTATTGTTGCGAATGAGCACGAGCTATGCAAGAAACGCGAGCTATGCAAGAAACACTTGTCCACCATGGAATGGGAGATGGAACATCCTACCCTGATCCAACAAGTGCTTGATCAAATGTGGTCCAAAAGCAACTATGATGTGTTTCGAGAATGGATGGAATATCTGGTATAGTATTTAAAAGCATGTCATGAAATATAAAAATGAATCATTTGAAAAGGAAGCAACGACGTCTGGTTCAAGAATATTCGCGTCAAAAAAAGGTTGGTGAGGGATGGCGCGCATTGCGGGAGATTGCCCAGGCTATGAATACATCCACATCTGCCCGTGCTTTCCAGGCCGATCCAGAGGGTTTTCTTCAGAATTACGAGAGTCGTCTCAAGGGTCTGTTGAGTGAAAGAAGCACCAGGAATCACAAGGTGATGGGATTGTACCGGAGCACGGCGTCGTACATGCGGCGTACCAAGAATTTCGAGTATGGGGTGGTGCAATTTCTCACCTTGGGACCCTCGTTTTAGACCATGTCAAAAATAGTCTTTTATCCATAAAAAAGGTTCAAGTCCGGGTGGTGGAAAGACGAGTTTTTTGTCAGAGATCCACACGGCGTCCACGTCCTCGGGTGTTTTCAACATTCCCGCGGTATATTCTTTCCACAGGACAGGATAATCGACCGCGCAAACTTTTTTCATCATGCTCAACCACAGGGGCAACGACAAGGACGAGTCGAGACCCTGTTGGAGTCCATGGTCCATGAGCTGGTTCATTCGGAAACGAACCTTGGAGGTGGAGGACACGACACGCAACGATTTCCACAAAATGGCCAATGGATAAAAGAGAGAGTACATGGCCATGGGGCGGACAAGGGAACGTGTCCATTCCACGGTGGGAAAAGGGGGTAGCCATTCCCACGTGTACACGAGGTTCTGGGTATCGCCCTGGAAAATGGTTTCCTGTCGTACATATTCCACGTCAATGAGCGAGAGGCCGTGTAGGTGGGTGTACACCATATTTTCGGGCTTGATATCCAGGAGGAACAAGTCGTGATCCTCGATGAGGCGGGTGCCAATAGATAGAATCTCGAGTATGGAAAGCCACAGCGTCCAGAGTCGATCGTCGGTCCATAACTCGTCATTGTTGTAGACAAATTCGGTGAATTCACGACCCCCATATTCCTGGATCTCGAGACGACGCTTACGCCGTGTGTGTGTGAGGACTCGTGGAACAAGGATGCGCGGCGTCGGATAGGAGGACTGGAGTTGCACCACCTTTTTCCAAAGGGCCATTTCGTTTTCCTTTGGATTCTTGTTCCTATAGTGGTGGAGATAAAACTTGGCAATGTAGGAGCGATCCGAGGGTAGTGGAGGGAGTCGATGACCCGTCCATTTCCGATAGGCCGGTTCGAGTTGATGGACGGTGTACGGGCCATAGACTCTGGAAAAACCACCCTCGGCGAGAAAAGGGCTCGGTGGCCACCTTTCGGGCCCCACCGCCTTTTTTTTCCTTGGGTAGCACGAGGAGAAGCAAAATAACATGTAGTAATAGTAGAGAATTTAAAACCGTGATTTTAAATATCCAAAAAAAGAAATGTCGTTGTCCCTTTTTCCGAGTCTTTGGTCGTGGAATCTGTCCAACGCATCGACACCCTATGGTGTTTTACCGCTACCCCGTGTGTTTCAAGGAACCGAATACCCCAGTGCATGTTCGAATGGCTGGGGATTTTCTTCCTCCTCTGCCCACTACAGCTTTGCTTGCCCGCATCAGGCACTCTTATCCAATGACATGATTCTGGCTTCTCAATACGATGGATTGTCGGAACATTTTGTGTACGGCGTTGCGGGATCTTCGACCGACGACGATTGTGGGAAATGCTACCAGATCCAATTGTTGGATGCCGAGAGGGTGTGGCGCGACGATTTTCCCTTTCTCCTCCTCCAAATTATCAATAGCGGGTACGACGTCATGCCCTACCAATTCGACGTGTTTATGGGCGCTGGTGGATTTGGGTATTTCACCGCGTGCAATAGCGACTGCCACTCCCGCTATTGCCAGGGCGGACCGTGCCAACAAGCCATGTTTTCCACCTCGTTTGACGAGTGGAATGAAGCGGTCTACGAGGACCCCAACGTTTGCTATTCTGGTGGTATCAAGTGGTTGGAAAATCCGTCCCTGGCCGAACAATATTGTACCGTGGCCCTCTCGGAAAATGTCCACTTGTTGGACAGCTGCATCCGGAGCAATGTGCAGAAATTCCACCAAAATTTTGTCGAGATCCGCACCGAGCGCGTCCAATGTCCCGAGGGTTTGTACCGCCTCACGGGTCTCCAGAGACAGGATGACAATGCTCAACAAAAACCGTCGCCCAGCCTTTTCCTCCCACACCACTGCCAGGGAGACCGAACACAGGGTCATTATTGCATCACGACCATGCAGGATTGCTGCAAACCCTCGTGCTCCTGGCGTGGCAAGGGCAACCCGTCCCCCACGTGGGATCATGTGGATGATTGCAATGCCCAGGGGATGCTTAGGAGATAATCGCCATTTTTTGTCGGCATACCGGGCAATCGTTCTTCTCCATGTTCAAAAGACAGGTGCTGCAAATCACGTGTCGATAATCGTTTTGGTGGACATTGATGAGGGTATCCTTGTCGTCCATACAAATGACACACTGACCACTTTCTTTGGGCAAAAAGTAGTACCCCAGCTCTTTCAGATACGAGGGCTTTTGGAACGGCATGTAGATGAGAATTTCTTGCAAAAAAAGACCCTTGGTGAACAAGACACAGGGCATGAAATCCACCACGTTGCTTATATTATCACTGGCTTCCCACACCGAATCCAGGGTTCGATACGAAATGAGAATCTTGGACACCACCTGACCCATCATGTAGTCCTCGGGCGTGGACTTGAAATAAAAATCGAAAAATCCCGATATTAACTGGATATTGACCCTTGGATTCTCAATAAAAAACAAAAACTTGTTATTCATACCGCATTCGATATGATAATTTTTCACGTCAATCAATAACAAGGGGGTATAAAATCGACCGAAATCAATAGTGAAAACTGTTTCATTTAACATTACGTATACGGTCATTTCTTTAAATAGATTTATTTTTTTTTGCAAAAAATATTATCAAAATTTTTCTTTTGTGTTTTATTCATACTGCGTACGGTCTTGGCATCCATCAGCACACGGAATTCATGGCCGATGCGAAGCTGGACCTCATTGTACCGAAACGACGAATGTTCCCAGAGAAAGATATTACGCCGAGGGATCACGTCCCACACAGCGAGCAACGCACGCCACAAGGTCGAATCACCCAAAAAAGTTTCCAGGTGCCATTTCCCGATCCACTGGACATGGTTGCCTACGTGGCGGTACAATCGTTCCATTTCGTCGTCCAACCACGCTTCCCATTGTAGAGTGGACCACGTCATGGGGAGGAGGGAAAACAAGTGGAGCTCTTTCCGATGCGCCACGAATCCCTTGGTAATGTCCTGGCGGTACAACCGGAAAAAATCACCAGAAACGTACATACCGTGATACGAAAGATATTGGCTGATGAGCATGCAGGGTTTAAAAGTCATTTTTCGGTGCACATCAAGGACCGCATAATTTTTGGTCAATAGAAAAGGACGATAATCATGATCCACGGGGAGACTTTCATAAATTTCCCAAAGCCATTCAAAAAGTTGGAGGGGCGTCTCCGAGCCTCGACACCTGTTCCAGAATCCCAGCAATTGTTTTCCCAGGTCATCCCTCGTCAAGAGGTCGAGGGCAAAGAATTGTTGAGACATTTTTTTTTCACCATACAGTCCACGGAAACGCTCCACTTCTCGACAAATCACGTCGGGGGGCACCCTCTCATTGTACAGGTCCATGGGATACACCGGCATGCTCAGACAAAGAATGTCATCGTCAAAAAGACCCAGTGCCGATTCCCATTTTTGCAGCAACCATTCGACCTGGTAAAAATCCCATCCAAGACCCGAGGAGAGAACACTCAGCTGCCGTGCGTCCATGTCGGACCACAGTGTCCAAGACGGAAAGGCGACGGGTATGGTGTGGGGATAGCGGGTTTCTTCTCTCCATGGCCATGAATCTTGGGGATCATAGCGGGGAATGGTCATCGGTACTTGGTACCTATATTGCATCATCAGATGAAACACGACATGTTCTAGTTCCCCGTATCCACCCAAACGATTCACCAAAAAATAGGCATCGGACCGTTGAACCAGGGGAACCAATTGGTGGAAAGGGATATGAAAAGGGACCACGATCAGCGTTTCGACCTTTTCCCGATCGGTACGGTTATAAATTTCCGCCATGTTTCTATTTCCTCCGTCACCAATTTTTTAAATTCACTTTTTCAATAAATCTTCCAACACGCCTAGAAACGGAGAATTGCGCCGCCTCTTTTCCAACCACGTGGAAAGCCGATCATGGGTGTCCTCATTCAATGGAGACGACGGAGTCTCGATTCTTTGTATCCATTCGTCCACCACGGGATCCGTGGGATGGCGCATCCAACGAAGGCGCGACACCACCGCACTATATTTCTGACGATGGTTTTCCAACTCTTGTCTCTCTTGTTCTTCCCGAAGGCTTTCCTCCATGGCTTTCCGGAGCTGGGCTTCCTCGTCATAGGCCGTCGTGGTAGTGGCCGTCGTAGTAGTGGTGGCTGTGGTGGTGGTATCGGGTTCGTCGTCCCATGTAATCACCACCCTGTCGTCGTGGGAGGAGGGTCGTCTCCTCGGGAGTCGACGAGGGGGTGGTGGTGGAGCCATCAAACAATCTTTCAAGGTGGAATCAGGGGGGCGGATAGGATCCATGTTTTTTTTTATTGAAAAAAAAATAAAGGACGACATTACGAAATCAATTTTTCCTCCATTTCGTCTCGCCATTCTCGGGTGAGAGCGTGAAACTGATCATAGTGAACTTGCATTGTTGTCTTGGTCATCCCACTCATAATGACATTGCCGCTGTGAAAAACTAAAAAGGTATTGTACTTTTTCTTGTTTTTCTGATCCGGCGTCAGCGTTGCCATGGATTCAAGGGTTTCGTGGGTCAGTTTCCATGATGTCGATGTTTCAGGGAGCATACGCATGACCGGAACCGGTAATTTCCACCATGGTAATTCCAGAGGAAATTTGATATTGACCCCCGTGTACCCAAACGAGGTTTCCAACAGACTGTGGAAAGGCGTCCGCTGATTCAATAAATGATCCAGCTTTTGACGATCGACACAAAATCCCAGGGAAAAATCAATATTGGTCATGACCGTCTGGAAATACACCCGAATCTCCTGGACAGGGATGACGACATGCTGTCGACAATGCACCCACAGCTGTTGAATAAAATAGGCGACGGCCTGGATGGCGTGATCCTCATTTTTGCAGCCCGTCAGCTGGAACTTGCCATTTTTGGAGAGCTTGAAATTGACATTTTTATTGGCTTCCACTTGCAAAATGACATTGACGGCATTGCGGAAACATTTCTTGTTTTTTTTTTTCAATAACGAATCATCGCCTCGTGTCTGATTTTGATAATACAAGAGCAAAATACGATCATCCACCGGCAAATGTTCAAAAATCTGCACAATGTCCAACTGAAGATTGGACGTGGCAATAATGGTTTTTGTGGAAACCGGAATGCTGTCCATGTTTGTTTTCTTTAACATTCTCCATGTCCTTAACCTACATGTCATCATTTTTTTGAAAATTTTTTTCATAAAAATTTTTTTATTTTCTCTTAAATAAAAAATATGCCAGAGAAAACCGTTAAAACCGTTGCCGAGAAAAAGGCAGTCCTCAAGGACAAGATCAAGGCCGTCAAGGAGAGCGCCAAGGCGACCTGTGAAAAGGCCAAGGCCAAGGCCGCTGAAAAGATTGACTCCATCAAGATGAAGATGGCCGAGATCAAGCCCTCCCCCAAGAAAGCCGCTGCTGCTCCCAAGACCAAGAAGGACGCTGCTGCTCCCAAGACCAAGAAGGCTCCCGTCGTAAAGAAAGTGTACAAGCAAAAGTGGGTTGCTCCTTTTGCCAATTTCCAGCTCGAATAATTTTATTTCCTTTTCTTTCCTCTTGTAGATTACGTTTAGAAATAATTTCTAAACGGAATGCAACGGCCACAATATTTTTTTTAAAATCTTTGGAAAGAAGAAGAATAAAACAAAAAAATGTCCATGGAAAAAGGATTGCATACCTATATCGGTCATGGTACCAAGGTCTTGTTTTGGAACCATCTCGATGAATCCCAAAGCATTGTCCGTATCGGCCACTACTCCTCCTTGGCCAAAAACATTCTCTTTTACGTCGATGGGAATCACCGCACCGATCATGCCTCGTCTTTTCCCTTTTACGAGCTCGGACTGAATGACGATCCACGCAATAAGAATGGCTGGGGACGTGGAGCACCCGTGGTCGGCAACGATGTATGGATCGGCAACCACGTGTCTGTCCTGTCCGGTGTCCACATTGGGGATGGTGCCGTGGTGGGTGCTCATTCCGTCGTCACCAAGGACGTTCCTCCCTATGCCATGGTCGGTGGAAATCCCGCCCGCATTTTCAAATACCGATTTCCCGAGGAGATGCGGCAGCGGTTTCTGGATACCCGATGGTGGGACCTCCCCGAGACATTTGTCTTGAAAGAATTAGCTCCGGTGCAGTACGACGCAGAACTCTTTTTACAACGCGTGGAAAAGTGGCATCGCCACCATCCTCCAACACCCTCCTCCCTTTGGAGACGTGTATGGGGTTGGGTGGTACAGCGGCATACTAACTTTTTCAAAGTTGGTCATACTGTGTAGAAACTACACGAATAATGTTCCCATAAAAACGCCATACAAAATAAATTTTTAATTTTCCCACAAAGAAATTAAAAAATGTCCAAGGTTCTCATCAAGAAAAAACCTCTAGAAATCATAACGTTGGTCCTCCTTGTCCTTTTACTTGTCGCGTTTATCATTAGCACCATTGTCCTCGCCCTCCGGTTGAAACACGCCTCGAAAAATACCTGCGATAAAGTCTGCTCTCAGGGATTCATTGATAACAAATCCGTCCAACAGTGCTGTACCAAAGAACAAGGTTCTCCCTTTATTGACACCCACAACCAAACCATGGGTTGCAAGAAAGACTAGGTGTCTCATACTTGGAATTCATAAAAATACAATTGTCCTCGAAAATGAGGAAAGGTGGTGATGGAAAATATAAAATAATAGGTTTGAAGGAGCCTGTGGTAGTACATCCACCGTTCCTCGTCGAAATCAACCACTGTGAAATAACCTCGATAATCATTCCATTCCAGGGCCGTGTTTCGCTTTTGTTCCATCATGGTCTGATACTGGGTATAATGTTGTATAAATTCGGGGAGGGGTATCCTTTGATCACGATCGATTTCGACCCTCACACGCTGGGAAAGAAAGTCTCGGCATTGCCGGTTGATGCGTTGATAGACCGCCACATTGGCTCCTCGTCGATCCCCAAACCCTACAAATTCCCATATGATTCCCCATACATCCTCGTGGAGAATATCCATGAAAATCTCCTCTATTTCTACACAAGATTATTAAATGTGCAGCGCCTCCAACCACTGCTGGGCCACCGTCTCCCAATCGACAAGGGTGTTGGAGGATCGAAGCTGTCCGCGCATTTCTTGGAAAGATTCAGGGGGTGCGGACAAGGTCTGCGCAAGAAACCGGGCCAGCTGGATATAATCCTTTTTCTCAAAACCTAGGTCGGGAACATGGACCCCGTGGCGCTCTCCAAACACATTGACCCGTGATAAGATGGGGATACATCCCACCACCAACGACTCGCGGATTGAGATACAATCCACCTCGGCCGTTGTCGGGGAATAATAGAGATGGAATCCACAGGAGGATTTCAGTCGGGCCACTTCCTGTACCGGGATACGACCATGGTGGTGGACACCGGGTTGTTTTAGGAGCAGGGTCACTTCCTGGCGGAACGCTTCCTCTTCAGGATTATTACCCTCCATCCCATAACAGATGTGAAAGTGCACCTCGGGATCCAAATGTCGGAGGATGGGCCACGTGTGTTTCAAGAGGGGGATCAATCCACGCTTGTAGCAGCTGGCATACACCAGATGCTTGTGCTGACGCTTTTCCTCCGGGAAGGCTTCTTTCTGAAACAAATCGATACGGACCCCGTTGGGGAGGACGTGGATCTGGAGAGGATGGGTTTGGTGGGATCGAAGCATGTGTTGGTGATAGGAGGATTTGACAAACACCCCGTGAATCTTTTGGTGGAAAGCGTCAATCAGTCGGTAGCTGTCGGGGACATTATCATGGAGATCCACCACGAGCTGCTTGGCGTAAAGAGAAGGACTGGGTAGGATGGCCATCCCCGAGAGGCGCCAGAGGATCAGCGTGTCATAGGTGGCCCGGCAACGAAAAGCATTGGCGTGGTAGTATTCGACGCCGTCGACCACACGTTTTTGGAAGGAAAAGTTTCCATAGACACGCACGGGAAAACCCTTGGATTGAAAACACGTGGCAAGGTGGACCACGGCCTGTTCGGACCCTCCCAAAGATTTGCACTTGGGATCCCATTCAATGCTAAACAGGCCGCAGTAAAAGGTGATTTTCCGGGGGGTGGGCAGTGGTTGGGACCGCACCAATTCCAACAAACGAGGGGAATGTTGCTGGAGAAAGGTTTCGGGTGCTTGGCCCGCCAAGACGGAACCTACCTGGGCATTCCCATTCATGGCCGATAAAAGGATCTTGGTTTTGCAAAAGGTGTTGCTGGCATGACTGAGCTGCATAAACACCTGGTGGCCATCCAGCTGTACCATGGGTTCACTAAAATTTTTGGTAAAGGACGCCTCCTCTGCAAACGTCTTGGTCAGGTCGTACGAATGGGTACGAGCATACTTTCTTGTATAGGCCATGGTGCTGTGCACACCGTGGCGCTCGTGGATACCGTGCAGCTGAATCACGACTCCAAGATCCTCGTCGAGAATGAGGGATCGTGAACACGCTGCAATCTGTTCTTTCCGACCCTTGAGACTCTGAACGGCGTGCACAAGACGCGTAGGGAAATAATAGTCGTCGTCATCGAGACACACAATGAGATCGCCGCGGCAGCTCTCGTTGCCCAGCTGACGCATCCGACCAATGGTACGGTCCGGGGCTTCGCAAGAGGGTTCAATGATACGAATCTCCACCTTGTCCACGTGTAGATTCTCATGACACCACACCGTAAACGCCGATTCCTCCACCTTGGACGCATTCACAATTACCCATTCCAGCTCCTTGACCCATTTCTTGGCCGGAGGAAGCATGGCCTTGATATGATCGACCTGACACGCCAAAAATTCTCGTCGTGGCCATTGACTAATGGTCAACAGACTCACTTTCATATTTTTTTTTATTTATTTTTCAAGGCATTACGGTTTAAATGGTTTGTCCAATAAAAAAAAAATGCAACTTTCCAGGCTGTGGAAAATGACACCCACGGCTCGTCGCCAGCGTCTCCAACAATGGTTTCATCAGCTGCCTCCCTGGCCGATGATGCTCTATGAAGCCTTTTCCTATCTCAGTGTGTGGAATTATGTTTCTCTGTGGCTTTTTCCCCACGCGTCCTTTACCACCTACACCTGTCTTTGGTGCAGCGTAGGTGGTTCTTATCTTGCCTGGATTTATCCCCGGTGTCTGCCCGTCCATTATCTTCATCTCCAATTGGGATTCTGGGAGACCGTGGTGATGGACTTGATGGCTCACCAGCTTCCGCGGTGGAGGGCATTGATGGAGATCCACGTATCCCCGTGGTCCTGGTTTCCACGCTCCCTGGTGATGGTGTATTTTATTTTATTTGGTATAGAAAATATCCAACACCGCTACACCTTGCGCAAACGAGATATGTTGGCCATTTGGATCCTGACGGAAATTTCTTTTTTCTTGTGTGTTCAAAAATACCATGTGGGACCAATTACCTACGGAAATTCTTCAAAAAATCTATGATTATGATCCCACGTTTCACCAACACTTTTCCAAAATCGTTCAATACGATGTCTGCCTCTATCAAAATGCAGAAATGTACTATTATATTCCGACCGGGATCCACGCCTTTTTATTCTACCCGCGGTACTGGGCCTTGGAAACCGATGTCGAGGTGGAAAATCCACATAACCGAGAATGCAGCATTCTTCGTTTCTTTCTCGACAGTCCAAGCTTGGAATCGTATATCCAGGAGTTGCCTGCAAAACATACAGGCTACGTCGCGTGGAAACACGTGGACCACTTTATGAAAGAGACGTTTGCGTTTCCCTAGCTGAAAATATTTTTTTTATATTTTTATGGTAAGGAAAAGTCCATGAAAAAAATTGGATACACGCGGTTTCAAAAATTATTACCCATTGTCAGCAACTTGACCGCGTTTCTCGCTCAGTTTACATTCAAATTCACCTTGGCGCCCGTGTTGGAAATAACTCGCCTCGCGGCCATGACAACGCTGAATGTCGTCAATCTGGTACAATCCGTTCAACAAAAAAATGTATTGAATACGGTCTGGAATAGTACTTTTTTGGGCATGGATGTTTTTGCCGGGTTAGGTGTGGCGCGTCAGGCGGTGTTGAGAAAGACGACATTACTTGGCAAAGAAAAAAACCTGCTCTCCAAGACAAGACAATTGCGTCAAGAACTGTCCACCGCCTCCTACCAAGGTACCAACTTGTTAACATCCCAAACAAAAGAATTACATCGAGTACCGGTTCCCGTAGCGCCTACATCACTGGAACGTCTGGGAGACCCTAATCCCTCTTTTCTGGACACGGAACATCAGAATCTGGAGCACATGCAACACTTGTTGAATCGACAGACCACGGGTCTTCAAAAAGACTATCATAACCTGGTGCGTTGGAATCCAGATACTCCCCTGTCCGAGTATCAGACCCAACAATTGAAACCGTCTCTCCTAAAACGATCTCGACAGCAATTGTCTCTTGATAAATATGGTGTAAAAGGTATACCCGAGTTTGTGGAAAAGAGAAACATGGAACTTTCCAACCTTGTGGACGAGAGTAAGGATATTGCACAGAATCTACAAAAAGCACAGTCCAACCTCCACGCCATTCGAAATACAAGAATCTTGAACCGCGCCAATAATTTATTCACCAATGTCAAAGACTATGCCGTACTCGAACAACAACAAAACAAACAACCTCCTTCCAAGACAACGACTGCCCTACAATCTACCCAGGCCTTTTTGGGTGGATTGTAAACTCTACGTGTTCATGTATCCCTCGTTATCCACTGTTGATACGCCGTCAACGACTGATCGAGGGAGCGGCGGGCATTTTCCATGCTCTCCACCAATTGGGCAATGGTTTGTTGGTCCTGTTGAACATGCCGCAAAAGATGATCCTGTTGGGAACACATCCGCTGGAGCTCCCCACACTGGCCGCACACAATGCTCCGGTAGAGGCATTCCGAAGCCATGTGCTTTTCCAGTGCGGAAAGCTCAAAAAGGGCTCCGCAACCCATGTGTTGGCAGGCGACACGGTCATGCACCTGTCGTACATGCTTTTCCCATTCTCCCGTCAAGACATACGTGTGGGGAGGACACAGGGTGCAGGGGGTGTAATAGGGGCACTGTCCACGGTGAGACTCGACATCAATGGGGCGGTAAAAGACACCACAGTGGCATGGTACCGTACGGTACAGGCATTGATGTTTCATGTGATGATCGAGGTTGTTCTGGGAACCCTTGAAATCACATTCCGAGTGAAAACAGGTGTAATCGGTGGACTTGTCCCTCGACATGTACGAATAGTCCTTCTTGTAAATGTCTTTGGCTTTGCGGAGTCTCCGAGGATTCGTCGTGGTCGGACAGAGGAGGCATTTTCTCGAGACGACTCGATCCTTGTAGTAGGTGTTGAGCTGCAGGTAGGTTCTTGCACAGTAGAGACAGACGCGGAGAATGTCGTGGCAACCGGGTCCATTCTCCGGTTTACGGCACGGAAAGCATTGGTAGGTGAACGAGACGGGGACTTTGACCGGATCGTGGCAAATAGGGCACTCGTGTTTTTCCATTTCTGGTTCTGCGTTGGGTAAAAAAAAAAAAGTCAGTTTTTTTTTATTCCCATCATCGTGTACAAAAGAATCGTGTTTATTATTCATCAGCATCCTCGACAAGGCGTTCCATGACCCTGTAAAATAACCACGCCTCGGAAGCAACATAGAGGGTGAAAAAGGCCATGACACCTACCACGGGAAATACACCTGTCCAATCCATGTTCATGTTTATAGAATGTCATGAGAAAGAAAGGACCCCCTCACTTTTTTGCGGTTTTCAAGCCCAATTTTTTCCTCAATGCCTCCACCTTGCGGGCCACGTCCTCATAACCCCACTGCCTCGCACGGACATAGGCCGCCGTGATACCCCGCTGGTTGTACGTGCAGGGAGGGGCGTCTTTGTTGCACACGGGGAATTTGAGCTGCTTGGGCATCATGAAACAGCTGTCCCCACAGGTTTTTTGGAGGGCCCGGCGTTGTGATGTTTTTTCAGGGGCCTTGGCTGTCCAGGAGACGTCGGACTTGTCCACGGGAAAACTCTTGGTGGGCATTTTCCCCTTGGCGTTGGTAGGAGCCTTGAAAGGGGTGGCTTTTTTGGTGGGTCCCTGGAGACGGACACCTTGTTTTTCAAGGGCCATGGCGGTGGGTCCATCCTTGTAGATCCATTTTCCGGTTTGAGGATTTTTTATTTTTATCCGTTCCATTTTTTCTCTAGAAAGAAAAAAGAAAATCATTATATTCCACCACCACCACCACCGGCAGCACCTCCACCACCTAAAAAAGATGGGGTATTACTCCGGTCAAAATGTTTATACATATCGAACGATGCATCTTTAAATTCTCCATACTTATTCAATCTCGTATATTCTCCTAGTAAACTTTCTTGTTGTGGCATGTCTATACCTAAATAACCCATTATTTCGTCAAACATATCTGGTTTTAAATGTCGGACTATGTGATTTATAACAGTGGGGCCGACCAATTCTTCTCCATCACCAGTTTTGGTTTGGATGGGTGCTTCGAGCATGTCCATAGCATTTGGTACTCTCTCTAGAAGGTTATGTACATAGGGATGAATATCTAGTCCTCTTTGTAGTTGATGTGAAGTCGTTAGAAGAAGATCATGTTGTTTTCTATGACGAAGTAAAGTAAACGCCCGCAGCCTTTCTGAAGGTTGAACCTCTAAAACAGCGGGGTTATCATAAAAGACTACCGGATACCAAGGATTTAAAAATTTACGATAGTACCTATTGGGTTTTAAAGTTGGGGACATTTTATACCGGGTAGCCATAATTGATCTTTGTGTTGTTCTGAAGAATATATCTTCTGTATTGTGACTACGGCTGTATGCTACATGAGGGTTTGGTGGAATTTGTGGATGTGGGCGCCTAAGAAATGCAGGTGTATCGTCTGGTTGTGGAGGTTTATCAAAGTATCCAAATAATATCTCCCTTCGTAAACTAACACTGTTGTGGGAATTAATTCTATTAAAGGTGCGAGAAAACTTTGTAAATCTTTGCCATTGGTGAACGCTTGAATAAATTCTTGATGAGCATAGGGTTGAATGCGTTGTAAAAATCTTGAATTACGGAATTTGGATAACTCTTGGGGTGATTTTTGAATCAACTCAAATACTGATCTTTTTATATCTGGGTAATATGGAATTTGTGATGATGCATTCGTCCTTAAAAAATAATCAGCATGACTAAACAATACTCCTTGCCCTTCTTCTGATCGCATATACGCTAGATTTTTTAAACGTGGGTATCTTTTAAGAACGAAATTTCTAATTTTTCGAGAAGCTCGAATCCTTCGTCTGGCTAGAACGGCCTCACCTAATTCGGCGATCATCTCTGCAGCCATCATGGTTCAATTAATTCTTTTTCTTATTCATAAAAAAAGAAATGTTTCAGAGTGCATTGGTTTGTGGAGCCATCGCCGGATGGGTAGAATCCACCGTTTGCCATCCATTGGATACCATCAAGACACGGATGCAAAACAAGGGTCATGCCACCTTTTCCGAAACCGTTCAACGCATCCATCAAAAACATGGTTGGAGGGGCTTTTACCGGGGATTGTCCGCGGTCTATACCGGGGTGTTGCCTAAAAATGCCGTCCGTTTTGCCTCGTTTGACACTTACCGACACTACCTGCCAACGTGGTGTGCCGGTGTATTGGCCGGGGCGACCGAAGCCGTGCTCGTCGTTCACCCCACCGATGTGCTCAAAATTCGTGTCCAGGCCCAATTTCATTCCATGAATGAGCTCCCTAAAAAAAGTATGGGCGCTGTTTTCCGAGAATTGCTTCAAACTCCACAAGCCTTGTGGCGCGGCGTGCCGTTGACCGTGATTCGTCAATCCATCAATCAGGGAGCCAATTTTACCGTGTTCCACTGGCTCCGCCAACACACCGATGCCCCTTCCTTTGTAGCGGGATGCTGTAGCGGAGCCGTAGGTCCCTTGCTCAATCATCCCGTGGATGTCGTCAAGACGCGTATTCCACTGTCCAACGGTATGTCCGTCAAGGACATTGTACGTGAGATGGTTGGAGAATCGGGTTGGAGGGGATTCTACCGCGGCATAGGGCCACGGCTGCTGCGTATCGTCCCGGGTCAGGGGATCACGTTTCTCGTGTACGACTTACTCAAAAGATAAATTATTTTCTTTATAATGAATAAAGATGCCGTGTGAAAAAATCGCCTACACCTTTTCCAATATTACCCTCAACCCCCAATTTTATGTCCTTGGATCCTCCAATTGTACGTGGGGAGGAACCTCGGATGCGTGGACGATTACCCTCTCCTTGTCGGGGTTAGGAACGAGCCATCCCAGTTTTGGCGATGTGGTGTTGCAACGAGATGAAAATATCTATCGGTTTCCTTTTCTGTATGGAGATGCACAAACCGCCACCTCTACACTTTCTCTGGGTACCACGTTTCGTGCTCTCCAGATTCAATCCAACAATCCATCGGTTCTCAAAGGCAAAGTCATGGTGGTGTCTCAAAAGAATGCATCGACCGCTTTTAGCAATCCTTTGATTGTAAATATAGAGCTCAAGCTGTATGTGGAAACCATAATGGTGTTGGCATCCCCACGACTCACAGCGACCCCAGCGGTTCCCGATAGCGTAGGAAATTTATTGAATCTCCAAACCTATACCGTGATTTCCTCTGTCCTCGCGCAACAACTCCCCAATGTGAGTGGTATCAATACCCTCGTTTCTTATTTTGGTGCCTTTATCCCCAACAAGACCACCATTACCAATTCCATCCCGTATTTTACCTTGGAAAATGAGGAAAACATTGTGGTGGTCGATTTGGTGTTTTCCAAGAGTTTTTTCTCGCAGGTGACGGCGTTTTCCATGTATCCCTATATTCAACAATTCACCACCGATACGAATACGTTTACCACGGTGGGCTCCTCTACAAATTATGGCTTGAATGGCATTGATTTATCCATTTATAATCGTGACTTGTTGCAGAATGATGTCTCCGGGGGTGCGATCCAAGTCTATTTCACCTTTAACGTTGCGATTGCGGAGAAATACAATAATCCATCGGGTGGGACCTATAGTATCCTCCTTCCCGTGGATTATGTGGGCTCCAACTATTACTGTTCCATCCTTGCAAGGTTCGAGCCTCAGATTCTTCTTTCCACATCTATTTTTCAAGGAATTGTTTCCTACTACAACACCAAATCCGATGAAACGTATGGTGACCAATACGCCACCTCCACGTACATTGTCGAAAACTACCCCACGTCCGTTCCCCCTGCTCTGACCACACCCACCACGGATGGTAAAACCGTCCAATACTATATCGACCAATTTTTGATAACATGGGCGAAAACGGCCAATCAATACAAGGCATTCCCGAATCTGACGTTGCCCATCTATACCTACTTTTCTACGCTCAATAACAATGTCACCGTCGTGGATTTCTATTCGAATGAGAATAATATAAATGCCCTTCTCAATAATCCCAACGAGAATTACTACCAAACAAAAATATACACCACCATCGATGTCAGCGGTGTGTCCTATGCATTACAAGAAATTGTCCTCTTGACCATGAACCAGGCCTTTACGGGTTCCGGTATCGAGTCCAATATTCAGGTCTATGTGCTGATTGGTGAGGATGTGTCGAGCGCCACCCCCATCCAGACAATTACGACGTCCCCCTCGGTACCGTACATGTCCGCTTCCAATTACCCCGGAACCACGTATGATCAGATTGGAAATGTCACGACGGAAACACCGCCTTTTTCCACCACCACGCTTCCCTCGTCGTCCTGGAGTTCGTACAATCCATCGTTTATTTATTTGATCGAACGAGTAAGCAATCCCAGCAATCCCAACTACCCCAACAGCATGGCCGGTTCTCCCGTGTACAATCCCAACAATAATGTGACGGCGAATACCGATACTTCAACGACAATGAATTTCCGAGCCTTTGCCACCTTTGCACCCGCTTAAAAGTTTGTGTACAATGTTGGAGACTAGTATAAAAAAAAAAAGTAGAATATAAAAGAAGATGATGACGTTTGTCGATGAAAAGGGTCATACAAAAATGTTTTCGTATACTTCTTCCATGACCGTGGGTGAATTGATTCTGCGCATCAAATTCAGGTATAGTTTTGATGAAAACGTGTACTCGGAATGTTCCGTCGTGGATGCGTCCGAGCGCGTGTTGGAAATTTGGGATTCCGAAACGGTACCGAAACTGATTCAGCGGACCCAATCGACGATCCTGCGGTACCAAAAGAAATTGGCTACACAATAATATTTTTTTTTTCCAAGAGGAAATAAAATGTGCGACAAGCTACGTGTCCTTACCTGGGAAAATAATTCTTGCTACATGGATTCCGTCCTGTTTGCTCTTTTTTCGACGCCCAATGCTTTTTTGGAAAAGATGACTGTCCAACAACGCTTTACCCGTGCCATGGAGGGTCTCTGTGGCGACCAATCCCAAGAAACCTACACCGCCTTCAAGGCCTTGTTGCGCGACATGATTCATAATCTGCGGGAATCTCAAGAATCCAAAAAAGTGTGCCGCTCGTTCCGTCGTTTCCTTCAAATCCATTCCACGTGTAATGTAGTGGATCTATCCCCTCCTTTTGCCGGAGCGCAGCAGCAGGAGGCTTTTGAATTTCTTCAATTCATCTTCTCCATGTTTGCCCTCGGACGACGAAAGGTAGGCGCCCTCGTCGTCTACCGCAAACGATACGGCCTGAAAGCCGGCAAGGTGGTGGATTGGAAACCATGGTTCTCTCGAGAGGATAACATGTATTCTTTGGTACACCGCGTTCCCTATGACGAATTCAAGAGCCACCGCAACCTGGCCTCGTACCTCCGTTATACCGTCCGGGATTGTTCTCTGAATCCCCAGGACACCCAATGGCAGGGCCAGCCCGTCAATTGTTTCGAGGAACACATTATCCTCCAAAAATTTGCCGATATGCTCATTCTGTCCATCGAGAGGGAGAATCCAGCCACGGGTGCCGTGGTTTACGAGGCGGTGCAGATTCCGTCCAAACTAACAGATTGTACCGGCAAGAGCTTGGGGTTGGATGCCGTGATTGTGCACACGGGAAAAAGTGTGTCTGCTGGTCATTATGTTTGTGTCAAGAAATGTGAGGACAAGTGGTTTTTGATGGATGATTTACGAAAAAAACTCGTCGTCTACCACACCTGGAAAGAGGTGCTGGAATCCAAACTGGTCCGTGTCCGCACCCATGGCGTCTTGTACTTTTACACGATTTAAAGAATTTTGTATTTTCAACAAAAATACAATACAAAAAAATGCCGACGCTCTGTCTTTCCATGATTGTCAAAAACGAGAGCAAGATTCTATCTCGTCTTTTGGATTCTGTGGTGGACCATATCGATGCCTACTGCATCTGCGACACCGGATCGACAGATGGTACCGTGGAATTGATTCAGACCTACTTTGAAAAATACCCCCACCTCCAGGACAAGGGTAAAATTTTGGAGGAACCCTTTCAAGATTTTTCTTATAACCGCAACGTGGCGTTGCAGGGGTGTGTAGGTCTCTCGGACTATGTCTTGCTGTTGGATGCCGATATGATTCTGGAATGGAAGGCGCTCGACAAGGATTCGCTGACCAAAGGGGATGCCTTTACGATTCTCCAAGGAGGTCCGGGATTCAAGTACCGCAATACGCGCATCGTACGCAATTCCGGTTTGTTCAACTATCGAGGGGCCACTCATGAATACATTGATTGTCCTCCAGGCACCATCACGGTCGCCTTGACCGAGGAGGATATTTTTGTTTCCGATGTAGGAGATGGTGGTTCGAAAGGAAACAAGGTTGAACGGGATATTCGGCTCCTGAAAACAAGCATCGAAAAGGAGCCCAACAATGAGCGCCACTATTTCTACCTCGCCAACACGTATTTTGATTCGGGTAGCCTGGAACAGGCGGAGGAAATGTACAGGAAACGCATTGCCATGGGAGGATGGTTCCAAGAGATATGGTACAGCTGGTTCCGTATAGGACACCTTGCCATGAAACAAGAAAAGCCAGACAAGGCCCTGGCCTCCTGGTTGGAAGCGTATGAAATTGATCCACGCCGTGTAGAGAATCTGTATGAGATGGTCAAGTACTACCGCGTGGCGGGCAAGAAAAAATTGGGCACCTTTTTTTATGAAAAAGCCAAGGACATTGTGGCGTCTCTTTCCGAGCAGGACAAGTCTGAATTTCTTTTTCTGCACAATGACATTTATACGCACAAGTTGGCGTATGAATGGACGATTCTTGCGTATTATCAAGGCGTCCGGGATATACAGAAAGAATGGGTCCGAGTTTTGAAACACGGGTCGGAGTACAGCTTGATGGGTTCCCTAATTTCCAATATGAATTTTTATGATTTCACGATCCCTATTCAGTACAAGGTAGAAAATAACATGTCGGTCATTCATCAGGGTATACGGTTTCAATCCTCGTCTCCATGCCTTTTGAAAAACGAGAAAGAAGAAGGGTATCAAATGAATATTCGATTTGTCAATTACGCCTACGACAAATCGACGGGATTTTTTCTACCCCACCCCGAATCCATCGTGACGCTGAATGCCCTCTCCTCTCTCCATTCCGATTTATCCCCCTCCTCCATGAAATTTTTACCCCTAACCATCAGCGATCCTCCTCGTCTCTATCATGGTGTAGAAGATGTCCGTATTTTCCAATTTCCTTCCGGCGACCTACATTTTATGGGCACGGGGTATCATCAAAATAACAAGCTTGGGGTGGTGACGGGAAAATACCCCGAGGACCTCGATTCGCCTCGTGAATTGTATCAGAATTTCAATCCTTCCGATTGTGAAAAAAATTGGGTGTTTGTCCATCCTAAAAACGAAGAAAATCCACTCATTGTGTACCGATGGCACCCCATCGAATTATGTCATTACCCTGAAAATAAACTAGAGAATGAAATTTTTGTAGCACGAACTATTCCGACCCCTTCCTTGTTTTCCATGCTCCGTGGTTCCTCCAATGGGTTCCACTATGAAAACCAGATGTGGTTCATGGTTCATTTTGTCCAGTACACGAGGCCACGAAAATATTTTCACATGCTGCTTGTATTCGACGAAAATATGACCCAGATTCAACATGTCAGCAGTCCGTTTACCTTTGAAAAAATTATTGTCGAGTACTGCCTCAGTCTTGTGGTCGAAAAGGATCGTCTCCTCTTGTCGTACAGCACCTGGGACGATAGCTCCAAAATTGCGGTGGTGGACAAATCCTCCCTCCCTCTCCATGATTGGACATTGATTTAAGAATTGGACCCACCATCAAGAAAAAAAAATGCTCCTCAAGCATATACGTTATGGTGAACGAATCGGTATCGACATGAATTTCTGGTCGGGTGCCTATTCTTTTATGCGTGTTGCGGGATCCATTGAAACTTTTGTGTTTCGTTTCTTACAAGGATTGAAAGAATCTGTTTCGTTGATCATTCCCATTTCGGATGGAATTGGAGAGTGGACCCAAGCCCTACCCATGATAGAATCCATGCCTCGACCCATCCTTTCCGTGCTCGCTACACGTTTCGACATTCAACCCCATCCCCTCCTTTTGCTTCCCCTCGACGACGACATTTTTTCAAGGGGATTGCTTCCCGTTCTCTCTGATATTCCTCGACCTTGTTGGGAGGAACGGATCCCCAAAGTTTTTTGGCGTGGTATGTGTTCGGGAGGGTATCCCTCGGTCCGTAGTCGGACCGTGGAGAAGCTGATTCATTCCGAGCACAATGTCCGACTCATTCATCATTTGGATTGGATGCACATACCCATTATACCAGAACATTATGGACATTCGTGTGGTTTGGATGAGCATTTTCGATACAAGTACATTCTCATCCTCGATGGCACCCATATCGCCTCCAATCACATGTGGGTGTTTGGTTCGGGCGCCGTCCCCATTATGATTACCCACCCCGACAATGATTATTGGTTCCGGCGTTTTATCGTTCCCATGGTCCACTATGTCCCCATTGAGTACCATGATCTGAGCGATTTGGAAGAAAAAATCAAGTGGCTCCAGGAACACGACTTTGAGGCCAAGAATATCATGAACAATGCCATGCATCTGGCCGAGACGGTGTTTTCTCCTGAATTCCAGCAACAGTACTTGCGGGACGAGATGCAACGCATCGTCCGACAACACTATGACCAAAAAATACCCCGCAAGATTTTCCAGACATGGTGGACCAAGGACCTCTCTCCTGAGTTGCAAGGTCTGTGTGGCACGTGGAAAGAGAAAAATCCTGGGTATACCTATACCCTGATGGATGATGAGGACTGTATCGCCTTTCTCCGCCAACATTTCAAGGAAAATGTGGTCCAAGCCTATGACCGCATTATACCCGGGGCGTTCAAAGCCGATTTGTGGCGGTGTTGTGTCTTGTACATTCACGGGGGTGTCTATGTAGACATGGACACCATGTGTCTCCATTCCCTCGAGGATGTGGTGGAAAAGGATGCTGAATTTGTAGCTCCCATCGACCTCAATAATTGTCCTGTCTTTGGGAAACACAATGTTTTCAACGCCTTTATCGCCTCGGTTCCAGGGCATCCCATTTTGTGGAATGCTATTTACCGCATCGTGGACAATGTGGAAAAGAACAGGGTTCCTTTTTCCAATCTGGATTTTTCGGGCCCGGGTGTGTTGGGACGCGCGGTCAATGAGTACCTGTCCTTGCCTGAAGAATCCAGTTTGGTGGGTAAACAAGGAATGTATGATCAAGGCAAGCTTGTGTTGCTTTTTTTTGAATACGGGACCGAATATGTCAAAGATTCCAAGGGAACGATTCTTTTTCAGAACAAGAATGGGAATCCGATGATTCAAAACATTTACGCCAAAGAAGTCCAGCATTTTCCAAATCATGTCGACTGGGGAGAATGCGCTCACCCCATACGTCCTCTGCCAAAAGAACAAGCATCGGGGCAGGGGTAGGTGCCCTCTCTCCATGATTGCAATCGAATGAACTCAATGTTTCACATAACTTATTTTGGAAAACCCCTGTTCCAATAAATCAAACCCGTTGCTACGAATGTAGCTGTCCAGTTGATCCATGTGAGGATATTGGTCCACATCATCAAACACGATCACGCCTCCGCTAGGAATGCGCATCTTGAAAAAATCAAATTCGTTCCGGACCAGTTTCGTGGTGTGCGGGCCGTCCAAGAAAACAAGTGCGTACTTATTTACAATGCATTTGCATTCATCATAAATGGGGATTCCGTCGCAGTACCGTTTAAAAAACTCGGTGTCCTCCAACGGGAAAAACAGGCACTCCATGCCGGTCTCATGACACAAAGCATATAAGTTTGCGAGCATTCGATTTTTCATGGTGTTTGTGTAATCTACCCGTTCCTTCTTAGTTTCCCAGTGTTCATATTCAATGTTTCCAAAGGGGTCAATTGCAACGTGGATTTTGGATTGATTGGTTTTTAACAGTGTCTCCATGATGAGTTTGGTTCCTCCGCCTTCACGCACCCCAATCTCGCACGTTAGACCGTCGACGTCCTTTACTCTTTCAACCGCATTTGAAAGAATGTGATATTCACTCGAATCTGTATTCATGAATTTTTTCTGGGGTATAATTATTTACTTAATTACTTAGATAAAATGTTTATATGTATTTATGAACATATCCTATAAACACTTTACCACCGATTGTCGAAACCGACCCCCGAATTGCAATCGATTTAAAAATTGGACCCACCATCAAGAAAAAAAAATGCTTATCCATCATATACGTTATGGTGAACGAATCGGTATCCATAGGAATTTCTGGTCGGGTGCCTATTCCGTGATGCGTGTTGCGGGGTCGATTGAAAATTTTGTGTTTCGTTTCCTGCAAGGATTGAAAGAATCTGTTTCGTTTGTCGTTCCCATTTCGGATGGGATCGGAGAGTGGACCCAAGCCCTACCCATGGTGGAATCTGCGCCTCGACCCATCCTTTCCGTGCTCGCTACACGTTTTGACATTCAACCCCATCCCCTCCTTTTGCTTCCCCTCGACGATGACATTTTTTCAAGGGGATTGCTCCCCGTTCTCTCGGATATTCCTCGACCATCTTGGGAGGAGCGGATCCCCAAAGTTTTTTGGCGTGGTGTCTGTTCGGGAGGGTATCCCTCGGTCCGTAGTCGGACCGTGGAGAAGCTGATTCATTCCGAGCACAATGTTCGACTCATCCACGCGGATTGGATGCCAAAAAAACCCATTCCACTGGAACATTATGGACATTCGTGTGGTTTGGACGAGCATTTCCAATACAAGTACATTCTCATCCTCGATGGCAACCATATCGCCTCCAATCACATGTGGGTGTTTGGTTCGGGGGCCGTCCCTATTATGATTACCCACCCCGGCAATGATTATTGGTTCCGGCGTTTTATCGTTCCCATGGTCCACTATGTCCCCATTGAGTACCATGATCTGAGCGATTTGGAAGAAAAAATCAAGTGGCTCCAGGAACACGACTTTGAGGCCAAGAATATCATGAACAATGCCATGCATCTGGCCGAGACGGTGTTTTCTCCTGAATTCCAGCAACAATACTTGCGGGACGAGATGCAACGCATCGTCCGACAACACTATGAAACACTATGACCGAAAAATACCCCGCAAGATTTTTCAGAATACAATGCGCTCACGCTCACCCCATACGTCCTCTGCCAAAAGAACAAGCATCGGGGCAGGGGTAGGTGCCCGGGTTTGCAATCGAATTGTGAAAATAGGTCTTGGGATCATTGTACAGTTGAAACGTGGAAAAGTCGCTCTCATTCATCTTGCGGCTCTGCAGGGCCATGAGATCTTCACGGAACTGCATCTGGTCCTGATCAAACGTGTACTGGGAGGAGTTTCGGTTGTTTTTAAAAATGGGCACTTTTTGGTAAATGGGGCGGTAGGCTCCCATGGGATCCACCTCCATCTGGGGAATCGTGTACGAGGTGAGGGTGTAGGGATCGATACCGTAAGGATCGGCAATGTCTCGATCCGTGTAGTAAAACAAATTTCCATTCTTGATGGCCTGGTAGCTGGGATAAAAACCGGTGGAGGCCCCTGGACTCGTGTACATGTTCTGGAGGGGTTGGGTGTTTTTGGAGTAGAGGGGAGGGCGGTCATAGGTGGTTCGAATGGCGCGTGGTGCATCCACGGTACGTGGATCCATGGATTGGTAGCCGGGGCACGTGCCGGTGTTGGGATTGTATACAAAATCCGGGGCGCAAACCAACGAATGTCCTTTTTCATTGAGAAACGTGTAGGCGTTTCCTTGGATCACTTCGGGAGAAATCATTTTTAATATTTTATTTTCTATACAAGAAATAAAATGCAACAAAAACAAAATCAGTCCAAAACGGCCGGGGCGATTATCTTTGGCGTCCTTCTTCTCATTGTCATGATCATTGTCATCCTGATCCAGCTGACGATTGTCATTACCTATTTCATGACCCAGAATCGTGGGCGCTGCGTCTACAAGGACGAAAACGGGTCGTGCATCTGCAAATGGACCAACAAAAAGTCGTGCGACAGCGTCGAGGGTATGTACAATACCAACCTATCTTGTGAAGATGGCTTTGCGGCCTTGTGCGGGGCCATCCCTCCCTATCCCACGTCGACACCCACCTCGTCAGAATGAGAAAAAAAAATAATCCTCTTTGGAGAGAGAGCAAGGTATTTTATTTTGAAAAGGATTTTATCAATATACAAAAAAACTGGCAATCTTTCTTTTAGGAAAGAGCGGTGCGGACCGCCTCCCAAATGTGCGCCATGGCCTCGCAATCATACCGATTGTATTTTTCCAGCGTATGTTTCAGACGTTCCTCCCGTGTCGCAAAATATTTTTGCGCCACGCCAATCGACGCCAAGCCGTCCTGGCATTCCTCCAGGTCCGCATACGAAAAAGGCATCTTGCCGTGCTGGTGAAACGCCTTGACAAAGCTCTTGAGGCTGAAATCAAAGGCTCCACGCACAGCCACCCCGGCACGACACACCCCCCACAAATCCGTCCAGGTCTCGTCCAGGTTTTCCAAGGGAGCCCCCGTTTTTTCCATCATCTTCTTTTCCGCGTACCAGTACCAGCAATGCGAAGGGGTACTCTCCAGATAAGCACAAAACGATTTCCACATATTTTCCCACGCCTCGGCGGTGCGTTCCTTGGCCCAAAAGGCCCTATATTCTTTCTTGGACGCGTCCCACACCCCAATCAGGTAGATGAAATGATCGTCGATGAAATACTCAAAATCCACAAACAAATGTCGAAGGGTCGAATCCTGCAACTCGGGAAACGACGCCTCCAGGTTGTCCTTTTCCACGTACAACCATTCCGTGGGATGACGGTTAATCTCCACGATCCTCAAAAGTATCTCCGCCTTGGTCTCCGTAAACCCCACCAATTCCGGTGTGAACCGTGGATCCCTCCAAGACGATACGCCTTGTTCAAGGGCCTTTTGACGATGACGGTCGTCGCATCCCCACAGCATGGTAATCTCCCCGAGACGGAAAGCAATGTCCCATCGTTCGGGGGACCACGCCGTGGATCCCTGTTTCATATTGGGCCACAGCTGAATGGGAAGCTCCTCATCCAAATCCAACAGAGGACTGAGCCGCTTCAAACGACGAATACGGCGAATCGGCTCTACAATCGTTTCATCCCTGTCCATAGGATAGACAAGGGGTTGGAGGTCCTTGCGAACAACCACGATGCCATCCTGTGCGATACGGGGCTCTCCCTCGGCAAAATAACGGAGCAGGGCCTGTTGTTGCAGATTGGCGCAAAAACTTTGAAACGAGGGTTGGAGCACCACGAGAACGTATTCCCCGGTGATGGTGAGGGGAAGGGTATTTGGTACCAAGAGCGTCTGTAGAAACGAGGTGCGAATCACAGCGTCGCATACACCAAAGACGTGCGATCCCACATGACGGAAACGGATGCGCTGGATCCAATCGTAGCCCAAGTCCATGTATTTCTGAAGCTGGGTCTTGGACAGGGAATCGGGAATGTCCTCCATAAAGGCGCATCGAGACGATCGAGTACACATGGTGGAATAGACGAGTTTTTCAAATCGACGCTTGGCGATAATATTGGGACGGAGCGCGTCCCATTTTTGTTGTATTTTTTCCTCACTATTGAATTTTTTCTCCAGACAGATTTCCAAGAGGTTATGTTTCTGGGCATGATAAAGTTCCGATACATGAACCCATTCGGCTTCTTGTGTATAGGGAAGCATCCGATGCTCCCCCTCAAACGTAGAGCGTGTTTTCATCATCCTGTTGTGGTGGAGTTGAAGGAATCTTTGGCTCTCTTTCATTTTTTTTTTGAGACAACCCACCCCCCAAGACGATCATGCCTACACCCACCCCCGTTTTCCAATTCATCGGTGTCTTGAAAAAAAGAGTCTCCAAAAGCAGAGAAAAAGGCACATCCAGGTACCGCAAGACCACCACACCCATGTCCCGTGTTTCTTGCAATGCCTTGGTTCGACATAATTGGGCCGCCATGCTAAACACACCCGTGATCCACAATCCCACCGAGGGTTTGGGATACTCGTGTAGCCAAAAGGTAGGCGGTGCAGTGAGGAGGACGGTGCACGCCATGGGGTACAAACTAATGGTCCATGGGTGTTCATTTTTCAACTCATACAGTGCCACGTGGACCAGGGCATTGAGAAACGAAGACATTAGACACAGGATCACTCCGAGCCATGCTTTTTCATGAGTGTTTTCCGGAGAATCCAGAAAAACAAGGAGAATACCAGAGAGGCAAACCAGTGCTCCGACCGTACTCGTCCACCGCCAGGTCCATTCTTTGTTGGAAAAAAGCAAGACCAAGACGGCGGTCCAGAGAGGTGCGCTGGACAGGAGCGCCGTGGCCACGGATAAGCGGAGGTACAATAGGCCAAGAAACGAAAATGTAATGCTGAGCGCGCCCAGGACGCCTCGACCAAGGAGTTTGATGGGTGCCTCACCCAACAAGGCACCACCGCACCATCCCCAATGCACCAGAGAGATTATCAAGGCGATCCCCGTCCCTACGACACCTCGATAAAGAAGAATGGGCCACAGCGTGGCCTCGGAATGCTCATGGAGTAATTTCACATTTCCATATTGGAGGGCATAAAAAAAAGCAGCGAGGATCATCCAAAGGGATGAGCGCATGGTACTCTATTATAAAAATAAAAAGACTTTTTTATTTTTCTTGTGTAGTGTAATGTAGTAAGCTTAGGCGTCGATTTCTTTTTCTACGTCCATGTCTTGTTTCGGGGTAAATTCAAAGGTTTCTGGGGCCATGGAGATGACAATGATGGAAAGGATAAACAGGATGAGGGCGGAAAGGCCTACGATAATGTACAGACCTCGCTCGACTTTTTTGGAGCGGTTCGAGACAAATTCAACGAGGTTAAACTGAAAGGCACCGATAAGACCCCAATTGAGGGCACCGATTAGGGAAATGTAGAGAAAAAGGTAGAAAAACACCAAGAGCGCGGTATTCATATTTTATTTTTTTATTCTCCAGGAAAAAAAAAATATTATTTTTACACCTACGAACATTTAAAAGCATCTTTCTGTACACAAAAATAATACATACCATGACAACGACCTATGGAAAATATACGTATGGCACAATCCAGACATTATCTTGGGGTGCCGATGCGAAACTTGTCGTTGGAAATTTTTGTTCCATAGGTGAACCTTGCAAGGTGTTTTTGGGTGGTAATCATCGAACGGATTGGGCGACAACGTTTCCGTTTGGAACCCTTTATACCCATATTTTTGATCAATTCGATGGAAAAGGACATCCATCGACAAAGGGTGATGTGGTCATTGGGAATGATGTTTGGTTGGGTGTCAACACGACCATCATGTCCGGTATCACCATTGGAGACGGCGCCGTGATTGCTGCCAATAGCCACGTGGTCAAAAATGTGGAACCCTATAGTATCGTGGGTGGAAATCCCGCCAAATTCATCAAGTATCGATTTTCCTCGGAACAAATTGAAAAATTATTGGAAATAAAATGGTGGGATTGGGAGGATGAAAAAATCAACAAGTATACACCATTGTTGTGCAACACGGACATTGATGAATTTATCCAATGTGCTCTACAACAATAATTTTGTACAAGATCTACATGACCCAAAAGGCACTTTCATTGTACATTGCATGTTTCTTGATGTGGGGTTGGTCCTTGACACCGGGTAAAATGACGTGGAGATCCCGCATCAGACGATGGAGTTCTTCATCTTCCACCACGATTTCTTTCATGTGGCGGGGCATGATGGTTTTCATTTTGTGATCCTTGGAGTTGTTTCCCGCCAATTCCAAAATTTCAGCGCAAATGTACTCCAATACGGCCGCGAGGTACACGGATGCGGTTTCTCCTACACGAAGACTGATATTCCGGCGCAAGAGATTTGACGTACGAGATACGGAAAATTGGAGACCCGCCTTTTCCGCCGCGGTCGTAGGTTTCTTGCTTTTGGGGTGGAAACTTGTATATTTCGTAACGGCCTTGGTACCACTACTCACGGCATGCTTGGACAGCCCTCCCTCTAAAAGAAGACGCACTGCGGCCTGGATATCGCGGCTGGAAATGGTCTTTTTGGCAGTGGTGGTGGTCTTTTTCTTGCTTTCATAATTCAGGGGATTCACGAGCATGACGGCCTTGTGAGCGATTTTCACACACAAGAAATTGACAATGAAATTCATCAAGGCCAGGGATTCGTGAGAAATCCGGGTGTCGGGATGCACTTGTTTCAACACCTTGTGGATGTAAACGTCAAAATGTTCCATTTTTTATTTCTTTAAAAAAAAAAAATATTTTAAAGAATTAAATAAAAAAAATGTCCTACCAAGAACTTGGAGATATTACCAAGCCTGCCATTTTGCGTTTAGCACATCGTGTGGGCGTCGTGCGTGTCAGCGGACTCATGTTTGAAGAAACCCGTGGAATTTTGGGATCCTTTCTCCAAGAATTCCTCCGCCGCGTCGTCATCCATACCGAGCATGATAGAAAGCACACCATTTCCGTGAATCACGTCTATGCCAGCATGTGGCCCAACAAGGTCCTTTTGACCACCAAGGATCTCAAGGATTGTCAATCCAAATCCAAGGATATTCAGACGTGTCTGAGCATCCCCAAGGCGCCTTTTGAACGACTCGTACGCGCCATTGTCCAGGTGTACAAGAAGGATCTGAGAATCCAGGGCGAGGCAGCGCTCCTCATCCAGTATTACACCGAAATGTACCTGCTCAAGCTGTGGAGTCTGGCCCATCGAATGGCCATGCACGGCCATAGGATGACGGTGGAACCTCGTGATCTTCAGAGCGCGAGGTATGCCCTGAAAATGGCCATGTAATTGAAATACCAAAAGCCATCAAGAATTTCCAACTTGGAACATACTCAGTATGTTCCAAGTCATACAAATATACATAAATGTTGAATGGTAAACTTGGATACAGTGGGGTGATTTAAAGAAATTGGAAAAAAGACAATAAAAACAATACGATGCGTGTGTGTGTTGTCATGTTTTATGATGAAAGCATCATCGACTATGCAAAATTAACGCACCAGATGAATGAACAATATTGTACCCAACACGGCCTGGATTTCATCGTCTCCCATGAAAAAACCTATGGAGAAAAACGGCATGCGGCGTACGAGAAAATTCCTCTCGTTCTTCGGCATCTCCCTGATTATGATTATGTCGTTTGGGTCGACGCGGACGCCTGTTTTTATCCCGATGATGCGTGGAACATTCGGAAAGTGATCCAACAGCATCCTAACCATGATTTTATTTTTAGCTTGGACAAAGCTGGAGAAAACATCAACACGGGGGTATTTTTTGTCAAGAATACCGATTATAGTGTTGGATTTCTTTCCTTGTGGGCCTATGACGAGGATCTCTACCAACACAATTCTGTTCCATTATGGTGGGACCAGGGCATCTTGGTGGACATGGTCGACAAAAACATGGAAAACATTCGCAAACATTCCATCTCTCTTCCGTATGGTGTTTTACAACACTTTGGTACCGAGGAGACGTTTACTCCCACCCCCTACCTTTTGCATTTGGCGGGAAAAACAAGAGAGCAACGAGTGGACGCTCTGATGAAACAATCTCTCTTGTGGAATCATAAAGACTATGAGTCGTATACCGCTGAAAAAAACACGTATTTGAACGACTTGCAACCCATCATTCTTCAATCCAACACTCGTTTGGAAGGAAATTGTTTTTATGCTCATGAAACGCTGAATATATACCCTGATTTGTACACGAAACAACTCAATCTTTTTTGGTGTGGAAAATTTGCCACGAGTCGAATGTGTGAGATTGGTTTCAACGCTGGGCATTCCTGTATGCTCTTGCTACTGGGTCGACAAAAGACACCTTTGGAAATGACCGTCTTTGATATCGGTCATCATTCCTACACCAAGCCGTGTTTTGACTATATTCAATCCAAGTTTCCACACGTTCATTTTGAATACGTACAAGGTGATAGTACCTTGACCATGCCCAAGTGGATCCAAGAGAACCCCCAATACGAGGGTTCGTATGACGTGATCCACGTCGATGGAGGACACTCGGAACATTGTATTTCCATGGATATGAAACATTCCCATCGACTTTTAAAAGTCCATGGAATCATGATTATCGATGATACCAACTGTCCTCACATCAACCAGCATGTGGACTTGTATCTGGCCATTGGCAAGTATAAAGAATTGAATGTTTTACTCACAAAAGGATACCCTCATCGAATCCTACAAAAGACGGGCTAGACAAACCCGAGCACCGCCTCCCACATGTCCCTCGGTAGACGGGCATGCACCTTGTGAAGAAAGGCTACTTTGTTTCGGAGCTGGTGTCGACGCTGATAGACAAGAAAACCACGATGGATGCGCATGACCTGGAGGTCCACGTACCGAGGGTCTTTCTTACCATGATTCTTGAAAAGCCTCAGGCGTTGGTACACGGACCGATGCATTTTTTCAAGCGTTTCTGTATCCAGAGAAGGGTTGCGGTCCACATGATCCCATCGCCAGATGGGAAAGAGGAGAGGATCCGCCCAAATGTCTTTGGGTGTCAGGGCTGGATTCATGGCCAGTTGCAATCGATCCCATTTCTTGGTCGGGTGCTCACGGACAAACCAGGCCCTGAGATGCAGATTCTTGGAAACCACGGGGTATCGAAAAGGAAAGGTGGAGTGGAATCGTTCAAGGGTCTCGAGGGAAACGTGGAGTGAAATCCCCTCCCAGTCCCATTTCTTGTGTTTCTTGTGTCGGATGACGAGAGAAAAGGGGAGTCGACGATGGTGGGAGAGATCGGCGATGGACCAGGGTAATTCGTCCCACGTCTTTTCAATAAAGGCAGGGTCCAGTGTCCTGGAAAGATGTTTCCAGTCCAATTCAGACCACCGCCGTTGGGGAATGCGTTCCAGCCAAGAGGGTCGGAATCCAGGATGTTTGGAAATTTGGTGGACATTATGCAGGATGCAACGATAGGGTTCTTGGGAAAGATCTTGTAGGGAAAACAGCGGATGCTGGAAAAGGTAGGAATCACGCAGGACCGCGTATTGGACATCGTGGGATAAATAGGGCCAGAAATGTTCTTGGAGAAGGGAGGGTGTCATGGTGGGGTTGGTACACAAGAAACGAAAGATCCAATGATACGCGGGGTTGTCCAGTGTGGAAACCACAAAGTCCATGGGCACCGTTTTGGAGAAATGGATCCAATCCTGGGTGTAGTCGAGGAGGAGAGAGGGAGGAAAATCGGGGTGCAGATGAATGTATTTACGAATCATGGGTATCTTTTGGACATGCTCGTGCAGTATGGAAAATTCCATGCATGGATGCTGGCACACGTCTTTCCATGACACGCGGTCCCAATATTTCTTGTCTCGAAATAAAAGTCTCCATATCGTCTCGAGCATTTTTTTTATTCATTCCACGAATAAATAAAATATAAATGCAGAGGGATACGCTCTTGGGGCGCGGAGCCCAATCCTCGGTCTACTCGTTGAAAAAACCTCATCAGAACAAGGTGGTCAAAGTCTTGTCCTCTTCGGGAGATTCCATCGAAAAAAAGGTGTATGACAGGCTGTCGCAATTACCTGCTCCACAACGCCAATGGTTTTGTCGACGCTGGCCCTCTCCACACCCATCTTCCATGCTAGTCCTTTCCAGGTGTTCTCCTGTAGATGACTGGAAAAAATTGGACAATGTCGTGGCGTGTCTGAGGGACGTTTCTCCCTCGCTCGAGGTGCTTTCTTCTTTGGGGATTGTACATCACGATGTCCATCCTGAAAATATCATGTGGGATCCGCGTCAAAAACGCCACGTCCTGTTGGATTTTGGCATTGCCACCATGGATTCGACCTACGTGGTGGACCGATTGTACCTTGAAACACGGGAAGATCATTATTCTCTATTGTACCATCTCCTGACACGGAAATACCCTCGATGCGCCATTCAAAACGACTATCGACGCGTACGCCAACGATGGCGCCATTATTTTCAAGAGCATCCCGAGGATTGGAAAATATTCCGACGCCGTTTCCGTAGGGCGTTTCCTGGATTGTATTCCCCACGGGTTTCCACGTTCTTGTCGCGGATTTTAAACACCGAATGTGCACTCGCCAGCGACGACCGGGAAACGTCCATCCTGACCAAGACGATGCTTTCTCGATTCCATCTCTTGTTTTGCCTCTGCTACACAATTCCGGCCTCGTTCCGAGAAGCGGTGCTCCCGTATTATGGAAACCATTTAAACATGAGAGGAAAAAAATAAAATACCATGACCGAAATCATCCCCGAATGGAACACCTTTTTGGAGGGCCTCCAGTCCAAGTTTACACCCCCTGAAAAAACATATTCTCTTTCCTGTATCAACCGTCTCGAAACCTTTCAAACCAAGTCTCTGACCGTACGAGTGGACAAGGATTCCAGTACCGGTACTTATACGGCCACGTTGGAATACCGCGTGCTGCGTTGCGACGCCGATGGTGCACTCACTCACGAGATGGAGGGGACGTTTGAAAAACCTACAGAAATCTTTCAAGCCTTTTACCGCTTGTTGTGGAATAGCAACGTGTGTTGTGAATGCTACAACATGGTGGTTCTTCCGAGTACTCTTTGCAGTGAATGCTATCCCATGCGCATTTTCTACCAATACGGAATGGCTCATGAGTATGTACCCTCGGTACCCACCTGTTCCATCTGTTTTGACCAGGTCTATCTTTCCAAGCTCCAATGTGGTCATTATGTGCACAAGACGTGCTTGATCCGTATGAATACCGAACGCTGGTTTTCGTACGATACTGAAATAAAATGCCCCATTTGCCGCGCCGCCCTCACATCCCAGGACAAGTATGATTATTTCTTGTGGTTGGGGTAGAGTTTAGAGATGACGGGGTTTGGCCGTCCATCCAACGGAACTCGCTCCAATCGGAAGGCGTTGAAAGGCGCCGGTATGGCTTTCCAGTTCAAGAAGCATTTCGGGTGAAAATTGTTGCGTGTTTCCAAAACGGCCCTGGAGGACCATGGTGGTGGTCTCCTCCACCTTTTTCTTGGGTTGTTTGGGTAGCTGGAGGGGTGCCTGCTGTGGCTGCTGCTGTTTGGTGACGGATGAACCAAGGAGGTGGATACGGAAATAAAAGGGGTGGGCACCAGGGCCATAAGAGTCTACAATGGTGGAGGGAACTTTGACATAGAGGTCGTTTCCAGAAAAGACCATGTATTTCTTGGCCGAAAAGACCTTGTTGTAAAAGAGGAGGGTGCCTTCCAGACCCTCGTGAATTTCGTGGGGAACGGTTATATACCCATAATGGGTCACGGAACCTTTACCAATCCACTCCCACACTTGACGGGAGGTAATCATACAGGGTGCCAAGGGAACTGCTACCAACGAGTCGCACTGGAGAGATTCGGACGTAGGGATGGACATTTTTTTCTTTACAAGAAAGAAAAAAAAATACAATTCTATTCTTCCAACTATTCTTGTTTTTTTTTTTGGATCGAGGAACTACTACCCGGTGGCTGCGTATATCGTACTACTTTTCTCATACACTCCGTTGACCTTGTTGCTTCCTAAACCATTGGCTGTGGTTTTATTGGTAAAATTTTTTCCATCATTGGTAGAGATACTCAATCCATTATCGGTTGCCGCGTATAAGTACCCATACACTCCGTTGACCGTGTTGCTTCCTAAACCATTGGTCGTGGTTTTATTGGTAAAATTTTTTCCAGCATCGGTAGAGATACTCAATCCGTTGTTGGTTGCCGCGTATATTGCAGAGCCGAATCCAGACGCCCCGTTGACCGTGATGCTTCCCAAACCCTTGGTGTAATTGGTAAATTGTCCAATATTCTTAGTGGTGGTTGTACTCAATCCACCGTTCGTTGCCACTAACACTGTAGTAGAAGATGGTGAAGAAAATCCTGTGGACACCCCGTTGACCATGTTGCTTCCCAAACCATTGGCCGTGGTGTAATTAGTAAAAGTTGTTCCATCATTGGTAGAGATACTCAATCCATTATCGGTTGCCGCGTATACCGTATATTTTAAAAATGCATACACCGATACCACCCCGTTGACCATGTTGCTTCCTAAACCATCGGCTGTGGTTTTATTGGTAAAAGTAGTTCCACCATTGGTAGAGATACTCAATCCACCATTGGTTGCCGCGTATATCTTTGAATTATTTGCAAACGCATATACACCATTGACAATGTTGCTCCCCAAACCATTGTCTGTGGTGTAATTGGTAAAACTTATTCCACCATTGGTAGAGATACTTAATCCATTGGTGGTTGCCGCATAAACATAGTTATCTACAACAAACACTCCATTAACTGTGTTGCTTCCCAAACCATCGGCTATGGTTTTATTGGTAAAAGTAGTTCCACCATCGGTAGAGATACCCAATCCACCGGGTGATGATGTTATACTAACATTCGATAACAATGTCGTTGTATCTGTAATTGTGTCGGTGGTTGTCGTTGGCATTTTCTATTTTCTATTTTCTATCTATATCGTAAAAAATAAATATTTTGTTTATTTTTGTTTATTGTCGTCAAAAATACGCGTGAGGCTCTCAAGCGGAGCATCCGTCAGAGCGTGAGGCTCTCAAGCGGAACACCCGTCAGAGCGCGACGCTACACGGAGCACCCGGTAAGGCGCGACGCCTTTAGGCGGAGCACCCGTCAGGGCGCGACGCTACGCGGAGCACGACAAGCACGTTTCCTTTTCCTCTTTTTCCTTGAGGGGATCAATGGTGAAATTTTGCGACGAGAGGGAGGCACGGCTGCGCACGTAGTAGGATCCGGTTTTCAAGCCTTTTTTCCATCCGTAAAAGTGCATCTTGTTGAGTTTTTCCATGTCGGCGTCCTGGAGATAGAGATTAAAGCTCTGGCTCTGATCAATGAAAAATTGGCGGTCGGCTGCCATGTCAATCAGTGATTTCTGGGAAATTTCCCAGACCGTTCGAAACACGGGTTTCAGGGGAATGTCGAGGCTCTGGACGCTGCCCTTGAAAATAATGAGCTTTTCAATCATGTCATTGTCCCAACGCCCAATCCATTGGAGAAATCGACGGAGCATGTGGTTGCAGACATAAAACTCTCCCGCCGACGTTCTCCGCAGGTACAGATTGCTCGTGAGGGGTTCAAACGACTCGGTGTTGCCCAAGATCTGAGAGGTGGACGCGGTGGGCATGGGGGCCAGCAACAAACTGTTGCGTGTTCCATCCCGGACAATGTTTGTCCTCAGTGTTTCCCAGTCCCATTTTCCAGAGAAAGAGGTCGGACGATCTTTTTCCAACATTTCGAAATGAAATATTCCCTTGGAGAGGGGAGAGCCCTGGAAAGAGGAATAGGGTCCATGACGAACGGCGACACGATGCGAGGCCTGGAGCGCGTGAAAGTACATGCACTCAAAAATGTCCCGGTTGAGTTGACGCGCCTCGGGGGAATCATACGGAAGCAGCATGCGGAAAAACACGTCCGCGAGACCCTGTACTCCAATCCCAATGGGTCGGTGTTTGGTATTGGAAAGACGGCATTTTTCCAGGGGATAGGCGTTCTTGTCAATCACCAGGTTGAGATTTTCCACCAATTGCTCGGTGATGGCACCAAGACGCTCCCAATCGAATTCCGGGGACAGGTACCGCTTCCACGTCTCTTCCCACCCGCCCACATACTCGTTCTGGACGTAGACCATGGGCACCGTCTTTTTACCCACCAACCGAGCGGCTTCCTCTTTGGTGAGGTCATCCGAGGGATCACGGTACACAAACGGTAGATGGGCATCGTTCAACGCCCCCTTCAACATTTTGCAGTAGACACAATCCGGTTTTCCATAGACCCAAATGTCCAAGGGACCACCCAAAGAACGGGGACGCAAGCAGCTGGGAAGGGCAATGGAGGCGAGGTTGCACACTGCATATTCATGGGCATCCGAGTACTCGATAATCTCACAACAGAGATTCGAGGAACGAATGGTGCCGAGGTTTTGCTGATTGGATCGACGATTGCACGAATCCTTGTAGAGCATATAGGGCGTCCCGGTCTCGAGCTGGGAACGGGTGATTTCTTTCCACACGTCCCTGGCCGATATTTTTTGCGTGTACTTGCCCTCGTCCACATATTGTTGATAAAGGGTCTCGAATGCGTCTCCCCAGACATGGGCGAGATCCGGGCACTCGCTCGGAGACATGAGGTACCAATCTCGTCCCTCTTCGACGCACCGCATAAAAAGATCGGGGATCCACAGGGCGTAAAAGAGATCCCGCGCCCGCTCTTCTTCCGAACCCGTGTTGCGCTTGGCCTCGAGAAAGGAGAGAATGTCGCTGTGCCAGGGTTCCAAATACATGGCAAATGCTCCATTGCGCTTTCCTCCTCCCTGGTCAATGTACCGCGCGGTATTGTTAAACACCTTGAGCATGGGTAAAATTCCATTGGAGGTGCCATTGGTGCCGTAAATGTACGAGTTTTTTCCACGAACATCCGACACGTGGATGCCCAATCCTCCCGCCCATTTGGAGATTTGGGCCGCGTCCGCGAGTGTCTGGTAGATGCCCTGGACGCTATCCTCCGTACCCACCAAGAAACAATTCTTGACCACCACACCTCCAGCCACATAGCTGTGATCGTCCTCGACGCCCAGTGTGTACACGTCGTTGTCGGGGTTCGAGAGGAGAGTTTTGGACCACAAACGGACGGCCCAACGACCCCCTTTGGTCGTCCTCCCCACCTGCAAGAAATCCAGGAGATCCCAGGGTTCGATAATTTGCATTTTTTCTGCCGTGGTCTTGACGGTGCGGAACCCCTTGCACTTGGCCATCTCCCAGAGAGAGGGGAGGTAGGTGTACTCTCTGGTGAAGGAATTGTACAGGTTGGTCATACGGACGCCGCGTAAAAAGTAGGCCAGCGCCTTTTTTTCCAATCCCATATAATCCTGGTCGACGCGGACGGGAATCCAAAAATGTATCTTGTCGATGCTGATAATCTTGTCGTTGGAATCCTTTGCATCCTCTACATGGACGCTCACACGAAACTCGCTCCACAATTTTTTCACAGCCGGCCATTGGGATCCTCGAATCACCACTACTGGTCCCTTTTTGGTTTGTGTCGATAATATTCTCAGCGAGTACAAGAGTCCATTCAGCGTGTGGCGTCGGAAATGGGTTCCGATCCCCCCATCACCCTGGGCGATCCAATCCCCGGGACGCATGTCGTCCACCTTTTTCCACTGATAGGACTTGGAAAGGCAGTTCCACACGAAAAAGGGATGGTCGACGGTGGCCTCGAGAGGCTCGGAAAGTCCACAAAAGGTCAATGAAACCATGCCGCGGTCTCCCCGCTCATTCTTGTGGGTCTGGAGGACGGTTTTCCACCGCTGTTGATGCGTCCACACGCGGTCTCCAATCTGGACCTGGGCAATGGGTCGTACACCCTTTTCCGTCCATACGAGTGTCGAGGCGGAAAAACAAGAGGCCATCTGGGGACGCGACATGCCCGCAGAAAAAAGAGTGGGTGTGGCGTGGATAAAATTTCCCTGACGCAATCCCACAAACGAGGACCGTACTCGGTCCCAATCGTCCCGGTGTAAAAAGAGTGCTACACGATACCACAGATGATCGGGGCGTTCCACCACCCCCTCGTGAGTACGGGTGAGGTAAGAACGAAACAAGGTTTTCCACCCAAAGGTGGAGACGGGAAAATGTTCAGTATCACGGAGGGTCTCGGTAAACACGGCCTCGACCTGTTCCGCGTGTTGTTCAATAAATTCGTAAAATTCCGCGGCAAGAAGCGGCTTGGGATCTCCATTGATGTTTTGGTTGGCCTGGATCTTTCGAACCACCTCTAGGAAAGAAAAAGGGGCGCCGTCCGCGAGTTCCTGGGACAAGAACTGCACCGCCAATCGATCATAGGTTTCAAAACGATGGCATTCCGAAGAAAGACACTGCACCACGAGATCGTGGAGGCTATCCATTTTCTCGGGAACCCTGGACTGAATCTTGCTATAGATGCGCTCCAAATCCTCTTTCCCACATCCATACTCGACCAGGCGGGATTCTAATGTTGTCAAAAATGTGTTTCTATCCATTTGATTTCATTTCATCCTCCACTGTTTAAATGCTATGAATGAAAAAATGAAGACAACTCGTCCTATTTCTTACTCAGGGAAAACAATACACCATACACCAACCGTTCCTTATTTTTGTTTTTTCCTTTTCAAACAAAAACAGATGTCGTCCATGACCGCCTTGCAAATCTATTATGACCATTGGGGTCGTGAAAACAATCGGCTCCGCAAGCATCAGTATGTGCTCCACCACACCAAGGTTTTGCTGAGCAAGATTTTTCACTACCTTGTCCTGGAAGAAGACCACGATCCACGGATGACGAACGATACCTGGCCTTTTAAATGGAAATGGGGGCACCTGGACCCGAACGACAAGGACTTTTGGTATTGGATGAAATTTGTACAAAAAGAATTGGAGGAATCTCCCCGTTCCCGCGACCCACACCCTATGGAGTTGGTGGCCAATCTCTTGTTCCCTCCTCAATGCCCCGTGATTTTGAAACGGGACCAGGTGGGGTCTGCATGGGAACACATGTACAGCCGCCGACGCCGTCTCTGTCGTCAAAACGGTTTGGAAATCAGAAGGGTGTTGAATCATCCCATGGATTCCTTGTCGCGTGTGGACGCCCTTGTTGCATTACCCTTGTTGTATTGAAAAATTGAATACTCTCTTGTCAAAAACGAGTCTTGTTTCAAAAAAAAAGATGAATACGAATTGCTTTTTAGAGGGTGTGCATTGCCCGGTAGACGTGGTTTCTGGAGATCAGATGACGAAAGCAAAGCGTCATGAACTGTTTGGTCGAGTGGATGGGGGCGCCCAATCGATACAGTGTGAACATTTTCAGCGTCAAAAGATTATCCAAGGAACGGGGCTCCCCTGTCCTTCAACGTCGGCGAGGATCAATCTAAGGACCAATCGATTGGACGCGTATCTGCCTCATCCCAACAAAAAGATGGATGGATTTGATTATTCCGAGGACTTTGATGGTGTTCAATGTTGGAACAAAAAAAAAGTATATATCAATATGAAATGTATCGTGTCCAACGGTGGACATCAGATTCGTTCGTTGAGAGAGGTGTACTGGTTTGTCCAGGGGCAATTGAAAGTCCTCCAAAACGAACCTCATCTCTATTTTGCCAATGTTCTGGATGGAGATTTTGCCCATGCCTCTTTTCCCAAGTTTGAATATGCCGCTTCCCTACCAGAATATGAAAATGTCCGCCACCGAATGTATATTGGAGACCTCAAGGGGTACTTTGATTGGTTCAAGACATTATAAAAATAGATTGTAATAGCTCTGAAAAATTTTTTGATTTTTCAGAAAACCGTTCATTTCTACAAGAGGAGATGGAGAAATATCCGATACGCCAATTCAAAGGGAATTCGTTTTCGTGCGTATTCTTTGGATTCTCGGTATTGGGGAAGGAATAAACTCCACGTTTCTCTTCTTTTTTGTTCGAGAAACTCGTTAAAGGCAGCACATAATTCAATCTGTTCCTTTTCACTTAGACATTTCCCGGTAATACGAAAGGTGGCATAGGATCGACTACATTCCTTGGCGGGATAAATGTATTCCTTGTCGTAGGTAAGACAAATTCGTCCCTCTTGGGTGCCACTGTCCAGGGCGTGGAGGGTGATGTGGGTTTGTTGTTCCCTGTCTCGTAGTTTCTGACCTTGAACGTGGCGACGCACTTTGATCCCCTCGGGGATGGGTAGATGATAAATATCTCCTCCTACGATCCAATGCGTCGAAAAAGACATGGTAAACGATTGATGTTGCTTGGATGGCATCAGCACCCATTCGACTGTTTGTTCCTTCAAGTCAATGTTGGAAAATTCAAAGGAAAAGGCGACAATGGTGGTGGTGGTATCCTCAAAGACAGATTCTTCAAAGTATTTCACTTTGGTGATTCGGTACCGCGTCATGAACTCATCACGACACCGAACATCCACCTCTCGAGGGGAGAAAAAGAAACCCGCTGGCAGAATAAAAATTCCCCCTCGACAAGGACCCTGTTGGGTCAAACTGGTCAGGAAACATTTGTACAAGTCATTGGTGTCGTATCGATCGTACATGGTCTTGTCGCTCGACTTGTTCCTGGCAAGATACGGTGGATTGGTGATAATCCAGGCATTCTCGTAATCCGGAGGATCCGCCAGCGTATCGCGTAATTGAATATCTCTTCTCTTGGGTTCAATATCATACGCGACAAGGGGAACCTTGGAACCCGATGCTCGAACCCAGTCGATCAGATCACCCTTGCCTGCAAACGGTTCAACAATACAAGGAACATCGTGGGGAGGAGGTGGAAATCCTTCCAAGATGTAAGAGGATTGGGTCGTGTAGAATTGTCCCCTTTTTTTCTTGTTGGCCTTTTCCATTTTCTTCTTTGAAAAATGGAAAAAAAAGAAACACGTGTCGAGTCAATTTTTACACCAAACATTTAAAACGAGCAATACGGTCCACAAACGGGTGGAGAAAGGGGACCGATGGGGCCTATAGGACCGATGGGACCCATCGGCGCAGAGACAGTAGGGCAAATCATGGGGCTCTGATCATAACATGGGGAAAAGCATGGGGGTGGTGCGGGGGCACAATAGGTATTATAAGAAGGGAGATAGTTCAAATACCCAGGATTAAAAGGACCGTAAGGACTACCGCCATACCCGGCTCCCCATCCACCCCCAAAAGGACCATAGGCATTGCCTCCTCCATAGGGTCCATAGCCTCCATAGGGACCATAGGGACCATAGGGAGGGGCTACAGGAGGCGGAGGCGGTGGTGGGGGAAGTGGAGGTGGTGGAGGTGGTGGAGGTGGGGGAGGTGGCGGCGGTGGTGGAGGTGGAGGCGGTGTTATAGCGATATGAAACGTGGGATTGACCTGAACCGCCACACCGGTGGTGGGTCTGGGTCGGTAATGGGAAACCATGGACCGTGCCGGATTCATTTCTTCTTATCACCCAAAAAGAATAAAAAAAAAAATTAGGTTTGAAATGCCTGGTAGCTACAGGTGAGGATGGGAGTGAATCCCCCGTAATGACAACGGGCAATACCGGATCGTAGGGGTTGTTCGGTGGAGGCTATAAAGGATTCAGGGGATTTTTTTGTCCAGAGGAGACCGAGGAGGATGGCTAGCAGTACCAAAAAAAGGAAAAAGGCCACGAATGATTTCCGCATTGTTTCATTTAAACACATATTTTTTTTGTGTAAAAAAAAAATAAGATGAGTGTCGTGGTTCTTCTTTACAGCAAATATTCCACGGGGTGTTCCCAGCTTTTGGAGAAAATGAGTGTCTTGGATTTCCGCAAGATTTGTGTCGATCACGAGGAGGTGCGCAAGCTCGTGGTTGGTGATCAGAAAAAGTATAGCATCCAAAAGGTGCCATGCATCCTCGTGTTTTTTTCCAATGGTTTGATGAAAAAATACGAGGGCGCCGATGCCTTTGCGTGGGTGGAGGAAACCACCGAAAAGATGAAAATGATTAGTACACCACCTCCTCTTCCAATGGTATCGGCACCTCCACCCTCCCCCGTGTCGTTGGAGACAACGTTGCCTTCTCGACCTGTTTCCCAACTTGAATTTCCAACCCCATCACAGCCGCTACTACAACCATTTTCGACACTGCCCACCCGAGAATCCATCCCGGTCGAACCGGTGGAAATGGAACCGGAACCAGAGGGCGTCCCGGATATGCGTCGGCACATGGATTCCGCCCCGCTCTTTCAAAAATCAAAGGCTGTGGTGGAACCCTCCACGACGGACCAGCAGGAGAAGGACAATACCCCGGTGCGTGGGATCAAGTCGGACAAGCAGGAAAATCTAATGTCCCTGGCGCAACAAATGCAAAAACAGCGAGAAAAGGAGGACGAAACCATACAGAAAGTGTGATACTTGCATTTAGTAGCCGTAGCCGTATCTTGTTGTCCATGTTTCCATCGCATTGATAAGAATCTTATCAGAGGCGTTGTTTGAATTAATTTGTTGATTCTTCAATCTCTCATAAAATGTAATTTTTGATTCTGCATTCATTTGTGCAAACTCTTTGAAAGTTTTTTGTTGTGTCTCATTCAAAGCGTAGGATAATCCTTTGGTAACCTCGCCAGATTTTGCCATGGTGTCGCGAGAAAGTGGTGCTGAAGATTGTGATTTAGTCGATACGCCTTGTTCCTTGGGCGCCAAGCTCGAAGAGGGTCTCTCACTAATCTCAGCAAAGCTCGAAGGGGATTTCTTATTCACCCACGAAACCGTTTCACCTGTGGCACTGGACACTCCCGTCTTTATTACTTCACTAAATGTCCCTGTTGAAAAGGATGATTTTGCTTGGACACCTAAAGCTACTCCCTCTCTGCCCAAATGGACACCCCCGGCCAAACCTCCCGCCGCGGCATTGAATAGATCCAATCGTTCCCACGCATGCCCTTTTCCCAACTTGATATCTCCCGAGGCGATTCCTTGAATTTCTTGTTCCACGCCATAGATGGTGCCTGCGGCTCCTACCACACCCGCCACTCTCCCTAATGCTTTGACTGCGGTGGTAGCTTTATTACTGATACCAAAGGTGGCTACACTCAATAATCCAAATCCTATCGACGCACTTAATTGTCCTTTGTTTCGACTCGCTGCGATACCAGCCGCGGAAGCGGCGACACCAGCGACCGCACTGACACCACCTGCAACAGCGACCGCACTGGTCACTGCAGCGGTTCCACCTAGATAGGCAGCATAGGCACCGAGCGAAGCACCTGCCGTGAAAAAAGAAGCGACACCTGCGAGCACACCAAGTGCAATCGATGCGGTGGTGAGTCCGGAGGCGACATGAGAAGCCGTTGTTTTATTGACCATGTTGAAAATCTAGTAATGGTTTGTTTTATGGATAATATTTTTTAATTTTTAGGATGAAATGTAGGCATGGATTTTTTCATTTTCTTTTAAAAAAAAATGAATTGGACAATTTAAAACATTCTCCCTTGGCAAATAAAAACTCATGAGGAATTTCATTCCATGCTTTGCATTGTTCAGGACGCTTTTGGAACGTTCAGATCATTACGTCATGGAGCACGCACAACGATTTCAGGTGGACGAGTCCCACAATCATCTCCACAGTCGACAGGTGTTGTATTATACCAAGGAAATTTTACAGCAGCGTCCACCCATCAAGCCCTATGACATGGTCATGGCTTCATTGGGCGCGGTGCTACACGATGTCCCTGATTCCAAGTACATTCCCCAACACCAAAACACGCCGGTGCTACGCCATGCCATTGAAACGATTCTGCCCTGGTCGCTTCACAGCACATTGGGTGCCGATCTGGAGAAAATGATTCCTCATCTCTCCTTTTCCAAGACGGTGCAAAAACAAGGGGATCGATTACATTACACGCTTCCCGAGGCTATGAAAAATTTTGCGCACCTGGATACCTATCACGTGATCCGCCAGGCCGATCTGTTGAGCTCGTACCATACCAAACGAACGCTCTTGTACCGGATGCACAAGAACCAATACAAACTATCCAAGGAAGACGCGTTGGAGGAAGCACGAGATCTTTTCAGGGACCGCATGGCGCTGTTGCGTCCCTCGGGAATGTTTGATAAGGATATCGACCATCATCTAGCCAAACCCTTGGAAAAAAAAGCCTTGGAACGGTGGGATACGATACCGTCGAGTTTTCCTACGTGGGAGGCCATGTTGGATCATTTTGAAATGGATCCCGAGGAATCATGGGAAAAAACGGTGGACGACCTTGAATTTTTTTTGAAAAAAAATATGGGGACGGTCAATTTGTAAAAAAAAAATAAAAAAAAAAAATATTCTTGACACGTAGTAGAAAAAAAAACATGTCTATCGTTCCTACTTCCGATCTTGCAACCATTGTATCTCCCCTTACCGGTGGTACACAATCCGCTTCTTTTGATTCCTTTCTCCTCAATACGGAATACACTTTTGCTCTTTTGGATTGGATCCAGGGCGGTGGAATCTCCCACGTCAAGGATAGCAGTGTTCTCGACAAGCTGGCCGCCTCTCTGACGACACCCCTCGAATCGGGTGCTCTGGCCGCTGTGAATAAGAGCAGTGGTGTGCACGTAAGGGTCTCTGCGCTCGCCTCCGCCAACCAGCCCGGCAGCCTCCGCTATTATTCTTCCCATTTTCCTACGGCACTGCTCAACACCCCCACCCAGACCTCGTCCGTGTACACGGAAACCATTTTCTCCGGCACCGATGGGAGCGCTCAAAAAATCCTTTCCAGGAGCCACCTGAGCGAGGATTATGAAATTGTGATTTTCGTTCTTCTTACCCCCAGTTCCACCCACACGGTCCATTCCACCCTCCCCAGCCCCGTTGTTCCTGCTGCTGTAGAGCCCGAGGCGGGTGATTTTCCTTTCCCCACCTGTGGACCCGATGAATCTTCCAGCGAGTCTTGTGGAAATAACTATGGGTACAACTATTCCTGGGGCCTTCCTTTCCCAGCAGTCAATTCCACCGAGGGATGGAATATGCTGTAAACGTTGAAAAGGTTTAAAAATTTTAATTTATTCTTGTAAATTAAAAAACATGAGTCTTCCGACGTGGACCGAATTACAGAATTATCGTGAAAATCCCAACAATAGCGCCTACAATGCCTATGTCGGTTGGGAAAATACCTCGGCCGGAGATGTTAGCGTGGAAACGCTGTTTGCCGCCGAGACCATCCAGTCCATCAGCGACGCCATCTCCCGGGCGCTCCATGGGGTCGACCCGGAGCAAAAAACCATTGTCGTCTCCCCGGACCGGATTGTCCAAGTGCTTTCCAACATGTACCAAAATAGCACCCGACCCCAGATTGGGGATATTCATTCCCGCTACATTATTCCCCAGGCCCAGCCGCGCTGTGATCTGCGTTCCATTATCAATCAGACCATCAATGTCATTGTCCGATCCATCCGTGATGAGATTGAAACGACCGAAAACAACAAGAAACTCAGCATCTGGTCGACCGTCTACGGAGATTTCAACAAGGAGGGACTCCGCGCGCACGCACCCATCAAGATTCGAAGAAAACATCCCCAGTACATGGCTTTCCATATGAAATACTAGTGCTAGTAAAAGTGCTAAAAGTGCTACTTGGGTACAGGCCTTTATTGCGTAAACACTGCCATCGGAATTGTTGAATCTTTTTCTCCTCGTCATCAATGGCGGCCAGCCATTCCCGTATCATTTTCTTGGTTTGTAAAATAGTTTCACAGAGATCCGTGTCCTCGGACGACATGCACTGAAAACAGCACTTTTGAAAGTGCCCAACAAAAAAAAAATTTTTTTTTTTGTTTATATGCACTGCTCTTGGATCAATAATGGTAAGGACAGACTAAATCTTTTCTGTAGGAAAGAGGTGAATCTTGATGCCCATGGCACCGAGTTCTTGGAACAGCAGCTTGCACGCATAAGGCAGTGGGGTGCGTCGGATCTGGAGCGACTCGCAGTGATGGCATGTATCCATGGTGTTGGGAATGGCGCCGCATTGGGAGCACACCGGGACGGTGAACTTGTCGGACATGTCAAAGAGACGTTCGGTAAGGAAGCGGCTGACCCCGTGGCTGATCATGCAATTGTGCGCGACGATACCGTTCGCCAGGAAAGAATTAATTTCATCCACCTCAATGTCGTAGACCTTGGAGGGAGCGCACGGACGCACGTCCAATACGGTCATATCCATCGTCGGGAGGCACATTTTATCACGCGGTACAGAATAGCACGTATGACCACTCTTCACCACTGCTTCGTCCTGTTCCACGAACCAGCAAATCGCCCCCGTTTTTATCATAAATTCCTCGGCGTTGGGAAACGACTTGGAGGTAAACTTGCCGAATTGCGTTCCCTTGACCAAATGGTCTGTAATGTCGTGCGTCGATGGGATGGCATAGTCATGAATCAACGGCTCTCTTGTCTTTAACTCCTCGACCGCCTGCAAGATGGCCTTTTTGGTAGGTACAATCTTCTCCGGATTCTCGGCCTTGATTTTTGAAAATCCGGTAATTTCATCCACACGATAGGTCAACCAGTTGTGCTGACGTGCGACTTCGTCCCGGAGTCTCTTGTAGGCTACCCCCGCTTCCAGACGTTGCGACTTGTGACAACAGTACCGAAAGCCAATCTTTTCGTGGAACGGCCTCAGCTCCGTCATATCCAGATGAAGCGTAAGCTGATAGCATTTCTCCTCCCCTTTTCTTTTCTCCTTGGAAAAGCTCGTCTCCTTGAATTTTTGGATAGTAATATTCTGGATACCCATCCGGTTCAAGAGAAATGTCATGTCCTCCATCAATTTGGTGAGAGATGGTAAATAGGGCTTTGTCAACGATTTCGAGTACGAAACGGAGGTAAGCAAATCACGTTTTCCTCGATGCATACCCAGAATGCAAGTGTGTCCATCACCCCCAAACATACCACCGAGGAATTCTCGAAGAAGAGGTTTTGGAAAGTTGGGTGCAAGTACAAACGCTGGGAGCGTTGCAGGTTGAGTGACTTTTCTTCCCACCGTAATTCCTTCCAATTGAATAAGGTGCCGAGACAGCTCTTTAGGAATGATGATATTGTAGGACTGGTCACTCAGACTAAAACGCGCTTCCGCGCTACAAAACCGATTGAGGTCGTCCAAAACGGTCCGAACATCGATTTCATGACCCACCGAAATACGAGCATACTTTCCTCCATTGGCAGCGTTCTCGTACACCCCACCATCCGTAATGAGAAGCCCGAGAATGCGCATAAACGCCATCGCATCAAAAAAGGACTCCTTGCAAACCACGCGCAACGTCAGCCCTCCAGCGACTAGGCTCCATCCCGAGCACTCGGCGATCTCTGTCGCCACCTCCATCAGCGGGTAGTGGACCCCCGTTTTGAGCCTTGTTTCCCCCTTGATCAAATCTTTCGCGCGCACCCACTTGTTTTCCGATGTTAGCATAGGATGATCAGGAGTACATTTTAGCTTGCGACCATCTTCTAAATAAATGTCCACACACTCCTTCTCCCCCTTGTCCAAAAACGCCGTCTGTTTCTTCGACACGATTCCATCGAGTGATGAACTCCATCCAAGAACATCCCAACCGCTCTCTTTCATCGACTCTAATTTTATAGAAAGCCCGCATCGCAACGATATCTCAGCATCACCACTGACCGTATCTCTTTCCATTTCGCCAAACCTCAGTCCTCCATCGCGGGAACGCCCTTCGAGGGGTTGGCGGGTCAGGGCTTGGAGGCTGCCGTGGTTGCGTGCGTGGATCTTGGCGCTTACCAAATGTTTGAGGCGGTGGTAGTAGGTGGGTCCCATGAAAATTTCAGCCTCAAACATCTCCCCGGAAAATCCATTGACCAGTGTCTCGTTGCCGTTCCTTTCCAAGCCGCAACCCTGGAGCTCCTCCCGCAATTCATCCACCACGTCGGTGCTGTGCGATGAAAAAGGCGTCGAGTAGCGGTACCGCGCCTTGTGCGCCGAGGATTTGGCCCCCAGACATTCAATCAGCTGGTTGATGGTCATGCGCGAGGGGATGCACAGTGGATTGATGAGCACGTCCGGTACCATCCCCGTGGTGGATGAAAAGGGCATGTCTTCCTGGCGGTACACCATCCCAATGGTGCCTTTTTGAGCACTGCGGCTCGCCACCTTGTCCCCAATCTCGGGAATCTTGAGTGTACGAATCCGCACCTTGATGAGGCGGTAGCCATCGGGGCTCGTGGTAATGTACACGCGGTCGACGTAGCCTTCTTCCCCTGATTTGATAATGACGCTGGTGTCCGTCTTTTCTTCCGCCCCCAGTTTATTGGACTTGGTCTGTACGCGTCCCACCAACACATCCCCGCTTCCCACAAAAATGCCGACCTTGACGATACCATTGGCATTCAGCTTGGTGTAATTGAAACTTTTGATACGCAGTTCGGGAGAAGGAAGCTCGATCGATTCCGTATGTGTGGTCGACTTTTTACGCTCTTCCACGGTCATGGTGCGGTAGCTCAGAGACCGGAAAAGACCACGATCCAGGGCGGACTGGTTGAAAATCACCGAATCCTCCTGATTGAATCCCGTGTACATGCAAATCGCTACAATCAGGTTGTTTCCACTCGACAGGTCGTCGCATCCCGAGGCGTGGCCATAATGGGTCCGAATCAGAGGTTTTTCGGGGTAGCACAGCACGTGGGAAATGGTATCCACGCGGCGTTCATGTGTAGTCGCATAGTACCCAATCGCCTGCTTGCCCATGGACGCATGATAGGTTACACGCGGCGCCTGGGTATGATCCACAAAAGGAATGATGGAGACACAGAGACCCATCAGGAGAGAGGGATGGATCTCACAATAGTCATAGTATTTATCCACCAATTCTTCCATGGTCATGGCGACAACGTGATTTTCCAATTCATAGGAATCTAAAAACACCATCTTTTTCTCCTCCAACAGCTGCGCCACACTCTTGTGTTGGAGATCGTCCAACGATGGAAGGTTTTTGACGTCCCACAAGGGACGGAGCATGCGCCCCTCGTCGCCATACACGTGAATCTCCTTTTCCCGATCCAGCACGGACACCGACACCATGTGAGACAGACGGCTGGTTTTCTTGTACCGTTGCAGCGTGTTATACACCTCCTTGTCCTTGCTTACACCGATCCAGTTGCCATTCACCAATACCTTGTACCAAACACCAGAAAAGGTGTTTTGATCGCTCCACGCCTGCAACGAAACAAAAGAGTCGATTTCCTCCACCACCATGCGGAGATAGACGGTATCCACCCTCGTACTCACCTGGACCGAGAGCGCCATGTTTTTCACAATACCCGAGGAATTATGGGTTGCCAATCCATGGGCAAAAAAGGTGTGATGGTCGTTCTCCGTCGTCAGATCCATGACCATCTCGGTCCTGGGCAGAGACCGGATACGACGCACTGGTACAAACAAGAGATCCGAATCCGGGAGAGGGCACACGTCGCGCCGCATACTCTCTTGATCGTCCCAGTATCCGCGGGCATCGTGGGACAAGAGAACCAGGGCTAATTTTTTTTCGGCCCGGGGATGATAACGAACGCCGATACACCGAGCCATCTCCACCATCTTTTTCGGATCGGCGTGGTAGGTGACCTTGGAATCATGTTGAGCACTCTCCATATCCCATCCTTTGCACACGCGGTTCAGTATTTTCAACACCTGCTGAGAAAAGGGATACCCCTTTTCCCATTCCTGGATCTGAAAACCCCACGGCCTTGGGGAACCATCCGCATTCATGAAATGATGATGATGGGCCGTTAAAAAGGCCGCAATCCATTCTCTCTGCACCGCCACCGAACCTTTGGAAATCCACGTAGGTAATTCCATCTTGTGGACCCACGCCTCCACCTCGAACCGTTCCGCCAAGAAATCGGCCGTCGAGGGATCCCACTCCAGAAAAGACTTGCCACGACGTTTCACCTCGTTGGGATGAGGTACGATGCGTTGTAGATCCTGTAAAAGGGCATTCACATCGAGTTCCTTGGGACAGTGGATATGATGGGACATGCCCTTTTTCCGATAAACGTCCATCCCCAAGACACCCCAGATCCTTGCCGCCAGTGTATCCTTCACATCCACAATGTCATGGGTAGGGAGACGGGTAAGAGGGTAGCGGTAGCCAAGACGCATACCGACCGTGATTTCTTGGGTCGGTACCCATTCCGTTTCTTGTTGTTTCTTGGAAAGGGTCAAAAAAGGATGCATCCCCGACGCCCGAATCTTGGTACCATTCACCAACTCCACCTCGAACAGTGATTCGGGCATGACCCTGAAAAAATTGTGATAGGCGGTGGGCACTGTTTTTCCCGACGTGATATCCACCGCCAGCAAAGACACATTGGCGTGCTCCAGATCGCCCATGTTGCACACCGAGACCCCATCCTCGAGCAGAATAGGGGTATCCGCCACCAGACAATGGCCTTCTGGGGTTTCGTGGGGACAAATAAATCCAATCTGGGAGGGATGCACCTGACGAATCTTGGTATTCTTGCCCTCTTTTCCCACGGGAATGAGAATGCGGCGCAAATGAGAGAGAAAGGCATTGTACGTCAACCGACTCAGAATTTGGGAGACCCCGGTGCGAATGTAGGAGGACTTGGGAATGCCCCAATTCCCCGTGGAAAAACAGTGCTTGATCCCTTGGGTAATCATATTCATGCGAGAAATAATCACCATGATATCGGGACGCTTGACGAGCTGAGGCTCCATGGCACGCACAAACCGCTTGAACAGCGTCCTAAAAAGTTCCGAGAGGAGGTGGCCACTCACCTCCACCCGTTTGTTATTGATATGGTCTCGGTCGTCCATCGTACGTTTTCCCGTAAATGTTAGTACCAGCTTGGAAAGCATGTGTCCCAGGAAATAGCCCTTTTGCAATCGACTGCTGGTGATCCCTAGGTGGGGCAAGAGCTCATTGTGCAGAATCTGGTGGGCATAAAACAGCTTGCGTTCCTTGGATACATTATGTACAGCAAATTGGGCAATGTAGGCCAATGCCTTGTCCACCGACTCGAACATCTCGGCGTCGCGCAGGGTGGATCGTATCATTCTCGAAAGGACGGGATCGGCCATGGCCTCTTTTCCCAGGTTCCATTCAAAAATATTCATCATCTCATTGGGTGTGAATTGAAGCGCGGAAAAGACAATGCCGAGGGGGATTTCTTGGGTCATGTAGGGCACCTGGAGGACAATTTTCTTGTCATTTGTGATTTTCATCTGAAGGAGCACCGAGTGGCCGGTTTCTTCCGACATGCTGCGAATCTCACTCACCAATAAAAATTTACTCCCCGGTTTTTGTTCAAACACATATACAATATTATAATTCATGCGCTCTTGGGAAACGAGCACACGCTCTTTTCCTTTCACGACAAAATATCCACCGGTATCATACTTGCATTCCCCGGCCGCGTGCTTCTGCTCCGGTGTCATGTCGTACAGGTTGCATTTGGACGTCCCAATCATCATGGGCAGACGGGCAATCAGGACCTTGAAAAATTCCTTGCTTTCCGTTTCCACTTCACGGTGGGTGATGCAGGTACGAATGTTGACGGAAATGGCGCTACTATAAGTAAGATCACGGATGCGGGCCTCGTGAGGGGTGATATAGCGCACCTGGCGGTTCTCATCTATAATGTAGGGCTTGTCCACAAACACTTGACCAAATTTGACGCAGTAGAAACGGTCCTCTCCAAGAGGTATTTCAATCGTAGGTTCTTCTTCGACAATCTTGTTGAGACGGTGGTGAATAAAAAAATCATAGCTCTGTTTCTGGATCGATGCATTATCGTACGTTTCCAGGTACTTTTCCACCGTTTTCAAGATTTGTTGTTCCATGGTTCTTGAAAAAAAAAAGCAGGAAACAGGCAACGGTTTCAGTTTTTCATGGGTGCGGCCACACAACTGCTGCACAACTGCATGGGATAAAAAGCTCCCTCTTTGGGCAGCTTCACACTGGGATGAGAGGCCTGGATACACCAACATTCCACATTCTTGTCAAAACGACGCGTCAAGCCCTTGAGCGCACCGTAGATGGACATGGCACTTCCACCACTGTATCCCTCTTTCAGAGAAGGGTAGGATCCTTTTTTTTTGAAATCCATTTTATAATTTATGGTAGAATTTATTTTTTTTTTTTATTGTTGGAAATTTCAACAGACAAATGCTCCAATATACAAAATATACCGACCGCACAAAATATAACGAGGTCAAGAAATATAGCAATCCCCTCGAGGTGAAAAAAAAAGCCAAAGCCCATGGATACGATCCCTCCTGTCTTTTCCTGTCTCCTCGAGCCAATAAAAAGTACATGATAATCACCCCAGAGGGACGCCGCGTGCATTTCGGGCAGATTCCCTACGAAGACTTTACCAAACACAAGGATACAAGGCGTCGAGAAAATTATTTACGACGTTCCGGTGGAACCCGAGGAGATTGGCGAACCAACCCCTATTCTCCGAATACACTGAGCCGAACATTATTGTGGTAGCCCAACAACAAATTGGCCTCCCGTAAATCCCATGTCGACAGACACATTCTCGACAGTACGTGAAGGGGGAGCAACTTTCTTTTTCGAGGAATAATGTAGAATCGAGAAAAAGAGGCTATTTTGGGGACGCAGTACACAAGAAAGTAAAATCGATAAATCTCGGTCAGCGTTTCTTCTTTGGAATACAAAACGTCGGGCATTCCCGGATAGGAACCAATGCGGCCAAAGCCATCATAAAAGCTGCTCTCACAATACATGACGTCGAGATTGCGGTCGCGTGCCAAGGAAAGCATCATGGAAAGACCCGGAACAGGGGTACAAAAATGGACGAGAACGGATCGTTCCGAATGGGGTTCTACCCGAAAAATGTCAGAGATATTTTCCAGGTCGTGGAAAATCGTTTTCTTTCGTTCCGCGGTGGTAGTAGTAGTGGTGATGGTCGTCATGTCAAATAATGGTGTAGTAAAATCGATCGAGTAGATCCCTTTGTGGTCAATTTTTCCATTCCCAAGGTATTATTTTGTGAATATTTTGTGAAATAATAAAAAAAAAAAATTTTCTTGGCACGTAGTAGAAAAAAAAAAATGTCCATTCCTGCTTTGCCTACTTGCACACCTACTGAAAGTCCTTTCAAATATATCCGCATCACACCCTTGTGCACGAATCCTTGGGTTTGTGCTGGAGATTTTGATCCCAACACGAGCCAGCCTTTTCCCGGGATCACTGGTCCTTGCGGAATTACGGGAACCGTGGTGACCCCCGATCCCTATTCAGGATGCCCCCGTGGCGTCACTTGCGTCACCAATCCCACCTACCTGAACCAGTGCACCGTCATTAACTGGTACGGTCTCACCGGATCCGCTCCCTTGGTGGACTCGACGGTCAGCGCTTCCGCCAACCTTCTCTGCCCCAATGCTCTTATCAACTACATGCTCAAGCCTCAGGAAATTGCCGCACAATTCACGTGCTGCGATAGCAGCCTTCCCCCCATCTCCTACAACCTGCCATGCTTTGGAAAAAATCCCGGTCCTCCCTTGGGCAACTGCTACCCACAATTGTGCCCTGGCGTGCCCAACCCCTGCTACCCAGGCCCCCCTAATCCTCCATCTCCTTGCATGACCGAGTACCCCGTGGACGGTATCTGCCAGTTTATCACTCAGATCTCCGCTTCCATGTGCAATACCATTCAGTCAGGTGGATATGGGGTGTACAACTTTTTGATCAAGCCTCCTTCCTTTCCCGCGTCTCTGGATTCCAGCGGGTGCTATACCGATCCTTTGCAAAATCCTTGCTACAACCCCAGTTCCTTTTTCACCCCTTTCCAGGGCGCTCCTACCCCCATCAAGGGCTACGGCAATTACAATAACATCTTGTTCACCATTGGGGCTTGTTTCAATGTGCCCCCACCTCCCGGTGGCACGGCATGCGGTCCATGCTCTCAGCTTGTGACCCTGCTCTACATTGGCAAGATTTGTGATAATGGATGTGCACCACAATTGCCACCATTTCAAAAATATGAGGATGTAAACAACAAGAATTTCGATTGCTGCACCATCCCCGGTATGCCCCTGGATACGTTCCCCGTGTTTTTCTACAACTACATTTACGCCAATGTGTTGTTTTCCATAACCGATTCCAGTGGCAACAACCGTAGGTGCAAGAACAAGCCCTACAACTCTAGCTGCTTCTTGTCGGTGGCTCCCTACCTTACCCTCATTGGTGAAGAAGCCGCATTCTGTGTCTACTTTGGACAGACCCGTAATTGCGGTGGCCTGAACGTGATTGTTGTCAACAGCCGCGTCCCCATCAACTGCCTCATGTGGGGAGGACCCGTCTATGTCATCACCACCCCCAAATTGTGCTACACCACCCTCTGTTAAGTAGTATCGTAGTACCCTATATTTTTATTCGTTTCAAAAAAAAAGAATAAAAATCAAACATCAAAAATAGCCTTAGACAAAGACCACGGGGGCGACAGGGCGGCACGTGTTTTTCTTGGTGATGCTGCAGGACTGATCCATGGCCACGGCCGAGCCACAAATGGCCTGGAAGGGCTGTTTCACCTGGCATTTAAACTTGGGGCAATACGTGGGAAAGAAAAAGGGATAGGTGTACATGGGACCCAGCGTGGCACGCATGGGGTTGGAGGCCTGGATGGAAAACGGGCTCAAAGAAGGGGAAGGCGACGATGGAAAAAAACAGCTCATAGAAACTCTTACTCTATCGTAGGACAATATTAAAATTTTTTTAAAAAAAATGCGGTTTATCCATTGGTCGATGCCTTTTTGTACATTTTCATCTTGATACGTTGGTGTTGAGATTCTTTGATTTTCGATGCCTGTGTCGATTCGAGAATTTCCCGATAGAGGGGGTGGGAAGGATCGACACGGTGTTTCTGTAAAATGTTTTGCACCTCCTCCTCTCGTTTTTTGCTATTCTTGGGAAGCACCTTGTCCTCGGAAAAAAAAATCACTTCTTGGAACCGCAGACCCGGATGATCGTGTTCTCTCATGTACAAAAGAATCTCCTGTTCAAGAGTTCCCAGACTGGTTTTAATCTCTCCCAACCGCTTCTCGTACCGCTTTCTGAAATTTTTAATTTCGTTCTGGATGGCTTGTTGCTCCATGTAGAGATCCCGATACTGTCGTACAAAGGGAAGCACCTCGTTTTCTTCCATTCTTTTTTTTCTAAACGTCGACAAAGTATTTAAATGATTTTTTTTTTTACGAGGCAAAACGATTCCGTATTCTTCGAAAATAATTGTACTCACGAAGTGCCGTGGTTGCGCTTTGTACGAGTCTTGTAAAGGTGGCTTGAAAATCGTTTTCGTGATCTTGCATGTGAAGGGGAAAAAGGTAGTAGGCCACATGGGCTTGACAGTATTCGCACCGCATCATACGGTGTCGACATTGTTCCAAGAGATGAAGCGTCATTTGGTCGTAGGCGATATAATCCTCACAAAGGCCGCATTTCATGTACTGGTGCGTCTCCATGTAATGATTCTCGAGATGGGACCGCAACACAAAGGCATGGCATACCGTGCACGGACAATGGTCAGGACACTCGGCTACATGATCTTTTTTTTGGTGGCGTCTCGTGGCGGTACCACAGGAACAAACCTCGACCATTTCTTGACAATGCGCGTTGAGATGGTGGTCCACCGCCAGCTGCGTACCTTTAAAAGGGCAGCCATAGGGACACGAATGTTCCGACAATACATCGGCGCGGATCCACAAAAAATCTTTGCGGTACGCCGTTTCGGGGGTAAGAGAAAGAGGTGAGCACACGGCGGGGCAGTAGAGGCATTTCCTGGTGGCTTCCCGGTGGAAAACGGGTCGATCGAGTTGGAGGTACTCGTGGGCACATTTTCGACAAACACGGCAAAAAGAAGAACAAGACAAGACATGGGGGCGATAGCATGGAAAACATGTGATTTCTACCGCGAGAAACACCTTTTCACGACAAATGACGCATTCATTCATGAGAGGAGATGATGATATCCATTATATCCATTCTCCCTATTATTTTTTTTTTTTCATTTAATTTTATTCCATCGTGTAGACGATTTCCTTCTTTTTCCTCACCATGCGTTTGGCCACCACGTGTTCGAGCACGTGTTTCCATTTTTTGTCGCGCACCGCTTGCATTTCCTCCACCCATCGATCCATGTTTTCTCCCGGGGAATATTTCAACCATTGAAACACGTTGAGGGCGAGGCGGCAAAAATCAAACATTTCGTCCTTGATTTCGAATTGTGCACTGCCAAAATCACAAATAGTAAATAAATAGGTTTGATCCACGAGACTATAGGGTTCGTGGCCCGGGAGTTGGTACGTCCAGCTCTGTGGTGGATCCAGCCGCTGGACGAGCACATTTCCCCAGTGGAGATCCTTGTGTGAAATGCCGAGATGGCGTTGCAGTGTACCCACCGCAAAAAAGATTTGAAAGAGGCAGGAAAACCACTCTTTTTCGGATCGTTGTTTTCGGCGTGCCCACGTCTTGAGATCTTCTTGCATGGTTTCTTGAAGGAGGATCACATAGGGTCTCGATTTTCCATCGTGGTAGTTATCCCCGTCAAAACTAAAGTGGTGGCCATAAAAGAGGGGAAAATGAGGCGTTATTTTCCGAAGCAAAAGATCATTGAGCATGCGGAGGATGAAAATTTCGCGCCATACCGTACGGGGAATCTGGGGATCCAACAACTGGTCGACACGGACGTGATTGTTTTCATGGAGCATTTCAAAATCATCCGGTGTCATGGGCAGGCGTTTCCCAAAAAAGGATAACGGATGCTGCAAGAACTGGCCCTCTAATAATTCCGAATTTTTATTCTCCCGAGTAATGTAATGAAACCGCATGTGGTGTTGCCTACAAAAGTCGGGAAAGTACCGTGTCGATTTTTTATTTCCCAGCAATTGATGATACAGGTGGTAAGAAAAAAGACGACGGTCGAGCATGTTTGTTTTTTTTTTTACTCTCCTGGATATAAAAAAAAACAAACATGCTCATTCTCCTCACCATTCTCTGGTTCGTGCTCGCTTTGCTCGTCTTGGTCGTGGCGGGACTGGTCTACGCCCTGGTCAAAAGTTCTCGAAAGAAAACCGCGTCCAACATGTTTGATCTGACCGAGGTCAGTGTTCCCTGTTCCTCTGGGGATGTACATTGTCTCTGCAAGAAAGGTAATGAATCCCAAAAAATTTGTTTTCAGGGTACATCGTCGACCGATGTGAAAACCACAGTACCCACTATTCGTTTCTCCCAATCTTTTTCCTTGCCCTCCCTGCCCACCGACGAAGACCAAGCCCAACGTTTCCACGTTCTCAATGTGGAATATGGCGCGTTTCGACATCCTACCCTCCCCGATCCAACGCTCTGTTTCCGCAAAATAAGCGATCCCAACGATCCTCTACGATTGTGCTTCACCCCTTTGAATAGCACCGCGTTTCTCACCGGTCCCACCAAAGTGATTCCCGAAACGATTTAACCACTCGGAAGATTCATGAGAAAAAAATGCCCCACTATGACACGTTGGTGCTCTCTGGAGGCGCGGTCAAAGGTTTTGCCCTTTTGGGTGCGCTCCAATATGCCATGGATCACGGGTTCCTTCTTTCGGTCCACAAATATGTAGGTACCTCGATCGGTGCCATCCTCTCCTATCTCCTCTGTATCGGGTACACCCCCGTCGAACTCATGGTTCTCTTATGCCAGAACCAATGGCTTGGCAAGCTTCATTTGGATGTCTACAATATCGTCCAGGGATCGGGGGCACTCTCTTTTTCTCACGTCCAGGAAATTTTGGAGAAACTCACTGTGCAAAAAATCGGTCATTTTATGACTCTCCGGCAACTCCAGGAAAAGTATGGTAAAACTCTCATCTGCTGCACCTACAATTATACCCTCGACAGGGAAGAATTCATGACCCCCGCGGACCATCCCGATCTACCTTGTTTGACCGCGCTCCGCATGAGCGCCAACCTTCCCCTGGTATTTGAACCATTCTTGTACAATGGCTCGGTCTATCTCGACGGGGGACTGTCCAGCAATTTTCCGTTGCATTATTGCGGTGCCGACGACAAGGTATTGGGGATTGCCCTGTTCCCCACCTCGCCCTCGGAACCCGATCATATTCCCTCGTCATTGGAATTGCTGTGGAAAACCCTCACCATTCCCATGTCGTTGCTACAAACGCTCCGCACACAAGCCATTGCTTCGTCCATGGATGTCCTTGAGATTCGTGTCGACGGTTATTTTTGTCTCCAGTTTGATATCGGCAACAATGAAAAATTCGACATGTTTTCTACGGGGTACAATACCGCAAAGACATTTTATGAGAGGGATGGAAAATCCGTCCACGAAAACACATTGGGTGGCGGCGGTGGTATTGGTGAATCCTGAGACAATGGAGTGGGTGTGGGTCTTGGTCTTGTGGGCAAGGAACCAGCCTTGCGGGCATCATTGTGTCGTAGGATGGCCAGCAAACGTTCCGGGAGCGGCACGGTTTGTCGACACAGGGGACATTCGGCCTTGGTCCACTGGAAAATACACGAGAGACAAAATGTATGACCACAAGGGGTTTGAACGGTGCACACATCCCATACATTTTCCAAACAAACCGGGCATTCCATGTTTTATTTTTCGTGTTCAAAAATAAAAAAAAAAATCAGCGGAAACACAGAAATCGTTGTCGACGAGGCTGGGTGGGGGTAGTATCCTGCAAGGAGGAATAATACGCCGTGGAAATATTTTCCATCGGACCATACGCCGCGGTGAAACTCGGTTCCGGCCACATCTTTTCGGACGGTGGTGGTGGTGATAATTTCGAAGAAAAAGATCCCATGGTGTGGTATTTTTTTGAAAAACATTGTTGGACGGTTGAAAGCCTTCATTTTTTTGGTCTACAAGTCGCCCTTTTTACGGTGTTCCGAAAAAAAGGTGTCAAAGGTTCCTTGGGGGTAGCGAGATTGGAGCTTGCGAACGTTCTCCTCCATCACCTCCTGGGGATCCAGATTCAGGGCACGGCACGCATTGGTCCAGTACCACAAGATATCCCCCAATTCACGTTTCATGTGAAATACCAAATCCTCGGTGAGGGGTTTGCCCTGGAACACGAGTTTTTTCACAATCTCACTAAACTCTCCACCCTCGGACGACAATCCAATCGCACTGGTCATCAAGAGGGGAACGTTGCATAACTTGGACTCTTGGAGATCCTGGCACCGCTTGGTAAACGCCACCAGATCGGTGCTCTCCGTGCTGGTGACTTGTTGTACAAATTCACTGTATCGTTGCATTTTTCTTAAAAGAAGAGGATGGCTTTATATCGGTAAAGTAAAGGAAACATGGGGTTGTTTGCGCTTGTAATACCTCATATTTTGTTTGGCCTTTTCCCATTGTTCGCAGTGAAAGGCTACGGGTTCCATGGTCAACGCCGGTGCCTTGCGCGTTTCCACCAGGGACCATATTTTGGGAGGAACGAGAAAAAGGATCGAGGCGTCCGTCATGCCTAAAAAGGCATCCACATCTTTTTGGATCGCCATCTCTCCAATTTTGTTTTCAGCGTATTGTTGTAGATAGAGGAGCAGGTAGCGTTCAAAATAGCGGATCTTGGGATGGCGGTAGATGGTACGATGCATGCGTTCCCGGATCTGGAAAAATAGATCCATCTCGTCGCGCACACGCTCACAGAAACAAACCTGGTTCTGAATCACGCGGGCATTGCGCAACAGACGGGTCACGTCCGTATTAAATTTCATTCCAAAATGAAGGGAATCGCGGACGACATAATCCATCTTGTCGGTATCAAGGCTCGAATAGGGGTTGCAGATGAGTGTATCGTACCATTGGTCGCGTGGAGGATTGTGAATTCGATCCGTGATAAATTGAACCTCTTTTTCGGACAGGGGAATGGCGTGTTCCTCCACGAGATGACGAAACAGCGCCACGCCTCGATATTCATGCTCCGCCCAGGGAATGTGTCCCACCGTTTGTTCCAAAAATTCATCCAAGAGATGAGAAAAGGGGCCGTGCCCCAGATCGTGCACCAGCCCCGCGAGACACACCAGCTCCCGAATGCGTGGCCCGGGATCCACCTCGGGCTGTTTCCGCACAATCTCTTCCATAAAAAGGCGCGTAATGTGGTACACCCCGATCGAATGTTCAAAACGACTCGAGGTGGCCGTAGGAAACACCTTGTAGGCGAAACCCGTTTGTTTGATGTAGTGGAGACGCTGAAAAAGTGCCGTATCCACAATACTTAGTGCCAGATCGGACAATTCAATATCCCCCCAGACCGAGCAGTGAATGATTTTCATGGCTTTTTCCACCACCACCTTTTGAAAAAAAAATAATTTCATTTTTTTAAAAACATGGTATGAATAGAGAACGTCGTATAAATGTTGGAGCATTGGTTTCAAGAAACGCCCCGTGAGCCGATGCAGGATGTCCATCGTATGGCCGCGGAGAATGACCACGACAAGGTCCTTTCCTTTGTCCAAGGCATCGATCCACGATCCAAAATCCCCCTGCGATGGAATCCCCTTCAGCTGGCGCTCACGTGGACGGACAAGAAAAAAACGGTCGAGGTCATGGAGGAATTGGTCGTCTTGGGCGCCGACCTCAATGCCGTTGCCCTTTCGGGGATCAACGCGCTTCATCTGTTGATTCTCCTCTTTTTTTTCAGGGATCACGCGGATCACGATCGCCGGATGCTGGAATGGTGGTTGTCCAAGGGAGTGGATATTCATACCATGGCCATGGTGTACGATACGCTGAAAAACAGCTACCGCGTCTTTTCTCCCCTCGATCTATTGCTGGCCTTGAGTCAAAAAACGCTTTCCATGAAAATATCCGATTATGTTCCCTCTTTTGTGGAGGGAATACGGAAACGTGGACGACGCCCCAAGCCTACGACGTTGCGTCGACTCGTTGCCTTGTTCCTCTGCTATGGCGCCAAGGCGTCGGAAACCTCTCCCCTCCTCGAGGAGGTCGTCCACACCTTGCACACGTTTCCTTTTTCGTCCGTACCTTTTCTACGGGATTATATGGAAACGCGTCTCAAGTTTCCTCTGCATCTATCCCTCCACGATTTGAAATCCCGCCTCGAATTTCTCCAGCAACACGTCCAAGACATGGATATGGAACAGATTGTGGAAACACGCGAGGCGATATTTTTTGCCCATGACGCTGGCGAGACCACTCTGTACGCCAACCCCTGTTTCGAACCCCGTGCCGAGTTTATGCCCTACGAGTACCTCGGTTATCGAGAAGACAAGGAATATTTTTTTCACAAGAGCATGATTCCTTCCATTCTCCAAACCCGTGAGAATCCATTTACCCGCCACGCCATTCCCCATGGCATCCTTCGAAAATGGTTCCACCAAATGAGCCAACGACCTTTTTTCTTTGGCGTGCACATGCTCCGGGAAAGTCGGAAAGACAATGCATTGGTCTTGTGGGAAGACGCCATAAGCGTCCCCAACACAACCTCCACAATGCTTCATTTTGTGCACCACGTCCTGGCTCCTTCTTTTCCGTACACCAATATTCTACGCGTGTCTCACCTTGCCGTTCCCGAATTTATTTATTTATGCCAGGTCCTTTCCCGGGATCCCTACCGCCTGGAGGCCTATACAAAATGCGGGGATGTACCCACCTTTTTGCAACACACCATGGCCTATTTGATGGATCCTAATTTTCCCATGGATGCCTTGTATTTTGGTGTCGAAGAGGCCTTGTTGGACATGGGAACCTATCACCTTGTCGTTTTGGCTCTAAAGGAGGAAAAGTCGAGTTTCCAGGATCCCTTTCTCGACATTATCCTTGGTCATCCTTCCGTAGGCGATCTTTTACGGGATCGAATCGGATATGTTCATTTTGATTATTTTCGTGAAATTTGGAAACGACTCCTCTCTCTCCATAAAATTTTTCTTGAAAAAAATTAAAAATCTTGGTGGAGGATAGAGAAGGAATCGTAGTTATCATGTCATTGTACAACTCTCCTCTAGTGATTGGAGAACTCCAGCTGAATTACTTGTGGCCCCAATATTCACTCCCCTGGAACAACTTTTTTGGACGCGTCCAACCCAACCCCTTTTACCTCCAGAACCAGCTCCGCAACCTTACCATTGCCGAGGTGAACTCCCCCACCACGTTCCGCAGCAACCCCATTGTGTCCACCGGCGAAGGCTCCCACGAGTACCCCGCCCCCAAGTGGTCCGACATTGAGGCCCGCCAGAGCCTCGAGCAGACCTCCTCCGCCACCAAGGTCTTTGTAGGCCCCTACGTGGACATTGGCAACAGCATCTCCGGCCTCGAGTACCAGTACGACTACTCGGGCAGGCTCGTGCACACCTCCAAGACGGGTATCCAAAACTTTGTCTACCTGGTGCTCAACCTCAGGAACGGCAACCCCTCCACCGTCAACTTCCCCGCCTATGTCCAACCTGGATACGGATACGACAATGACGACACCAACACCTGCTACGTAGGAGATAAAGCCCGCAATTACAGCACCCTCACTGGTGTGATCACGGCGTCCGCTAAAAACTCTTGCCCCGGAGATGACGTTGTTCTTTGCCTCGACGATGCCCTCCCCATCGGTCCCTGCGCCGCCCGCTGCTATAGCAAAGATGGTGCTGGATCATTTTACTACATCAACGGCAACCGCCTCTACATTGCCGTCTACACCGGTGTAGACAAGAGTGATTCCGAGGACAGCTCCTGCGGCTCCCACTCCGCCATCATCTTCCACATCAACTACCAGGTCACCATCCGCATCGTCGAGACCACGACGCCCCTGCAAAAGGCTCTTAACCCCCTCACCCCTTTCCCCGCCCCCATCCTCTAAGTATTTTTCCATAGATAGGAAGCATTGAGGAGAACCCACGCAATAAGAAGGAAAATAAAGGTCTTGGCACCCGTGGTGAGAAAAGGATGACGCTGAGTCATGGGAAAAAAGGAGTGCAATATTCCATCCGCAGGAGGAATTGAAAGGAGAAAAAAAACAACGGCAATCCATAGTACCGTTCGGAATTCACCACCTACCTTGGTGGCCGTCTGACGAACATTTTCTCGAGGATCAAGATAGAGCCATGACAACATTTCTTTTTCTTCCTGGGTCGGAGGTATTCTATCTGTAGGAAGTTGTTCCAAGGTATCGACCATTTTTGTTTTGTGTTTTTTTTGTCGAGGCTTTAAATAAAGATTTTTTTACTCGTTGGCGTAAAAAAAAAATAGGCTTGTTATCTTGTACATGTTTTGGACAATTTTTTCGAGGGTGCCGTCCCCCGCATCGGAAAGGGTATCCTCGGAAAGATTGGTCTTGATGGCGCGTCCGCAAAAATAATCCACGTACCCTTTCACCGCGTCTTTGGCGGCCTCGTAATCAAAGTCGGGGCCTTTTCCTCCACCAAAAAAAGACGCGGCTCTCTGATGTTTCCACATTTCGTAGAGCAAGTCCACCTTGGACAGATTTTGAATGGAAAGCATTTTTTGGTATTATTTCAACCGAGGTGGAAGAAATGAAATTTCATTTTTTTTCAACGAGGACACCCTCTGTCAACTGGTAGACCCGGGGAAAAATAGTCATCATCTCCGGATCGTGAGTGATACAAATCACCGTCTTTTTCTGCATCATTCGTTGGATGATTTGCTGGGCGCGGTGCTTGGATTCAGGATCGAGGTTGGCCGTCGGCTCATCCAACAGCACCACGGGATGGGGTTTGAAATACGTCCGGAGCAACAAGATAATCTGGCGTTCTCCACCACTCAACCGCTGTCCCTGCTTGCCCGCCTTTTCCTCCAAATGGTCCATGATACGGGGTGGGATAACGTCCCGGACCTGTTCCAACGCCTCTTGGTCCGTAGGGACACCGTAGAAAATATTTTCCAACAGCGTTCGATGAAAGAGGAGGACGCTCTGATTCATATAGGTAATGTGGTGAAGGAGATCCGACGGGTCGTAGTGGTCCAAGGGGATGCCGTCAATGGTGAGGCTCCCCGTGGTGGGTGGATAGAATCCCAACAACATTTTCACCAGCGTCGATTTGCCCGAACCAATCGAGCCCAGAATGAGGATGCTCGAGGGAAAAGGAATGTGGATTGAAATATCCCGGAGAATCGGTTGGGAAGCCCCTGGGTAGGTGTAGGACACGTTTTCCAAGGCCAAGACGGGGTGGGCACTCATGGGCATGGACGTGCTGCGTGGTGAAGCCACATTTCCCTTGGTGAAACGGGACAGGAATTGTTGGAACTGGTCGACAGAGCCGGCGTGGTAGATGCTATCCGATGTTTTGACCAGCAAATTGGTGGCCGTTTTGGACATTAGAAAAATGGCCGTAATGAGGATGATGAGTTTCCAATAGGGAAAAGCCTTTTGCTGGGAAGACAGGTAGATTCCATAGGCCAATAAAAGAATCATGACCAGGTTAAAGACAATAATGGAGACAATCTTGAGGGTATTGACCTTGTGAATGTCGTTTTGCTGCTTGGTTTCAAAATCCTGGCTTTGTTGGACCATTCTATCTTTTTCATCCTGTCTCGTTTGCGCCATGCGGATGCTCTCCCAGTTGGCCATGGTGTCTTCGTAGCTATCCATCAGACCATGCTCCATGTCCAGACGCGCCCCGGCGTCCCGTGTGAGATAAAAAAAGACGGTAAAATAGGCAATGTAAAGAATCAGAAACGACAAGGCCACCAGGAGACCCATTTTCCAATGAATCCAAAACACGTAGCCGGCAAAAAATATGGCCGAAAACACCAGGGGAATGAGATAATTGACCGTGTTGGAATAATGCTTGTAGAGATGCCCCGGCGTTTTACTGATCCGATGCATGAGCTCTCCCACCTTGAGCTCGTCTTCTTCGAACCGATGATTCAGCATGGCATCCAACAGCTCCGTGCGGGTAAAGGTGTCCAGACGAGGGATGATGAGACTGCTCATGTAATCCTGGGCAAAATGCAAAAATTGGATCCATAAAAAGGCCAAAAAGAATCCCACGAGGACAATATAAAATGCCTTGTATTTCTTGTCCTTGATTTTTTGAAAAATCATTCCCGAGATGTACGACAGCAGCAACATTTCCAATGGAAACGTAATCAGCGTCAGTGCAACATGCCCCGACACGATTCCACGATGCTGTTCATAGAAACGCTGAAAAAGATTCATCGAGGCTTTTTTTTTTCAAGAAAGAAAAAAAAAAATAAAGAAATAAAGAGCTGGGATTGGAGATCCTGGATTTCACTCTCCTCCCGCAATTTGTTCCGATGAAGCACCACAAAATGACGAATCATGAGGAGCAAACGGGGTGGTAAAAAGGTTGTGTCAAACTTGTACCCCGTCTTGTTGATCTTGGGACTGTAAGGAATAAAATCATAGTTTCCATTCTCCTTGACCAGATAAAAACAACGGATAATGGCATACACGAGATCCAACCCTTCCTGGTCCAGTTCCTTGATCTGGGAACACAAATCCATCTTTTCCTCGTACTGCAAAGGCGCCTGTATCGTCTCCGTCTCCTGATAAATCGTGTCAAACAAGGGAAACACGGAAGGACTGCTCATGGTTTGTTTTCTTCTATCGTGTTTCCTTTTTAAATGGTTTGGTACCAAAATTGGTTTCGTATTCAAAGTCGGCCTCGGGGTCGTGGAGTACCATGGCCGAGGGGTTTGGGAAAGGAAAGGGTTTTCGAAAGATTCGTTTCCCATTCAGGGTGAAATAAACCATCCACAATCCCAGGTATTTTTGCCACCCGGTTCCCACCACATCTCCGGATTCCAAAGAGTCCAGACGATGCACAATCTTGTTGTCCTGACGAATCACCTTTTCATCAGTATGCACACCAATCGACTCCTTGGTCCAACCCACGAACCACCCCGTGGTTTGTAGCAGGTGGGAATCACTGGCGAGACCTACGCTGAGACATTCCGGACCCGATGGAAGGTGGGTTAGTGTCATTTCAAAATAAAACACATCCTCCCAACGTTCCACCCTGTCGAGAGCGGTACGGTAGAAACACGGGGTAGGGGTGGAAATGGAAAAGTACCAAGAAAAGAAGCGTTGCCAAAAGGTGCAGTGTCGTTGTCGTCTCCTTGTGGTGGGAAATGGGAAACAGACACAGTCACCTTGCCATTGTCGACAGTGTCCGATATACGCGTGCAAGAGATCTCCACCTCGGACAGTGGGAACCTGGACACGATCCTCCTCTACATTCATCAGACGCCGCAGCTCGTTTTGCCACACGGTACCTATGGATTGGTAGTGGGACGTGGACACCCTTTCCAAACGACCGAGGTCCGACCACGACAGCCATGGGGAAAGCAATCGAAGATCCAAGAGAAAAAGAATCATGTGTTTTGTATATTATGTGGCGGTCATGATGGGGTCGGTGTTTCAATTTTTGCATGGTTGTTGTTCTTGTCGTTCTTGTCGTTGTCGTTCTTGTTGTCGTTGTCGTTGTCATCCCTGTCATGGTCGTAGGAAATAGGAACCATGGTGGTTGTCTGTTGGACGAGAGCACCCAAGTGCTGCTTGGCCTCGTCATTGGTGTACTGGTCCCACGCGGAGCTGTCATTCGCAACCACCCTCCCCGCGTGCTTCAAGAGATGGGCATACCATGTATTCCCCGATTGGTGCACCAGAACATCCGGTAGTAAAAAGAGGTTTGTCTCTTCACACCGCTTCTTTTCCGACAGCTCACGGCGTAATGTCTCGACCACCTCCCGACCCCTCGGAAACGAAAAGAGGTTCTTGGTCAAGAGGGGACTGTCCGTCTGAACACATTGTTCTCGGGCCACCAGGAGCCGGAGATCCATCCCTTTTTTCGCCTCGAGCTTGTCGTAGCGCAACAGGTGATAGACCGTTTTTTGCAACGCCCGATCCACATACTGTTCCATCATCCATTGGACCCCAATGGCCCCCATCTCGATGCGCTGATTGTCCCTCGATTTGACCATGCCCAACCAGATGAGAAGACCGATGACCGCCAACACCACCGAAAATACCGTCCAAAACGGTATCAAATAATAATTGGTCATTTGGACAAAAAAATCAAGTCTTTAAATCATTTTATTGTTGCTTAAACACAATAAAATAGTTTACACGGTAATATGGTGTTGGTGATAGGCGTGGCGGATATAGTACAGTAATTCACCGAGGAGAGGCGTCGACACATCGGTGGCTAGGGGTCGTAGTCCAATGTGGTGGAGCAATTTTTCAGGGTTTTTTTCCATGTACCGATCAAATTCGGTGTGGGAAACCTGGATGGGCTGGAACAGGTCCATAACAAACTTTTGCTGGGTATACATTTGTGGACAGGGTGTGGTTTTCCACTTGGCTTTGAGGTTGGGACGTCGTGAGTGGTACATGGTCGCTTTTTGAATGGCGTGATGCGGTGCAAGATTGTTGAGATAACATAAAAGCGAGGCCACCAAGATTCCGGAACGGCCGTGGCCTCCTCGACAGTGAATGTACACCTTTTCACGATTCTGGAGACGGTGAGCAATATGATGAACTAGCTGAAGAAACAAGCGGCGGTTCTTGGGCACGTGGTTATCCATAATGGGAAACGATAGATAGGTACGGTCTTCTGGTACTCGGTAGACAAAGGGTAGATTTCTTTTTTCTCTTGCCGTGGTGAGGTCGACAAACGTGGTAATGTTGGAACGCAATAACTCGCCAAATTCCTCCTCGCTGGGGTATCCCCCAAAATATCCACCCCCCTCATACATCTCCGAACAAAAATTCATGGAAATTTAAAATGATGAATCTTTATCGTAAAAAAAAAATTTTTAAATCGTTTTTTTCATAATAAAGCATAAAGGATGTACGCAAGGCTCTATGATACCATACCGAACCAGGCGCGCACCGATGATACCAAGTATCCATGCCCGTCCCTCCCCATCCCCGGTCCCTCTTTTTCCATGTACGAGGAACCCGTAATCAACAACCGTGAATATTACCAAGCCCCTCCATCTCGTGAGGCACCACCATCAAGACCCATTGGAAGAACGCCCGTGGCCGAGCTTTTCCGGGCACCGGTAGCCACCGGGACCCCCACCGAGCATCCCGATCTGTTGCCCGTTCTCGATTGCCGTTTCAATCTCCGAGAGATTTGCAAGCAATGTATCCTCTTGGAGGACCACCTGTCCCACGATCAAAAACGATGTGTCGATTGCTGTATCAAGCACTTTCTGGCGTTGGAAGGATTGTGTGAGGAGGCCGTGACCCTCGACAAGGAGAACCGGCATCAACACATTCGTGGCCTCGCGGAAAAGATTCGTCAGCTCCAAAAAATGTGGTACGACAGCCCCGAGGAGAATGCGCATCAATGCAGCCAGGAACTGCGCCAAATCCGCAAGGAATTCATGGCGGACGTGTTTCCCATGATTTTTGAAACGAGCGGGAATGCGTGCGGGGATGGCATGTGCACGCTGAGGCCAAAATTATTGGCGGATAAACACCATTAAAAAGTCATTGTCGGGCCTCCCCTCACCCCTTGTGTCGTACCACTTGATGTCAAAATGTTGGCGGATATATTCTTGGAAATCTTGGGGAAAGATGTCCAGGGTTTGAAAGGAATCAATATTTTCCGCCAACACATCTTCAATGACATAAATTCCACCTTGGACCATGTATTTGGCTAGAACCATGAAAGAAAACACCTGATGAGGCCCAAAATGGCTACCATCGTCTATCACAATTTCCAACTCCCCTCCCATAATCTCTACAATATGCAAGAGATCTTTTTCATTGGATTGATCTCCTACAAACGTGGTAATCCTGGGATCCAACATTGGGCATTCGTAGATATCCATGGCATAGATATGGGCACTGGAAAAGTAGTCACGCCACATTTTTAACCCTCCTCCCATGGTATAGTTTTCAAGAACCGACGAAAATAATTCATAATGGGGGCCAAGACCAATTCCAATTTCCAACATTTTTTTCACACTGTGTCTCATCGTTTCAAAAAGGTCGACATAGCCCGGAATGTAGTCATGACCGTACGTTTTGACTTTATCCGTCACGTAGTGAATGGCTAGACTTTGTAAATCGTTCATTTCTATTTTCGTTCTCTATTATAACAAACAAAAAAAAATATTCGTGCATGCTATGATTGTGGATGAATTTTATTTATTATCAATTAATAATAAATAAAATGCGAATCGTTGCACTCTCCAGCCCCGTAAAGTCAGCCTATTATGGTCAAGATAAAAGAGAGGCGACGCACACGATCCAACAATATGCATTGTCCAAGGATATTTTTCGTGTCAGCAACAAAATGCTCCTTCATGTACCCGATTCAAGCGTTTATGAATATAAAAAGTTAACCATCCACCTTGATAATGGTGTGGTGCACGAATGTAAGGAAAATGAATGGATTCAATTGATTCTTACCATGGAAAAAAAAAATGTTTGCTCGGATTTTGATATCAACATTGTCTACTTTATTAATACATTGGTCAATAACACCACGTATCTTTTTCTTATGAAAGCTCAGTTAACCCATCTTTTGTCTACCGGTCTCATGGAGCATGCTCATTTATATATTGAATGCTGTGGTACGGACCCACAATTTATTTTTCACGTCGAAAATATCATGTCGTCGCAAAGAATGCACAACATCACCGTCAACATGCACCCCGAAAATAACCATGAATATTTTGGTATTCATCGCGTTTGGCAGCTACATCAAGATTATACAGGAGATCCTCATCATCATATTACCTTGTATTTTCATTCCAAAGGAATCTCTCACTATACCTTTACCAAAGAAAATGCCTACCCTGAATATGTGAAAAAAATTTTTGATAAAGTCATCGTTCCATGGGAAAAAGTCCTTTCCATCTTTGAAAAAGAACATCATATCGATAAGATTGGTTATGCTTATCATCCTTGTGGATTCATATGGTATAATTTCTGGTGGGTAAGGGGTAGTTATTGCAGGAAATTGGAACGACCTATACGCACTGACAGAAGACATTATTATGAAGATTATATTGGTCGACAACCCCGTGATCAAAATAATCCTATTTTCCAGCAAACGGAAAGACTTGAAACTCCAAATACTCATGAATGGTATCATATTTCATGTGAAAATTGCTATGGACTCGTCATTCCTCATCCTTGTTGTGGAGAGGAAGTGACGGTTACCTTGAATAAATCAGTTGGACATAATGATTCCATCGCGATGAAATAATTTTATTTATTATTCGATAATAAATAAATAAAATGCGAATCGTTGCACTCTCCAGCCCCGTAAAGTCAGCCTATTATGGTCAAGATAAAAGAGAGGCGACGCACACGATCCAACAATATGCATTATCCAAGGATATTTTTCGTGTCAGCAACAAAATGCTCCTTCATGTACCCGATTCCAACGTTTATGAATATAAAAAGTTAACCATCCACCTTGATAATGGTGTGGTGCACGAATGTAAGGAAAATGAATGGATTCAATTGATTCTTACCATGGAAAAAAAAAATACCGAAACCACCACTACCACTACCACGGACAAGGAAATGATTTCCTCCGTGATGCAAAAACACAGTCGTACGGTGCCCATGACGTATCTACAGGACCGCATGGATTTCAAGGTTCACATTTCTCCTGAACGACGTCCAACATGCAACATTCTTATGCCGGGATTGAGTATCCATTTAACGGGTGGACCATGGAGCATTTTTGAAATTGCACAAAAGATGATGGAAAAAGGTATCCGGGTTCGGATCATCAATGTCGCCCCTTCCAAATACAAGTGGTCCGACGTGATCCCTCTGCTACCCTATTCGCAACAAGGGGAATGGGTGGATTATGAAAACGTGAATCATATTACCTATTCCTCCTCGGATGTTTTCATGGCCACCCTTTATTGGACAGCATTTTTGGCACACAGCATGCAACAAAAACTCAACCAAAAATCCATCTTGTACATGATTCAAGATTGTGAATCCTTCTTTTTTCCCCAAAATTCAGAATCCGCCTATGCCTATGCTTCCTATGAAATTCCACATATTCCCATTTTCAACTCTTGGGTTTTAGAAGAATACTTTCAACAAAATCACATGTCCGTGTTTGGAGGCACTTTCCAAGAACCCTCTTTCCAATTTTTTCCCACCTACCCATCCACCGCCCATCGTCAAAAAATGGAAAAAGGAAAAAAACGATTGATTGTCTATAGCCGACCCCAAACTGACCGAAATGCGTACGATTTTACCATGAGTTGTGTTTGGGAGGCGGTCCGACAAGGTCTTTTTCCACCCGAAAAATGGATGATATTTGGTGTAGGAGCGACGGCTGGCACGCCCAACATCTCTGGGTTGGGTGGTGGCGACGTCAAAATGTATAACATGGATCATATGGATCAAGACAAGTATAAAGAATTAATTACCACGGGCGACATTGGCCTGTCGCTGATGCTGACTCCCCATCCCTCTCTTCCACCGTTTGATTTTGCCGCCGCTGGAATGCTCGTAGTGACCAACGAGCTTTTTCACCGAACCAAAAATACGTACAAGAGTATTTCCCAAAACTTTTTTCCCGCAAGATTGTCCATTCTTTCCATCGTGGAAAGCTTGCGCAAAGCCCTCACCAAGGTGGACGATTATGATTTCCGCATCCAAGGTTCTTTCTTAAATATACCTCCACATGTGATTGATTACGACTATCTCAAAAAACACATGGAGTTATAAAATCAGTGGATGATAGTGTCGATAAAACAGTGTGGGAAAAAGTTTTTTCAAGTCTTGTCCAGTCATGGAAAACACAACGGGAGGATCATCATAAATCACACGCACGACATGAGACTCGCAAAGATCAAAACATAAACCATGATTTCTTAATTCAAACGCATCATACCCCAGATGAAGCAAAATCTTGGACGCAGTGTGGACAGGATGGATCGTCTCCGTACCCGAGTATTGGTGTACCGCCTTGTACAGTGTGGGTTTCAACAGAGGAATCGATTCGGGGCGTATCGACAGGATATCACTCTCTGTAGTTCGCTTTCCATCGCGTTGGTAGAGAGACACTGCATTCTGTAGGGACAAACCAATCCACAATTCCGTGTCAATGTAATAAATCATGGGATCTCTAATTTTTGGAAGGGTGCGGATATACGAGCTGTTGGCCCACCAAAAATTTCCCGAATAATGAGGGGAAGGAATGGTGACAAACATACTGCCTACGGTTTCATGAGTTTCGAGATGGTGTAAGCACGAGGAATAATGCGTCACCAGTGTATGCATCATGAGCTTTCTCCATACATCACTTACGACAATGTCTCGGGGTTGTTTTTTGCTGACGCCTTTGGAGTGGATGTATAATACTTGGAAAGGCTCCTGACTTTCTTGAGCATGCTGATGCAAAACATCCAAAGTGAACCGCTCGTAGGAAAAAGAATTTTCTTGGTGTGCCATGATTTTGCATTTTGGGTGGGTAAAATAAGATAGAATCCAGTCTTTATTCTCTAGTGGACCGGTAATGAAACACCTACATTCTACCACCCTATCCAATAAACCCGACAAGTGGAGAAGACTGTACATATCTTTCAACACTTCTTGATATCGACCAATCGCTGCCATGTGGAAATAAATAAAAATAGGATGGGTTGACATTATATATATGTATTACCTATATATATGATGAAAATAAATTATTTTAGGAGCAAAAAATAAAATTCAATGTTTTCAGGACCCTCCAGTGTGGGATGACAAAAATCGATCGTCCAATGATTTTTTTCGCAATGCCATTCTACGAGTTCTTGAAATGATTCGTACGTCCACGTGTGATAGTGAATATCGCCTCCATTTTCCTGTTTCTGTTGCACAAATTCGTCCAAATTATTTTCCGGTGGTACCTTGAATGTTGTTTTGGTATAAAATTCCATATAATGATCACGGTCTCTCTCCACGGAGGGATGGTTGTAATCCTCTACGAGATGATCCAGAGTGGTCAGCTCACGATCCACATCAAACGTTCTTGTCTTGTCGGGAACAATCAATACCAAAGATCCTCCTGGTTTAAGTATTCTATGAAATTCATCGAGAGCGCGGATGGGATTATTCGTATGTTCAATCACATGACAGGCAATGACAAAATCCACGGATTCGTTGGCCACATTCCACAAATTTTTAATATCGGACACATAGTGTGGAAATACGAGATCGGATAGATTCTGTCCTGGGTACATGTTCTTTTTTAATGTGTCGTACGAAAACATGTCGCAGTAAAGAACCTGACAGGAGAGGGGTACCGCTAGAGGCGAGGCTCCGGCACCAAATTCGACTCCAATACCTGATAGATTCGACGTTAAAATATCGCGCATATCGATGCTATTATTACCCACCGATGCAAGATCTTTTCTTGTGTAAATAGGAGCAATCCCGCCATTCCTATACGAATAGATGATTTCGGGTGATACGTCGACGACCTCCTCCCATTGAAAACCGTTCCTATGAAACCAATCGATGCTCCGCACCCAATGACGTTTTCCTTGATCCACGTAAAATACCTTTCCTTCATAGATGGAGGATTCAGAACGTAAAACGATTCCGTTGGGTTTTTCCATTTATCATTGGAAAAGAATTTTTTTTTATTCATTTCTCTCTGAATAATAAAAACACACATGTCGTCGTCTCTGGGTTTTATAATGTTGCGGCACGTCAATTCACCCACCACGAATCAATACTGGCAAGAATGCTACATGCGGATCCGCACCCTTTACCCCGATAATTGGATCCTCATTATCGACGATCATAGCGTTCTTTCCATGGTCGACTCGAATTTCAGCATGAGGAAATGCAAAGTCATCCACTCGGAATTTCCTCAAGCCGGGGAGCTCCTCGGCTATTACTATTTTCACAAGACACGGTTGTTTTCCCAAGCCGTCATTCTCCACGACTCGGTCTTTCTCCAACAAAAACTACCTACGGTCCAGGATCCCGTTCGTTTCCTATGGCATTTCACCCATTCGTGGGACAACCCAAAGCAAGAAAAAATGTGGCTGGCCAAGCTGCGGCATTCCCACAACCTCCTCCCCTTTTATGAAAGAAAAAAAGAATGGTGGGGTTGTTTCGGTGCCCAATCCATGATCCAGCTCGAATTTCTCGATTTTTTGGAAAAAAAATACGGCTTGTTCGAACACGTGCTTCCGTCTATGAAAACACGTGTTGATCGCATGTGTATGGAACGCGTGCTAGCTGTCCTGTGCACCTTGGAATTCAACCAGCTCCAATGGAAACCCTCCTTTTTAGGGGATATCCACAAGTACGGCCTCCCATGGGGCTACGATTTCAAGCACTACCGGACAAAACCCCGCACGTGGAAACACTTGCCCGCCGTCAAGGTGTGGACGGGCCGTTAATGTTCTTGAAAGGAAGACCACACGGTATGCACCAATTGTCGACAACAAAGCGGGACCGTGGCTTTTCCGTATTGAAAAATGCGGGGGTCCAGCGTTGTTGTCCACCTTTTTTGAAAACACGATAGCAATAATCTTGGGCGGATCACGCACTGAATGGTGGGACACGATGATTGTACATCCAAGAGCGTCTTTTTTTCCCCGTTTGTCCGCATCCATACGTGGATAATGTGAGAACAACGCGGACTTTGCGTGGAAAACCGCCAGTATTTCATCCTTTTTGTATTTATTTTTATGAACAGTCATGAAAATAAATAATCTACAATGTTCCATGATTTCATGTAGGCGGATAATTGTTTGTAGAAAATAAACGAACTAATTCCCACCTACTAAATCCGTCTTGAAATTCTTTGTACAACGTTGGTACATTCTGGTTTTCTCGATTTTTATTCGTCAACCATTGAGACGCATATTTACAAATGTTTTGACTACCCACCTGAATCGTGACAGTGGTTTGAGTCTTGATGGGGCCAGACACTGGATTTGGAAAAGTGGATAGGGTCCACACCTCACACACATTGCTTGTCGAATTCATCCAGGGGTAGCAGTTCGTTCCACAGGATGTATTGTCTTTGGCGGACAACCACCCACATGTCGTATACGAATCACTAGGATTACATTGGTAAGCATAAAATCCGACATTTTCATTATAATTAATAGGGTCTCCTGGTTTTTTATTAGTATTCACCGTTCCATCGGCATTGAGGGACACAATTTGCCAGTTATAGTGATTTTTGGCGGTAGGTTGAAACCTGTTTTGAGGTGTTGCATTCATCGAGGGAACTTTGGTTTTGCTTGTATTTAATTGTTCGAATCCCAGATATATTCCATCTCCCTCAAATAATGGAGGTGTTTCACCACATTGTATTTGCACAACATCACAATTTCGAATGGAATTCACTATATTACTGGCGATAAGAGCCCCGCCCGCCGTGGGAAAGGAACCCAATTCAACATCAATCGCAGTTTGTGTTGAAACTAAATCTGTTCCAGATGGGCGAGTACAGACTAAATTTGTTAACACCACAAGACCAATGGTGTTGGTGTCCTGTGATACCACATTACTAATCTTGGCGGGTTCCAATGTATTCCCGAGGTTATATACATAAGTTCCGTTGAATACTATGACTTCAGTTCCATTATTTTGTATGTTGGAAAGCACAAAAGGACGTCGTGAATTGTTGGATGGTAATGTTCCACCCGTGGCATTATCCAACACCACTTTGAAAACCAAAATTGGAAAATTGTCGTCTAAACCAGGATTCAAACCAAGGTATTTTTTGTCAATATTACAATTATCAAAGACTACAGAAGCGGCTTCCAAATGAACCTGGATTCTGTCTACCGTGGGGTAGCATCCGCTTGCGTCCGAACTGCTCAATTGCTCATCTGTCCAATAGGGAACATGAAGATACTGAGAATCACTCCTAGACAGTTTATTGGTGGCGTTAAAAGTAAAAATGACTTTAGGAAGATTGTTGCAGGTACCTCCATAGACAGTATTTGTGCACTGGTAGGAATAGGAAAGTGTCAAGGTTGCTGAAATAAATTCATTAACAATAGAAGGTTGACCATTTATAAATTCTTGCTTGTATTGAGATGTTGATGAATATTGGACAGATCCAGGGGTAAAGGCTGCTGCAAAAAATGAGGAGAGGCCTTTGGCATTAAATGAAGAATCGGGTACCAACAGACCAGTTGTAGTTTGTGAATTGGTGGTGTAAGCGGCTTTGGTATTCCCAAAGGGTTGTAAAAGCAATTGATTGATAAAAGGAAGACTGAAAGGACTACTGTTTACAAGAGGAACATTGAGGATGGAATTTTTGGAGGCATTGAGAGCATCATCCTTGTTTTGAAAAAAATTCTTTAAAAGAGAAAACGAAAACGTGTAGCCAGCAAACGAATTAGCAAAGGAGAATGGCATTTTTTATTTCTAGTACAGAAAAAAAATATATTTATTATTATTTCATGAACAAGGGTTGCAAGAGACGCATACGGGAGGGTTGCAAGGCGGGTTCGTTTTAATGACTGCTGAATTATTGACCAAGACCGTTTGACCAAAGACGCATTGTATGGTTTGAGGTTTGCTCGGAGTAAACTGATCAAAATACAAGATGCCTAAAATACGCTGACTGTTCTGTTGATATTTGGTGGTATTTTGCAGAGCCGGTGATAAATTGGATAAAATTTGCGTGGTAAAATTTTCAAAATCGGTTTCAGGGATTGTGCTCTGATTGAGGACACTAGGATTGAAGAGAAAAAAATTAGGGGAAGCAAAATCAGTACTCTGATAAGTTTGTGCGGCCACGAAAGCCACTGCGATGGGTAAAACCGTCGTAGAATTGGAAGAAGCTATTTGTTGCAAAGAGGCCGGTGTGAATTTACAAGAGGTACTACCCGTTGTGGAAGTCGTGCACTCTACAAAATAAAAGGAATAATAAATACCCAAGAGGGCGTTGCTTTGGTCGCCGTTGACGGTGAGCAAATAGGGGTCAATTTGACCACTACTGGAAATGCCGGGAAAGAAGAATGATTGTGTAATCTGGTATGACGTAAAATTTTGGGAGGTGAACGCCGGTGCACTAGTCGTCGACTGTTCCAAGAGAACATTGGGAAAAGGAGTGTAGGATCCGGAGGCATCCGGATATTCGAGAAGCAATGACAGTTTCGTGCCATTCAATGACGCGGTGGCTTGTATAGGCGCCATCACAATCTTGTTAGTGAAATAGGTGCCGCTGTAAAGGTTTTGGGCTGGTATGTTTTGGAGAGTTTTGTTTGCTGGTGAATTCAGCGCAGCATTGGCGATGGAAAATTGAGAATAAGGGGGTACAAAAGTAATGTTGTAGGCACTGTAGCACGCAATGCTCTGAGCTTTACCTTGTATATTCGTGATACTGTTGGTAGGAATAAATCCTGCGGATGGAATAGGATTTAATCCCACGGTAGCTAAAATTCCTGAATTGTTATTGCCGCTGGACATTATGACTTTTTGTTTAATTTACGAAAATATTTTTAATTTTTCAAATATTTTTTCTTGTGAGATAGTAGTAATCATAATGGGACAAACTACAAGTTCAAGTAATTCTTCGAGTGCACCTACGATTGGGATGTCAAACATTGCTACCACAACAGTGGGTGCATTTGCTTTGAATAATTCTTCAGCAGGCGAATCCATATTGGTACCTTCTTCTTCTGACGTATCCGGAACTTTTTTTACGCTACCTCCCTCTTTTTCTTTGCAATTACAAAATGGTTCATTATCTAACAGCGGTGCTCAATACCTGGGTCTAAAAGCGTTGACGAATGCCAACTACCGTTCTTTCACCATTCCAACTACGGCGGTGGCTGAGATTTATGGTATTGTCCCCACCCTTTGCGTGTATTATGCTCAGATTTGTACCATCAACGCTTCCCAATCCATCTATTCATTGACACTCTACATTACACCCTCGGTCACAGCCGATGACCCTGTGATCCTCTTGGAACATTTGGCGGTACGTGAATATACGTTTGTAGGTGATTCCAACGTCATCAATGTAGATTTTCCTTATGTAGTGTACAATACACAAACCGGAGATTTCGAAACAGTGACGGCCTTTGTCACCATCACCATGAACTATACACCCAATACTCTTGTTGCGTCCCTCACCAATGGGACGGGCTCCTCCACAACGGTACTATTTAATTTTTCGTTTAATGGAAATAAAACCTCCGTCAGCGACATTCCCACGTATCCTTACATTGCGGAGACCCAACTTAGCACCGCCCAAGTCGGAACGCTGAATAAAAACGCCTTGTATAATATCGGCACCAGTTATATGGGTGCCATATTTATTATTTTCACAACTCAACAAACGGCCTCCATATCATGTTTTAACCCGACGGACACCTATGGCGCCCAAATCGGTGCTTATCAAAATGTGTAAAAGTAAAAAAAAAAAATATATTGTTATGAAACAAAAAAATGTCCAACAAAATTATTAGTGTTGCACCTGCAAATGGTCCTTTGAACCAAAAAACTACAATTACACTCGGTTTCCAAAATCCTCTTCAGGGTAAAATTAACGCCATTTATTTCAACATTAATGGAACAGATGCTAGTGGAACAGATGTTAGTGGTACAGCTACAGATGTTAGTGGGAATCTAACCCAGGTGCAGGTCAACGCACCCATTGAAATGGGTGTTATACCCATTATTGCACCCATTACCGTGGCAGCGACCACGACCGACGCGTCCGGAAATCCAGTCCAGTATACATTCGGTGGTGAAAGTTTTACGTACGGTGGTGGGGATGTACTCATTTTAACGGGAAAAAATGTGACGAATGATTATCTTAGTATTATTTCTCCTACTTTGAGTCTAGGACAAAGTAGTACCAACACCCCTATAGTCAAAGACTTGGCCCGGACCTATATCCTGAGTGGTGATGGAAAATACATCAAGGTCATTTACAGTTTCAAATTGTTGGCGGCTCTCTTGGATTCGGCACCCACTGCAAACAGTAGTACCTCGACGACCATTTTTCAGATGCAAGTACAGACATACAATAACTCCAATGGAGATTATATTGTCAATGCCGAAGTTCAGACGTTGGGAAATTCCACCAAAAGTCCTACGTATGACACCGTCGTCACCGCCAATGGTACTTCCGGGCTAATCTATTTTCCCGTCACCAATTTTTTTAGTGTCACTTCTCCAGGTGCTCCTTATACCATTACACTGATGCTTACCAAAGTCGATTAAAAATTACAAATTACAAATTAAAAAATAAAAAATAAAAAAAAAATCTTGGGTACTTTTAAAAATTAAAATGTCGTCAAGTCTTCAAGTATTGACTGGTACCGCTGTAACACAACTCACAGTTATTGCTCCTCTGCTCTCCTTGTCTTCCACGGATGTTTCGGGAACCTCCGTGGTGGCTGATATTTCCAAAACCCTCACCTACAGTGCAGATTCCGGGTACGTCCAGATGATTTATTCTTTTGAATTGCTAGCGGCCCTTCTCGATTCCGCACCAACGAATACGGGCGGCACCGGCACCAATATTTTTCAAATGGTGGTAAAAATACCTACAACAGTTCCAGCAAATACCAAATATGTGATTGATGCCATGATTCAAACCAAGGGTAATTCAGCACTCTCACCCACCTACATCACCAAAGTGAACGCGGACGGTGACATCTTTTTCCCCGTGACCAATTTTTTCACCGTAACCTCCCCCGGATCTCCCTACACCATCACAATCACCATGACCAGGGTCATTGCCTAAATCTAGATTCACCTCGTTTTTTTTTATTTGTTTCAAATAAAAAAGGAGTACCACTACCCAATTAAAGCAGCCGCGCGGATCCTATTAAGGGATTTGGGTCCCGTACCCACCGCATCGTTCAACAACATTTGGAATCCCCGGAATTCCACAAACATGCGCCGCTCCGATTTCTTGAAAGGAATCCTCCCCACATCCCACAAGGCTTGCTTCTTGAATTTTTGTTGCTCGTTTGTCGACACCTTGTCCCTATGAAGGCTTTCAAAGTACGCATACTCTTCGACCGAGACATGCAATTTCATCCACGCCTCGAGCGTTTCGAGCTCGGTGGTGGATAACACTGACCGAATATCCTGAAAAGCCTGGCGGAGCACAAAGAGGCTTTCTTTCCGCTGATGACGCGTCGTGGCGCTGTACAGATACAAGAAGAGATAGTTTTGCAACGCCTTTCCCGAAATCGTACGCGCCTGTTCCACGAGGGGTTGGACCGTATTGGGTACCTTTTTGATGGTAAAATACCGCGCGGCCAGGTCGGAGATGATCCCGATGGCATCGTCCAACAAAAAACCAAGCGTCATTTGATAATAAAAGGTCAATTGGGAAATATTCCACGCCGTGGGAGAGGCCTGGGCCAGGAATCCTACCCCGGCATACCGCGGATCCCGTGTCTTGCTCACCAACAAGGTAGGATAGGGAAAGCCGGGAGGCATGGGCGTGGCCTCGTACTGTTCCAAAACGGATTCGACACGATCCATGGCCGAGAGGAAATGTTGGAAAATCCACAACAACAATTGGCCCGGTGGTACAGACTGTTTACGGGAAAAGGTGAGGACAAATTCATTGTTATTGAAATTCCACGGGCCGTGAACCTTTCCAATGGAATCGGGGGGTCCCGATGCTAAAAAAGGTGGGAGGGTGTCCTTGACAAAGGCGGTGGAGAGGGTCAAGAGATCATTGTACACCTCGACACTTTTTTGGAAAAAGGCGTGCTTGGTGTATTCCGTAGGCAGTCGATAGATGGAACCCTTTTTTTGCACGAGACACAATTTCTGCGTCTCGAGTTCAAAACCAATAGAGACCTGGTCATACATTTTTTTATACTTGTAAAAAAATATTTTTATAGCATTCTAATTGTACCCGAGGGCATCTCACACCCACTGTCAACATCCAAGGCGCAGGTACGAACGACGGTGGAGAGGGAGCACGCTGGACTCCACCATTCAAAAGGGGGAAGACGTTTCCCTCCCTTTTCTACTCGGGGTGGTTCAAACGGATAGTCCACTGGGACTCTCAGATGGTAGAGTACACCCTGGAACCGCACGTGGATATTTCGCGGACGCACCATTATGACGTGAAAGTCGGGATCGTTTCGGAGGCGTTTCCATTCTTTGGGAAGACGTATACGCCTTGCTCCCGTCAGACGGAGATCCACCACCACCTTTTGAAATTGCTCGTGAAAGGTGGGATCGTATTCATAAATATGACGCTGAATTTCCAAGGGGAGACATTGCATTCTAGTTTTGATTTGATCTGGTTGGAATAGTTTTTTTGACAAGGAATGCATTTTTTATTTTCCAAAAAAGAAAAGATGAAACTCCTGGATGGACACTGGGTGAAACCCTTTGGTACCGGCATCTCCTGTATCGATACCATTGACGCGGAATGTCCCCGCGGTATTTCCTTGGAGGAATGTATGAAACAGTGTGAGGAATCACCCTATTGCAATGCGGGGTACCACGTCTCGTTTGACGAGATTCCACTCCCAAGCTACTGTGTACCCCTCAATACTATTTTTTATCAAAACAGCAATTTCCTCGACAATGCCATTGCCCCTACCAACAAGACACGGCTTTCCGCGGACAATGGCATCCACGTCCATGTCTTTTATAACCCGGACCGATTCCCCGCCGACGTGAACCTGATGAATACCCCCTACCTCTTTTTTTCCAATACGGTGTATTTGGTCCAGGATCGAGGCGCCCAAGGCGGCAAGTATTATTTGCATTCGGATTTTGCCTTTTATCCCATCCAGGAAACGGCCATGACCGTGGTATTGGGTCAGGAAAATACGCTCATGACCGATTTTGATCTTCGTCTCACGACATCATCCCGCCTCTATTTCATCAAAAATGACGAGTACTCCATTCTCTATTACGATTGGGAGACCTACGAGTTTTCATGGAAACCGTACTCGGCCATTGCCTACACCTATGCTTTTCGTGATCATCCCCAGGGCTTTGTGAATGAACGCGAGCCCTTTCAGCTTTTTAATGGGTTCCATCAACAGTATCTGACGGTGGACCACCACACCAATCGATTGGTATGGTCCAAGGACAAATCTCCGTATCCACTATCGTTTGAATTGGATCCGACAAGTCCCGTGAATCAGTTCTCACGCACCAATTGGAAAGAGGTACCACGAACGTTTCCCCAGATTTGGGATTCTCTGAATCAAAAACGAATTCCCCAGTTTTTATGTGAAAATTTCAACAATTGCACCACACGTACCGCCCAGCCCCTTTCCCCACCCTTTTGGATTTATCTGACCGCCATGGTCGGCACCCTCGTTATCCTCGTATCAATCGTGTCCCTCATCGCCCTACGAGCAGCAAGAAAAGCAACAAAAGCAAAGACATTAAAAAACAAAACACGCTGATCCACACAAAGTCTCCTCCGACCGTCGATCCCCGTGCCACGGGGTAGGTGTACATGACCTGCTGCAACTCGGACAAGGGACTGCCTGTCCCTATATTCTTGGGAAGCACCCTCATCCCCGCGCTTTGCTTCATACACTCCAGCATGGAGGGATGGTCCGTCTCCTTCTCCGAAGGCACACACAACCCCGTCGAGGTAAGACGAAAATATTGTCCTCGGGGTTTTTCGGGAAAGAGGTATAAAAATAAATTGTAATTGTCCCAGAGGATGTCGTAGCAGGACACGTTCTTGTTGGCGTGGTTGGGTAAAAAAAAGTTGTTGCTGGAGGGAGGGCACCCCTTTTCGTCTCGACAGTAGGTAATTTCCAAAATTTTTTCATCCGAGCTGTTATTTTGGACATAGAAAAGGCGTGTTCCGGGAACAGGGTACGTGTAGGCCATAAAACCAAAGGAATTATTGTACACGTCCAGCGAGGAATAAAACACATTGCCGTTGCGGAAAATGGATATTTTGGCGGTGGGAAAAGGATACTCGTCATTCTTTTGGAGCACCGCCACCGTCGCAAATCCACGATGAAAAGAGGGAGAATACTTGCCATTCCAACCCCACAAGGTTTCTTTCAACATCCAGTACGACTCGAGTTTTTCCTTGTCCTGGTCGGGGATGGACAGAGCGTCCCAGAAATGAGGATGAAACCGGTATTCGTCCTTGAAACCAAGCAAGGGAGGTTCGAGGCGGTATTGTGTAGCATCGCGCGACACCCACAGCTGAATAGGAAAATAAACATTAAAATTCTGTTCCATCTTTTTATTATTCTTCTTGATAAAAAGAAAATGAATCCTTTTTTTACCACCAATGTACCTAATTGGCTGCCGTTGATGTACGTTTTTTCCAATCTCCGAACCTTTCACGACAATCACGCCTGGATGGACAATTACGACCCTCAACACCATCATTTATCCATGTGCTTGGAGAATTGCACCCAATTCCCTTCTCCCCAGCCCTGTATCGACTATTGCCACAGCGTGCAAAACACACGGGATCGATCCAATACCGTCGATCCTTTTTATCAGTGCAAGGATGGGCGGTGCTGCAAGCAAAAAGCGGGGACCAATGACTATGCCTATGTCCGATGCGTGGAGCAGCTTGAGCAAAAAAAAACATTTTCCATGAATCATCCTTGGCCACTTGTTTTTTTCATTGCATTGCTTTTTATTCTTGTCTTGATAAAATGTACGTGAATCCCACCACCCATCCACTGAATACGTTTGTTCTTTCCTCCTCGACCACCTCCTCCTCGACCACCTCACCTGCGCCTACCGCAACCGAGGATATGGTTTCCGAGACGCTGAAAAAACTCATTACTGTCCACGCCGATTACTCCCATTACGACATGAGTGTACTACCTACTGAATTCGAGCCACAGAATGGTGTGTGGAAAGAATGGTTGGTTCCTGTGGTGAATCAGGGATCGTGCGGCAGTTGTTGGAGTTTTGCTTCGGTCGGTGCTCTGTCCGACCGATTCAATGTCTTGATGAGGAAACGTTTCTTGAAAGACATGCTGAGTCCACTCATGCCCACCATCTGCAACGATATTTTGAGTGTGCTGTTTGAGGATGATCCCCAACGCCAAGAAACCGTTCAGAATCCGTTTCGATTGTCGGCGAGCACCATTGAAAACCTGGCGTGCCACGGCAATTCGCTCGTCACCGCGTGCTACTACCTCTATTCTCAGGGCACCACCACCAACCAGTGCATGGCCTACACCCTACCCTATTCCACGTTGGTAACCTACAAGACAACCGAATTGAATTGGGGATTTCCCTTTACGAATTCGGTCTATTTCCCACGAAGCGTAGGAAAAACGATTTATGATTATAGCAACTTTAGTCAGGACCAAAACAAGGGAACGTGCGCCTTTTACAACCAATCATCGGCACGACCCTTTGCCTATTGCAACGACTTTATCCGCATCGACAGTGTCAAAAATTATGGCTCTCCCCAGCAGCATTTCCAAGCCCTGATCATGTACCAGGTACAAGGCGTCGTGGAAGACAATCGGCGTCTCATGATGGATATTTTCAAGTGGGGTCCCGTCTGTTCCGCCTTTACCGTCTATGACGACTTTTACGACTTTGATCCCAAAACGACCCCCGTCTATGTCCACGACCCTACACGCACTAATGTCGTAGGGGGACACGCTGTGGAGATTGTGGGATGGGGGGTGTATGAGGGCAAGACACCCTTTTGGTGGATCAAGAATTCTTGGGGACCCGAGTACGGTATACAGGGTTATTTTCGATTTTTACGGGGAAAGGATCAGTGCAGCCTTGAAAGCAATGCCCTGAGCATGCTGCCCAACCTCTTTTTCCCACTGAATCGTGTGTCCTACCTCTGGGAATTGGAAACGGCACTCCAGCAACTGGATATTTTCAAGGTGGAGTTCACACCCGTGTATCAACAATTCCAGATAAAAATTGCCAAGACGTTTGAACCCATTGCCGCGGATTTGAATTCTTATCGACAAGACCACGTCATGAAACAATTCCCGCTTTTACAGTACCACGCCCTCTCCCGCATCGGCTACCTGACCACCGATGTGCTGACCCCCACCAATTACAACAGCGCAGTTTTCCGCACCATGCCGGGATTGTATTTGGGCACCCCTTTTTCCATGTTCCCCTACACTCGTGATTTTGTCGCGGCCGAGATTCCCACCACTACCAAAAAGACTCGGGTAATACTCATGACGACATGGACCCTCGTATTATGGGTGCTCTTGGTGCTTTTGATCGTCTTGGTGCTCTTGGTACGGATGGATGGTTTAAAAAGATTCCGCCATGGAGTAAAATGAAACATTTTATGATTTCCTTGCTTTCGCGTTTTCTCTACACCAAACCACCTGAAACAAAAGAGGCCACTTATCCCATCTATCATCTCTATACGGGTCCTGACGACCATTCCTACATGGAAAAAATTAAGCTTCCCTATCGTTCCAAAGTTCCCGTCCAATTTTTCCATCTCCAAGTCTCCCCACCCCATTCTACCTACGATTTCCACAATGCCCCTCAAAACAATTACGTGCTGACTCTATGCGGTACCATTGAATTCACCACGTCCCGTGGAGAAACGTTTACCATTCAAAAAGGAGATATACTATGGGCACAAGATGTCGACGGCAAAGGACATAAATGGGTATTACTAGGTGAAGAACCCTGGATCCGTGCCTACATTTCCCTTGCTTAAAGGGTTTGCACCGATGCGATGGGCGAGCTCGACAAGACTGACGAGCCACTAGAACGTCCCCTCTCCAGGTCGGTGAATCGAATCACGTCGGTGGCACCGGAACGACACCGGGCCACGGCATTGCCCAGCGAATCCATAGCCTCGGTCAGATAATGATCCTCATAGCGCAGGGAGGAATCCCTGGTGGCTCCCGCGTAGCGGCCATTCAGAATGGCGTCCTGGTTGCTGCCCACGTACACCACCTGCCCCTTGATTCTCTCCAACGCCTCGAGCTTCCGGGCTAGCTCTTCCGGTGAGACCGCCATGCTCGCATTTTCTTCCCCATCCGTCAGCACCACCAAGAGGACGAGCTTTTGTTCGTCCATGTCCGAGGAGGATTCCGTGGAAATGATATCCAGCACGTGGCCCATGGCATCACGGAGCGCCGTCATGCAATCCGGGATATAATCGTCCTCGGTCAGCATCGGCACATCCTCCAAGGATCGGTGGCGGTAGGCCTCTCGAACTTCCTCGTTGAAAAAAAAGAGGGAGACACGGCACGCCCCACCCACCTTTTTCTGCTTCTGCAAGAGCTCGTGGACACTGTTTACCAGCGTCTTTTTCTGAGCGTGCATGCTCCCGCTCTCATCAATGACGAGGTAGAGATCGGTTTCCTGTGTTGGATTCATGATTTTGTTTCTGTGGAAAAAACAAAATCGAGTGAGTATTGGATGAGACAATCGTCAAAGATATACACGGACTTGTAAAAAATATCAAAAAGGATTCACTTTTTTTGGAGCATGGCCAGCCACGCTTGCTGTTCTTCGATAGAAGGAGGGGAACCACGGAGCCCTCGACGGCCATTCCCCCGCGCCTCGTCGCACGACACATACTCCCACGCAATGCGCCACCGACCATCTCCACCCAATCCCATATCCACATCCCCGTGTCGGCATTCGGGACACTCATTGTCCACGACCGCATAAATGGGACCTACAATGGGCGTCATTCCTGAACCTGCACCAGACCCGGAACCCAACACACGGACACATCGACCACACGCGGCCCCTCCCTCAAACTGTTCATGGTTCATGGCAACGGTGGTCGCGACCCCATTAAAACCGGGCTGGAGCATGCAGGCACCCTGGGCACCATTCCCCCCGGCACCATAAAAGGTTCCGTCTCCCTCAAACGCTCGGACCGCCACTGCGGCAGATACTATCCAGAAAAGTAAGAATTTCATATTGTTGTCGTTGTTTTATCCTAACCATAAAAAAATATTGGGAAAACATCATTTTTTTTTTCCTTCATGCGTATACCCCATTGTTTTTTCTTGTTCCAGATTCACGTGTGCCCAAATATAATCTTGAATTTCTGGGGACAAGAGGATGGGTTTCTTTTCATAGAGCGCGTGATAGGTGCCCTTGTACCGGACGATTTTTTTCCACTCGTGAGGGTGTTTTCGACGCAATTGGAAACGCGTTTGAATGGATTCGAGGGTGTTTTCATAATCGTCCCGCAGATCCTCATATTTCAGAATCAGAACGTGAGGGAAAAGATGCAGGGCCTTTTCCAAGTAGAGGAAATAATCGTGTTTTGTCTCCCGTAAAGCAAGGAGGTGGGGATACCTTTTCTTGGTCAAAAAATGTCGATCCTCCATGATTTCCTGCCCCTTCTTGTCGCCCTGTTCGTAAATGCTATACCATTCCCTTTTTAAAAACCGTTCAATGTCATGCCGGTTTTCGGGAGGAACATGGTGTTTGCGCTTGAAAAAACTGTCCACCCATTCGACAGGGTTGCGTACCACACAAATCATGAGCATGGTTTGTTTCTCCTCCTCCGTATAAGAGGCCATGTCGTTCTCATGCCCAAAAAAATGCCGGAGGTGATGGTGGCGACGGGAGTACTCGATGAAAAAATTTTCGAGCATGGCGTATTGAACAAAATGAGAGCCTGTGCACCGCTCGCTCATAATTATAAATCTTTGTATCTGCATTTTTGAAATTTAATACATTCGTATTCATTGCTTAAATTAAATATGATAGTTTACGAATAACGGTTCGTCCTTTTCAATATCACGTCGGGCGCGGTATTCCATGACCGTTTTCCCGTCTTTTTGTACGAGTTGAAAAGACACATTGTGTTCCGTCAATGAATGCGGCATCAGAATACAGGGAGATAGAATCACCGTATCCTCGTCGTCGCGGAACGCATAGGCGTAGAAACGCAGCGACATTTCCTGCCACGTGGTCTTGTCTGCACGATCCACCAAGAAAAGCTCGGCGGTGTAAATCAATTCGTGTTGGAGAATCTTGTCCTCGGCATACATTTCATACGTCGGTGCACACTCGACACGGTACATGTTTTTTATTTTTATATTTTTTCAAAATATAAAAAAGACAATGACGTTTATTTCTTTAGGGGTCGATTGTGGAACTGCCGAGTTGTTGCGCAAACTAAATTTGAGACATTGTAGCCTCCCTTTTGATTGGGTAGTTACGTATGAAGGTATCACGAATATAATAAAGAATGATTTTGAGGACTACATACCGGAAAACCATAGTATTAAGAACGACCATTACGGGGTCTTATTTGCACACAATACTTTCCCACAAGATAAAGACAAAGTAATTGAAAGAATCCACCGATTCAAAAAAATATTGGAAAATAATAAAGAAAAAATTACGTTTATTCGCAAAGGACACGGACAGCACCATCATGGAGAACACGATACCGTAATTAATGACATTGAGGATGCGATAAAATTCGATTCGTTCCTCAAGCAAAAATACCCTTTTTTAAAATATGAAATACATGTTATTTTATTATGTTATCCTTGTTTCCCCGATACGTATACATACGGTAAAGACATACCCACCACGATATATATACACAATGTAGCGAAAATGAACGTCATCGAGGCAACATACTTTGACGAATTATGTATACAGTTATTCGCAAAATAATCATCGATTCAACTGGAATGTCTGTTATACAAAGATAATTGTCATTTTACCACAATAATACTTCATGAAAACATTTATTTCAAATATGTAGTACTTTTTCGAACATAATCACCAAGTGTACATTATGATTATTTTCATACGTCGGTGCACACTCGACACGGTACATGTTTTTTATTTTTTCAAAATATAAAAAAGACAATGACGTTTCTCGATGCTGCTATTGGTATGAATAATATCCAAAATCTCCGTCATGGCGCTTCAGGTGGTGAACGTGCTAAAAATATTGGGGCTTTGGTGGGTAAAATTGCGGGTACCACGTTGCTCGCAGCGGGAATGATAGGAGGACTCGCCAAGCTGGGGAGTACAACCGCCTCGTTGATTCGTAAAGATGTTTTATGGCAAGAACACCGCTTGCTGAATCCCTTGGAAAAGTATGGGAAAAAAAAAGGACCTTCCACGCTGGCCAAAATGTTTCCTCAACATCGTGGCCAGCATCCCTCCCTCACACGTTCTCTTTGGCATTCATTGTTTCCAGCCAAACAACGCGCCATGGCCTCGGGGATAGAAACTTTGTCGGCACCCGATCGGTATAGTTTCTTAAGACCAACACCACCGCGTTCGGCCACGTGGCGTGATTGGTGGATAGAACAAAATATGGGTAGACCGAACCAAACACTCGCGAGAATTGTTGAAGCGCGGGGCGACGAAGCAAATGCTTATCATCAAGCCATTCGTCAGAATTATTTACATGCACGCCAACAGTCTCTCCGGAGTACAATCGAACAAGATGCGGCGGCGAATAAACAGTTGCTTTTCCACGGAAGGTATTTGGTCCCCAAAAATAACATGACACAATTTTTGGAACCATCGTTTCTCCAAGAAGCTTCCCCCTTTCATTTCGTTGCCGATCGCCAAACTGCATCGCTCAACTCCATGTTATCCGATTATGAATCCAATAGGCGCATTGTACAAAATGTTCACGCCATGCCTCTACGAAAACTACGGGCGACGAATCAAAATCTTTTCCTGGATGCCCTTTTCGATGAAAACAGGACGGAACGATCGATTTTCAATGATGTTCGAACCTCTCGTGGTGAAATATCCTACTTGCAAAGACGACCACAAAATTTTGAGGATCCATTTCTACAGGCCAAGTTAAACACTTTTTACACCAACCGTCATATTGTACGAGGCCAGGACATGTTGATTGGTAGTGGTATTGGATTGGGGATTTTCGTGGTGGCCATAGTGGGAGGAGTAATAATTATTTACAAGGCAACAAAAGACGTTGATAATTTTAATAGAAGAGTCTAGGACCACAGCGTCAAAAAGTTTTCCAGAAAATCCTGTTGGGAAAGGAATGTCCAACTTGTCCGTGGGTGGTACCATGTTTTATTTCCTTGAAAATGAAATAAAAATAATAGTAGGGTACGACACTTAAATCTCAAAATGAGAACGGATGCAGTGCCCCGTCCACACCTGGTGGATACCCACCGGCTCTCCCCATTTCTTGGTGAAATATTCCTTGAGCTCCATCTTGGAAGACAGCGGACTGTTGGGAAAACTCTCCCGGAACCAATCCTTAAACGTGGAATACAGCTCCATTAGCTGGACGGTCTTGTCGGGAATATTCTCCACAAACTCCTCCGAAAAAAGACGGTACACATCATTCTTGCGGCGGTAATGCTCCGTGGCCTTGGTCACCTTGTTGGGCTCCGCCACCTGCTTGGGCTTGGTCTTGAGCCTCTCCAATAAATACCACGCCAGCGCCTCGGTCATTCCAGGAATCTTGTCCTTGAACTGGGCATCCTTGGGAAAAATCTTGTCCCTCAATTGCTCCTCATACGTCGCCGGTGCATCGTCTGAAAACGTGGCCTCGAAAGGAATGACACGGATACGGTTCCACGTCGCACGATCACTATTGTGCAGATTCGGCAACTCATTACAAATCAATACCAATTTAAAGAGAGGCGTAATCTCGGAACCCTCCTTGAACAGACCGCGTGCAAAAAACGTGTCGTTCCCTGAGAGTTCCTTGAGGATACCAATGTTGATGACATCCTTTTGATCGGGTTCCTGGAGCACAGCCATGCGACAGCCATTACCGGCACGCACCAATTCAGGGCACGCGGCGCTGGATTGGGTGCGCTTGCCAATAATCAATGCGGTGGGCAGCTTGATGGCATAGGGACCTAGCATCTGTTCAAAGATGGATTGGGTGATGGACTTTCCATTATCCCCTTCTCCCGTCCACACCTGCACAATCTTGTTGAAATTACCCCCGATAAACACGTCGCTTGAAATGTCCAAGAAATACTGACGCACGTCGTGATCGGGAAAAATCTTTTCAAAATAATCCAACACCTGCAACACCTCGGGCGACGTCATGGTGAAATCACGCCGGTACGAAATGGCCATTTTGAGACTCACATAATCATTGGGACACCCGTCCCGGAATTCGTGCGTCTTTAAATCATAAATGCCATTGTGAAAGCCAATGAGATAGGGGTTGGCGTCCAATTTTTGGAGAAATTCGGCATCGTAAAACACCTCGGCCGCCTCTTTCATGACATTGGTCTTGTAGGGTGATTGCTTGAGCTTTTCCACCATCTTGAGCGCATTGTTCATCTTTTTCTTGTACGATTTGGACTCGTCCTCGTCCTCGGCACCCAAATGTTTTTGAAGGTACTGACGCGCAATCTCCTGGTAATCATCCACAATCTCGGCTGAAATCTTTTTGCGGAGCGTCACACCCTCTTCGGTCTTGCACCAGATATGATCGCGGAATTGGTACCACGATTTGTGGATGGTGGACCCGCATTTGAATTCCGAATCATACCGCTGAAACAAAATCATGGCCAAATCGTTGTGCGCCCCATTCAGTTTGAGACACCGATCAATCAAAGGCTGCATGAACGACGACATGACTTGTTCGTACCCCTTGGGATTGTCCTGCTTGGCCATGTATTTCAACGAGGCCATGCCCAGATCCTTGCGCTCCATACGAGACCATTCATAGCGGCACACGGACTCGTCAAATTTATCCGCGCACCGTTTGGAGAATCGGATCCAGTGCTGGTACCCCTCATCGGACCCATCAAAGGTATTGAACAAGATCCACCCCACACGGATCCATTCATTGCGGTCCTTGCTCCGTTCCAACGCCAACAGATCCAGCAAATCCTCCACCATCTTGTGCGTCGAATCAATCGTCGACGCGTCCTGTGTGGTCGGTGCCGTCAACAGTTTCTTGGGCGGCTTGGGAACCCCCACAGGCGGCTTGTCCCAGTTGATGGCATGGATATCGCTCTTCAATTCCAAAATAAAAGAGGTACGATCCTCGACCTGGATGCTAAAAATCTGGGGAAGATGATCCTCCAAATCCTGTCGTGTTTCCAGCACCCTCTCCCCATATTCAAAACCACGAAGCAATTCCCACCACGCCTCGGTCATCACCCCTTCCTCATTGAAACCCTTGGTCAACAAATAGGGTTCCATACCCGCCTCTTTGCGGGAGCCATAGAGGAGCCACGGAGATCCCGAGCCTCGACAGTACCCCTTATCAATCATCGTGTCGGGAGTGACTGTGGAAGGATATTCCCCTTCCTTGAGCTTTTTGCATTCCATGCGGACGCGTGGCAACAGAATGTGTTCCTGCTGGTACCGACTCATAAACACGTTGGGAAACTGCAGGTGAAATCCATTCTTGTAGTATTCCTTGCCGTTGCGTTGGAGGCGGTAGGGCGCCTTTTCCAACAAGAAACAGTACAGATTTTCGGGACAAACATCCTGTAAAATCTCCACCAACACTTTTTGATAGATCTTGACGAGGGTCGCCACGTGTTCCAGCGTGTAAAAAGAGACACCGTCCAGGTCGGGGCGGTACTCGGCCTTGAGATCGACATCCACAAGAACGGGGATATGCAGGCTGGTCTGTGCCTCCGCAATGCCTAGCGGCTCTACCGTGTAATGATAATTATAAAGCGTCCAAAAGTCCTCGAGGTCGCTGTTGCACACCAGGTATTTGCCCTTTGGATGAAAGAGCGATAGATGCGTCGGGCGGCCGTCGGTCCTCCGCGTTTGCAAAAATTGATTCAAATCATCCATTTTATGAACAGACAGCATGCGTTATCAGATTTTATTGACCCAATAAATTTTTATTTTTACATCATTTTTTTTTCAAACAGATGGAAAAATACAGAAAACCTTTTTTCGAACTTTTGCAAAAGTTTCATGCCTCGGCGCAAAAACAAGGCGCCCCGGAGCACAAGATGGCCGTCGCCCTGAAAAAAATCGTGGATCAACATGTGCGAAAACTCCCCGCGGATCGTGCCCTCGCACCCCTGTTTTTGGAGATGGGTACCGTGCGTTTCTGCGACCACGTCCTCGAACAACTCGCCCAAAATCTGTTCATTTCCTTTGCACCACTCAAGGCCCCGCCAAAACCACGAAAGCCGTCCAAGCCAAAATCAAAATCCATTGGTACCATGGATGCCAGCGATGCCGAAGAAGAAATGCCTACGGACAAGGAGCTCCAAGCACATTATATCTCTATATTTCATTCTCTACAAACCCGCTACGGTCCTTCTTTCACGTGCCCCCCCGACCTTTTCAAGGCCTACACTCCCTCGGAGAATAGGGTATTCCCGACCCCGCACGTGTATGGCTTGTTGGCCATGGTCTTCCGTGAAGAAACCCATCCTCCCTTGTTTTCCCTGCTGGATCGTCTGGAGAGGCTTTTTTCCGAATCCATGGTGGCCTATCTCCCGCTTCAAGAACTGGTGGATTTTTTTACCCAGAAATGGGACGGCAGCGAAACGGCCTTGCTCCACTGGGAACGATACCACTACCATCGTCCCCTGAAAACAGCCGACAAGAAAACGTTGCAACACTGGGCCATGCTCGAGCGGTGTCCGATCCTCGCCACCTTTACCTCGGTCGATATGGAAGAATTTTTACGCATCGCCTCCCATCCCATGTACCGCCGGATGAAAATGAATGCTCCCCAGATCCTGTCGGGCATGGATCTGGGAAAGCGCCGCAAGATGATACCCTTGGGCTCTTGTCGACAGACGCCAACCCCCGTGGCTCAGTACTTTGCGTTTTGGGATCTCTCCTGGTTGCCTGAAAAGGTGGTTCGGCGCACCATTGTCCCCATGGACGCGGGCACGGTCTCCCTCTCGGAAAAAACGTTTGCCGCGCACTACTTTACCTCCACCTATGCCGACAAGGAGGTCATGAAATGGGCCGGCAAGATCCCTTTCCGGATCGAGTATGTGCGTGCCGATGGTTCCCGCTGGGTACAAACCGAGGAGATGTTTCGGACGCACCAGCGCGTACACAGAGAAAAAGGATGGGAGGTGGCCATGCACCATCTGCCGGACAAAGTCCGAGAGACGTTCAAGACCATGGTGTCGTGGTGGTTAACGTCGGCGCTGAAACACATTCTGTCCACCGACCACTATGATATTCCTCTCCTGGCTCGACGCATCCTTCGTCCCATTTTCAAGAAATCCACGCTGGGAAAAATGATGGACCAAACATACAAAATAGTGGGACGTCTTCACCCTTTTTTTCCTCTGTCTCGGCATCACGGCGTCCTGGTGGAAAGGATTCGACATTTATATTTTGTTCCAGAATTCCTCTCCCGTCTTCCCAAGCTCCTCTTGTTTCCCGAGTATTTTGCGAGCAAGGATCATCACCGGGCGGTCATGGACGCCCAATGGGAAGCGCATCGTCTGATCTTTCAATCGTGTTTGCTGGAACAATGGTCTCGAGATTCCGTCCACGCGGTCCCTTTTTCCCCCAGCAACCTTCCGGGGATGCCTTTTCCCAAAAAATTGGAGGATCGAAACATGCATTTCCATGAAAATGGTACCCGGGCCGCACTGGAAGACGTTATGGAAAACTGGGAAGATTTGTTTTACGACGAGGCGATGGTTCCTCACGGTCTAACGACCCTTGGTCTTCTGGTACAAGCCCCTGATTATTATCGAGGTGCCACCACCACGGACCATTCTCTCGGTCTATTTCTCGATGGATTTTTGACGGTTCCTTCCTACCATCCTTACCCCGTGTACCCCCCCGCGACAGACGAGGACAAAGTCTCGGACGAGGACGAGGACACAGTCTCGGACAAGGACTCGGACAAGGACGAAAGCGAAGACGATGAAACTTTTATTGGAAACCAATGACGTAGCGTAGCGTAGCGGACAATGAAAAATTATTTTTTTTATTTTTTTTCACACTCACTATAAAAAAAAAAGAATGACCTTGACGGAATCGTTTAACACTACTCTTGTTTCGGAATGCCCCTGGAAACTCACCCGTGTCGAAGATGAACATGGTAATTTCAAGTACAAACTCATTTCTTCCAACCCCGCCCCTGAAAACGTAGTTTCCCCATCAGAACCTGCACCTGCATCCATACCTCTACCACACTATCCCGTACCCTCTTTGCATAACAAGATGCGCATTGGCGCCCCTACGCGTTCCGGTGTGTCCATTTCACGCACCACCCTCCCCCCTGTAAAGGCAGCACTTCCTGTGGTACCCAAGGCACCTCTTGTACTACCCAAGGCTGCTCCCATTGTACCCAAGGCACCTCTTGTACTACCCAAGGCTGCTTCCATTGTACCCAAGGCACCTCTTGTGGTACCCCCAGCACCCGTTGTGGCACTCCCTGGTCCCGTTGGCCCCCCAGGTCTCCAAGGACTTCAAGGACCCCCAGGTCTCCAAGGCCCACCCGGTCCCCCTGGACCTGCCGCTGTGGGTGGTGGAATTTCCACTACCGTGTCCCATACGTTTACAGTGGAACAACCCACACCCCTGAGCTCCAAATCATTCAACGCGTTATCCGATCTCGATGGTTTTTCCATTACCAACTCACTGCAAAACGACATGTTGGTCCACTCGGCGCAGAAAAATCTTTCCTCTCTCTATTTTTTCTTTTATTCGGGAGAAAGCGAGACGCTGTCCCTTCATATTGAAATTACTTTCCACCATCTCTCCTCGGGCAAGGAAGAGCTTCTTTATGGAGCTTCGACACAGGTGCCTCCCCAGAAAGCATCTTACCTTCCTCTCGTATTCAATAAGGTGCTTCCTCTCACCAGTGAAAACGACCTGGGTACGCTCAAGGTGGAATATTTTGCCAAAAGCACCGCGACCCGGCGTTTCATGCTTTCCCCAGGTCAATTGTTGATCCGCCACGACGCGGTGTTCCAATCCACTTCTGAATTTTCATCCCCCGCGTCCACGTGGACCGAGCCGGTGAGCGTCAAGGCGGAAGCACAAAAGAATTTGCTAAAAAGAAAACAAAACGGGTTCCCCACCATGGGCTCGTCCTTTTTACCCCAAGGTCTCCTCCCCCCTACCCCTCTCCCCAACCCCAACCTCAACCCGTTTGAGACGGTAGGGACGGTGGACCAACAACTCTTTATGGCACGGGCACTGCAACAGCACCAACAGAACTTGAACTTGGCCACTGCCGCCGCCACTGCCACGACCACGGAGAATGCATAAAAAAAAAAGTTTTTCAAAATCTAAATAATATTTATTCTTTGAAAAAAATAAACAAATGCCTCGTGGGGTGACTTGTCATTATACGCAACTTTCAAACACTCACCGCATCCCCCTCTACGAAACGGATACGGCGGAGGATATCCAAAAAAGAGCCTCGGGAACCGTTGCCTATCCTCCCCTCTTATTTTTTCCATCGTCGTCGTTTTCGATTCGAGACTTTGTGGAAAACAGTGCCAAGTTTCCATTGTTGGACCTTGGACAACTTCTCGTGGATATTCCCATGGCTTCCATTCCTCAGCTACCGAATCTATACAAGGCGGTTCAAGACTACAAGATTCCCCTCTCCTCGTTTCTCGAGGATTGGGTGTTCCTTCAGCTCCTTGTTCATTTCAAGGATAACATGGCGGTGCTCGCACCTCATCTCTTACTGGTCAAAAGTGTACTGACCCTGGAATGGTTCCAGCAGCTGGAATTTCCCTTGGTGGATCCCGATACCCAAAAGCGTCTTCACCGACGCCAATTTTTGGATCGCTTGTCGGTCGAATGGTACACCACCAAGCGTCAGACCTTTCTTGAAAAGACGAAACAAATTGAATCTCACAATGTCCTCAGCCAAAACATGGGCACTCTTTTCCAGGCCACCTCCCCCCTCTCCCTCACCGGTTTGGAATACATGGGCAAGGTCGTTTTGTTGGATATTCCCACCACGACGGACAGCACCGGAACGATTTTCAATCAACTGGTCCTCCACGACGAATTATGCGTCGCCAAGTACAAGAATTTTTACAAAATGTATACCCCCCGTCGTCTCGATGTGTCTGGTTTTGAAGAAAAGGTGCCCGATTTTTACAGCACGTCGGTGTACTCGGCCGATGGCAAATTACTCCTCTTGATCCAAAACACTGAAAAGGGTCTCCGTCTCCAGTGTATTCTTTCCCAAAACTCTTTTCTGTCCAGCCTTGAAAACCTGTTGAACTTTTTACCCATTCCAACCCCCACCGAATACGAAGAAATTTCCGCGGGACTCTTGGCGGAATTTTTTGTGGATAATCCTTCCCCCCTCGACGCTGGCGTTCCCTGGTCCGCATTCCAAGCACCGCTGTTGGCCAATCTGGTCATGAACGAGGACGCGTTTTCCAAATTTCTTTCCGTCAATGACACCGACAAGATTTCACGACAGAATCATAGCCTGTACCTCTATTTTTTCGATCCCCTCCCGGTGCCTTCTCCCCACACCATTTATGTGAGTGGCTGGAATCGTCTCGCCTCGCGTTTTGGGGATCTCACCGCCATTTTGACACCTGTTCAACTGGAAAAGGGTGATTTCAAGATCCATGTCAAGATTACACGTTCTTCCCATCAAGAGGTGCTGGACAAGTTTATGTACATTCTCTCCCGACTGATTCGTCTCTACAATGAACAATACCTCCAGCAATTGGAAATGTTTCAAGCCCTGGTGCCGGGGTACACTCCCGTCCTGCAGGAACCCATGGGAAATCCACCCACTCTGCACACGCTTTCCACCCTCGACCCCATCCTTTTTCCCAGCAATGTCTATTCTCGTAGCTGCCAGAATCCTCACCCCGTCGTCATTTCCAACGAGGCCGCTGCAAAACTCCCCGAGGACCGCAAGCTCCTGTTCCCTCCTCTAGAAAGCAATGGTGTACCCCCTCGATGGTTCACCTGTCCCACCACCCCGTATGAAAAGGACCAAAAGGTGTATGCCTACCCGGGGTTGAAAAAGCTCCCACGAATCGACCATCCTTTTCATGCAGCCCCGTGCTGCTACATTAAACCACACACGGACAAATCCAAAAAGGTGGTGGAAAACATTCTTCATCCCCCCGAAGAAAAACCCGAGAAAGTGGTGTACATGCCAAACCTGCGTCCGCTCGAGACGCAAAAAATAATCAATCATGTAGGACAGCGGGGACGATTACCAGAACCCATTGAACATTTCATGACCGTGCTCCAGCCTTTTGTTCCCTACTACCGTGTTGGTGTGCCCACCCATTGGGAGCAGGAACCCATCCTGGCGGCTCTGGAATATTACTATGCCCTCCGTGAGAAGCAATCGTTTTTCCGGTCGCCTCGTGTCCTCCGTGCCCTGTTGCTAAAAGAACCCCTCCAGATTACTCTTCAACAGAATTACGACATTGGTCTCCAAGGCGTGGCGCGTATTCTACGAGAGAATGAATACATGGATCCTACCCGATTCTACAAGCTCTTGGAAAATTTTTATCGTGTCAACTTGTTTGTCCTTACACGCGACAAGGATCAAAAGATTCACATCCTCCAACCTCGTTTTATTTCCTCCTACTATTGGAACAAGGTCCCTTCCCGACCCGCCGTGTTTGTCTATCAACACTATGGAGGCAGCGCCGATAGTACGGATGAAGACATTCAGGCACAATGTGAACTCATTGGTTATGAAAAATCGGGAGACCTTTGTTTTGACATGGACGCGGATCCCAAGTTTTTCCACCTCGTTCAGCTCGCCATGGCCACGTTTCAGGGAAACCAACTCAATACCCCCCTGGTTTTACCCTTTCGACAGGAGATGATCAAGGCATTGGACGCTCAAATCCTCGACGGGATGGGAAAAACCCGGGCCCTGCTTTTTACGGAAGCACGGTACATGGGGGTGTTGATTACGCCCATGGCACCCCTCTTGTTGGAATCCGTGTCCAAAAATTGGCTGCTGCCTGTGCGCGCCGACGTCGAAGCCTTTTTAGAGCACTGCAAGGTACCCGTCCTTCACCGACAGGAATACGCTCAACAATACGTTTTTCTGCATGTGGATCTATTTACCCCCATGGTCTTTGTGGTGAAATATGCACCGGGTGGCCACCTCGAAACCTTGGTTTCCGAACCCTCCTTTCTCCAGTACATCCTCCCCGAAAAAGAATCCGTCATTTCTCAAATGACGTGGACACAACGCTTTGCGACGATTCTGCAGGATTACCTCGTGATCCTCTTGGCTGAATATCTGGATCTGCACAAGGACATTCTGACCACCAAGAGCATTCCTGAAATTGTGGATTCTTTCCTCCAAGAAAAAACAAGGTACGACAGCGGGTATACCCTGCCGATGGAATCCTCCGTCTCACCACTGGTGCGTCAGAATCCGCAGCTCCTGAAAGACGATCAGCTGGTGCTCCCTCTCTCGTTTCAACCCAAGATGCCGTTTTTCCTACGCTGGTGGATGACCATGAAATCCGACGATATTCGTTTTTTGGGAAAATTTCGTGAACTTCCTTCTTATTTTGAGTATGCCGAGGATTTTCAGCGTGTACCTTTCCACATGATTCAAAACACATTGACCAATCTCACCGATTTTTCTTCTCACTCTTCCTATCTTTCCACACCCCTCGCCTATCTGCACTATCCTTTTTTCAAACATGACCTCCAAACCGACAAGGTCTACTACTATTTCAATGCCTCGGAAACCCCCCTGGAAAGTCCCTATATTCTGTTGGTGGCCAAGGAAAAAGACCCCCTCTTGAAAGCGGGTCAGCAATATCTCGTGGAACATCAAAAGTTGGAAATCAAGGGTAAGAAATGCCTAGAAAACTATTGGTTTCATACGGACAAGACCAAGAAATGGGTCCGGCACGGAGACAACCCCCCACAAATGGCCTTGTTTCACAGCACCGAATCCTCCCAATACTATGGCTTGTTTCCTTTTTCTTCCTAGGCTCCAATCTCTACTCGTCATACCAAAAATTCATGGGAAATTAAATCCAACAATGTTTTTTTACATCCCAGCTCCTGGACACAATGGAACCTGGTGATACGGTACAGTACCTACTATGAAATTGTGTCCAGAAATAGACATTTTTTGTGCTATTATTTTTTACCTGTAGAGTTTTAAAATCGGTAACATCCCCCCTATCCAATACACCTCTCACTCTTATATAGATATCCGTAGGTGCGGTCGAATTGACATCGATCATACATGTAGAGGTATCTGGGAAACCAGCACTTGTTATCCATTCGGTATTATTTCCACCCCAACTCTGGGGGTATATGATTGTTTCCTTTTCACTTCCATCACCATCAAACTGGACAATCATGACGTCATTGTCGGGATGACCCGTGATTTTACCATCTGTTGATTTGCAAGCACAAGTAATATCATCATCTTTCAAATTGGTAACGTAATATAGACTGCGTTCGATTCCATTGTACTTTTTCTGACAGGGCGGTCGGAAAAGAAATCGTAGTATTTTTTGATCGATATCCTCTTGTGTCTGGGGTATATAGGTAAGATAGTTGGTTGCTGCATATAATTGACCATCCAAGTTGAGAAAACCATTGAGATTTCCCTTGAAATAAATGGAATACCCATACGAATCGACCTGGGAAAAATCATAAATCAATTCAAAGGATCGAACAGAGGAAGAAAAGGTTCCGTCCCACGTAAATTGCCACTGACGTTCATCGGGGGCATTTGTCGTGACGAGACCGACAGAAGCATAATTGGGGACAAAAGAGGTGGCATCGGGTGCTGAAACTGAAAATTTTTGAAGAAAAATGGCAAGATTTTTATCCGGAATAATTGTCATAAGACTCCTATCTTTAGCAAAGAAAATAAAAAACAAATTACAAAAGTCGTGCCACCTCTTTGAAAAAATCAGTCTGGGCATTTTCCCATTCAAAAGACCTTGGTTGTCGAGAAAAGACCTGTTGTGGAAAACAGGCATGGTGGACCAACCGCGCCACCATGGCTTGTGCCTTTTTTTTTTCCAAAAAGTCCAACGTGGTGGTACCTTTCCACGCCTCTTCCATTCGTTGAAGCACATTTTCAGGGGATTGAATTCGGCATGTCCGGAAAGCCTGGTGAAGCGTCTTTTTCCCATAGAGGATACGTACGGGGTCATGCTCCGTGTCCTCCGAGGCCAACAAACCTTTCCACAGCCGGAGATTGGTTTGCAAGGCGTGATAGGCGCAAAAATCACGGTCATGTACTGTTTTCTGTGGCGCCACCCATCGACAAAGTTGGGTCATGCGTGCCCCCAAAATCGTTCGTGTTTCGCGCAGGATACGTTGCATCGCACGACTCAACACCGGGTCATAGGGATCATGAAATTCGACGAGTGATGGGTTGGTGAGAAATTGCCATTGAGCCTGCTTTTCCCGAAGCCGTTCGTTGACGTGGCGGCGCAGTAAAGACTCCATGAATTCCCCCTGTGCTTTTTCCACGACACGGTCGGCCTTGGACCAATCCTCCATGGAAAGCACGCGACGATACGCCTCATCCGGATCGGGGAGATACTCGACAAGCCAGTGATAGTAGATGTAGGCCCATACATGCGGAAAAGAACGTCCGTCCTCCTCCAACAGAGTTTGCGGGGCCAGTGGAGAAAAGATGGGATGATCTGTCTCCCCCCACTCAACCACGTTGGAGGAAAAGGTAGAGCGTGGAACAAAGGCCACCGCCTGACGCACCTGTTCCTCGGCCCACGATCGAGATTCCAAAAACTCGATTTTTTCCAACAATTCCATCGTCAGGGGCAGTTTCCGATGCTGGTAGAGAAAGCGTAGGTTCTGTACCAGAGTATCTTTCCATTCGGGCGTCGCCAGACGCTGTGTGCCGTGGTGGAGGTGATACTCGTCGGCCAAAAGCAATGCTCCCTCCTGCAGCAGCTTATTGATGGATTCTTGAAACAGGCCATTCAGGAGAGGCGCATAGTCTTTTCGAATCAAATGCACCAAACTACCGGGATAGGCCACCTCGTCCTCGACCATTCTCGACCATTCTCGAATCTCTTCCTTGTCCACGTGCTCCTTTATATCCAAAGAGGCCCGCATCTCGGCCACCGTGAGATGGAAAAAACCATGGAGGGGGTCGCCCCGATGAAGACGCTGCACCAGTTCCCGGAGAAGAGGAATCAATAACCGGAACACGCTCGAGGGTATAGGAGATGCCGGCTGTACCGCGCGTCCGAGGAGATTCCATCCGTACCCATGCTCGTCGCACCCCCATACCGGATGCGACGATCGGAACCGAAACTGCTTCTTTTCCTGCTCCTCCACCTGTAGATGAGCATAGGCACACCTCGCTACCCGCAACATTTTTTTCCGCTTTTCCCTCTCATAAAACGCCTCCCACCGCTTTTTCAGTAAAAAAGGATCCTGGGTCTCCTCCAGACAACGTAGGTGCTCCTTGTCGTGCAAAAACGCCAGGTAGACGGAACGCTGTGGAGAAAACATGATTCCTGTCGATGAAAAAAAAAAAAGTATTTAAACAATACATTTTTGGTCATGTAAAAGAATGAGCGGGATATTATTTCTTGGTAATGATGATTTCCAGATACGACAGGGAGATCAGGGCATGCTTCTCACCCTCACCTACGATTCCAAGGGTCTCACCCTGGTCTTGTTTTATTCCAAAGAGTGTCCTTATTGCGACAGTCTCATCAATAAATTCAAGCAACTCCCCAACTATGTCAATGGCTGTCAGTTTGCCATGGTCAATGTCAACCGCAACATGTCCGTCGTGGAACGATCCAAAAACACGGTGGCCCCCATCACCTACGTCCCCGACGTCATCATGTACGTCAATGGAATGCCCTACATCCGCTACGATGGACCCCACGATATTCAACATATCAAGGAATTTATTGTCAGCCTCTACCAAAAGATCCAAAAAACAGCCTTTATCGAGTCGCAAGGCCAAGGCCCCACACCCCCTCAAGAACAAGGCCATGGCCCACCCCAAGGACAAGGACAATCCCCACAACAGGTTCTCGCATCGTCACCGGGGATCCCCAAGGGTGCCCCTCAAGGTGAGGCTATTCCCGCCTATACGATCGGAAAACCGCTTTGTGGCGACGGTAAAAAAGAAGGAGTATGCTATCTGAATTTCCACAAGGCTTATGTCAATGCCAATTAAATGCTTCAATTTTTTTACATTTCTATAGTGTTTGATTCGAACCCCAAAGTATTGGGTGTCTTTGTTCGAGCCTGGTTGGAAACAATAGCTATACTAAGCTAACCAACTGTTTTTTCCAAAACCATGTTTTGGAATCGTAGGTATTTAAACAGATCCATCCAAAGAAAGTAAACATTATGCTTTCTCATTATTTGACCGAAACAGAAATCGACCACGCCAAAAGCAAGGGCTACGGGGACAATGGCCTGCGTTATTCCCTTGAATTCCTCAATACCGTGCTCCCCCATTCTCTGACCATGGAACAAATGGCCGAATACGTGGATGCGGTCACGTTGGCCAAGGTCCACAGCAACGATACCCAGTTTTTATTACCCATGCTCGAACCCCCTTTGACCCCGACCGTGAATCTTTCCGTGACGGGATTGGGAAATCTGGCTTATACCGCACTGTACATGCAAGACGAGACATGCCGTCAAAAGGCGGAAGCGCTGTACAGCATGTTGATGATGAATGGGACGGTGATGCCTCACAAGTATTAGGACGACAAGGACGTCGACGACAATTCAAAATTAATCTTTTCCACCAATCTCTCCACATCGCACGGGGTCGCCGTCTCCCCCAAAAACGTGGTCTTCATGGGATCCATGAAATTGTCGCCGTACGCAAACTGGACAATGTTATTGACCGAATTCCGTACCGTCCCATCGTACTTGACCTGGATATCCTCGGCAATCTTGATCATGCGGCGTTGGATATACCCCGACGTGGCCGTTTTCATGGCCGTGTCCGTGATCCCCTCTCTACCCGTCATGGCGTGGAAAAAGTATTCCCGTGGAGAGAGTCCCTGCACAAACGACGATCGGATGAACCCCGAGGATTCGTATTTCATATCATCCGTGTACTGTTCTTTATGGAGGGGATAATGAGGCAGCGTCCTCGTATTGTTGGAAAGCAGCGGCTGGATCCGCTGGCCGTTCAGATTCTGCTGTCCCAGCAACCCCGTAATCTGGGCGATATTGAAATAATCTCCCTTGGCCCCTGAAACCACCGTTGCAATGAACCGATTGTCCGGTTTCAAGGCATTCTTGGCAATAGCCATGCCGGTATCCCTGGCTCCACTCAACGCAAACGAGACGTAGGCATCTCGGATGCGTTCATCCTTGGTGTGTTCCTCGATGGATTTGGCCTTGAGAAAGGATCGGGAAATCTTGGCCTGAATCTCATCCTTTTTGGTCACCAGGCAATCGGAGATGCCTACACTGAATCCTACCCGCAAGAGGTACTGATTGGACAGGAATTGCACATCGTTGATAAACTCGACGCACACGGTTTCACCGTATTCCTGGAACAACGTGGTAATCAACGACTTGTGGCTCGAACCCAGGTTGGTTTTTTTGATGGCCCCCTGCACGAGGATGCCCTCCCGCATGACCACAATGGGTTCCTCGGGATCGGCCTCGTTCTTGTTTCGATAAAAAAAATCGGGAGGTAATAACAGACTAAACAGCATCCGACCATCATAGTGATCCTCGGGCTTGGAACAGAACCGTCGGTATTTTTGAATCTTGGATTCCAGGAGCGCGAGCCGTGCGTCCGATAAAATATTGGCCATCTGATAAAACTGTTCCCGCGACAACGGGACCTGGGTTTTCTTGGTCATGAGGAAATTACCCAATAACGAATCCTGGACAATCACGATATTGGCCTTGCTCGATTGATTGCTAATCAAATTCTGTTGCACAGAGGAGAGCCCACGGAGCTCGGCCTCGGTTTCAGGGGAGGCCGGGCAATGCAGGTTCATTTCATCCCCATCAAAATCGGCATTGAAACTCGAGGTGATGGCAAGATTCAACCGGATCGTTTTACCGGGACGGATGCGCACCTTTTGCGCAATCATGGACCCGCGGTGAAGTGTCGGCTGGCGGTTGAGGAACAAGACATCCCCGTTCTGGAGCTTTCGTTCCACCACATCTCCGATGCGGAGGTCCACTTTTTTTCGGGTATTGTACACCACATCGGGGAGCATTTTTCCATCACGGTAGATGGCATCCCCTTCTTCGAGACGAAACAAATCCTTTTCAGTACGAATGGGAAACCACGAACCATTTTTCTTGCGGAGCATGTCCCCAAAGAATAAACGCGTGCCCTGACGGATGCTCGCATATTTCAGATTAATACGGATATTCCCCTCCTCCCGCAACAAAAAATTGGCCTGTCCATCCTCAATGAGCTTTTGCACGGCTTCCTTGTTGATGCGGTTGACCCTCACCGAATACGAGAGAATATCCGCCACCTCGGGAGGAATCGCAATCTCGTCGGTGCACAGCGTGGCATCGGGACCAATCACCGTCCTCGCCGATTTGTCCACACGTTTTCCCATGAGATTATTGCGGATAATTCCCTCTTTTCCCGTCAGGCGCTTCTTGATCCCCTTGAGGGGTCGGCCATTGCTCACACGCTGTCGATCCCCCGAGTTATCAAACAGACTCTTGATTTTGAATTTCAGTGCGTGCACATACTTTTGCCGCTTGGTATCCGTGGTGGCCAGTTCTCCGATATGATGGTTCGCCTTGACAATTTCCAGGTATTGTACCGTCAAGTCGTCATCACACGTGACATTGTCGGCAATGACATAGGGCCGCGCCACGGGAGGAAGCACGGGGAGCATGGTCAGCACCAGATTCTTGGGATGGAAATGTTCCGGGTCAAAACCCAGCAACACAATGTCGCGGCGTTCCACGTTTTCAAAAATTTTGTAAATCTCACTCTCCACCATTTGGATGCGCGAACATTCTCCGTCCATCTTGAAAATCATGTAAATAAAACGATCCTGGGAGGAAAACACGTAGCGGGGCTGGATGGTCTCACAATGCGTACAATAATCCACCCGATCCATTCTTTCCATAATCTTGTGAAACCGCGACTGCCGCTGATACCGCAGGAGATTGTTTAATTCCAACTGGTCCTCATTCAACAGCACCCGAGAGCATTTGTAGCACACACATTTCAGGATGGACAAGGACAGCTTGTGAAACAGGGGGTGGAGGATATGGATCTTGAGCGGAATGTGTCCAAAATGTCCTACACACAGCTTGCCATCCAAACCACAGGTGGCACACCGGGAATTGGCCTCGAGGGTCCCCATGCGCTCGTCATACACCGAATGGGGTCCAGTGAGTTTGAGGTGATGCACCTCGCATACGGATTGACGAACAATTTCTTCTGCCGACAAGAGACCAAATTGGATATAATCCAAGTCTCTTAGATTTTCCATAACATTTTTTGGTTTCAAGGTGGGTTATTCGGTGAAAACAAATCACTTTTTCGACAATTGTTGTTCTATTTTGAAAAGACGCTCGTCCATGGTCTTGCACTCTTTCCAAATGCAATAACATTGTGTGAGATAATCGGCGTGTTGCCTCTCCATGAATTTGTGTTCGGCAAACGTCTTGTCCCCCGTCGTACGGATCTGGATGCTATCGAGCTCCGCGGGAAACGAGGCGATCCGTACAAAAAGTGGTTTTTCTTCCAACAAGGCCACCATGTCATGGTATTTGGAACACGAAAATAAAGAGGTAGAAGCCATGCCCATTGAAAATTTCGAGGCACCGAGGAATCCCATCTCGGTCCACACACCCTGTCCAATGGTTTCGACACGCCCCTCTCGAACCACCATGGGATGCAGTCCACGGTCCTCATTCCATTTGGTTTTGGAGATGCCGAGGACGGCCGAGGGCACGTCCGCCGAGACGTCGAGAAAATGCTCCAGAGTGGCATGTGATAAAAAGGGTGCATTCGATTGGAGGACGTAGAAAGACTGCTCCGGTGTCCAATCTTGCTTTGAAAGAAATTGAACGAGGCTGGACGAGGTGGTGGACCCCGTGCTTCCAAAAATCTCCACACGATCCAAGGGAAACCACCGCTTCATTTCTTTTTCAAAAAGACCCTTGTGGGAAAGAGAGGCAATAATATGTACCTTGATCTCTTGGTCGAGTCCAAGAATGGTTTTGAGGAGGATACAAATCATGGGATGATGACCCAGCGGCACGAGGGCCTGAGGCATAAGAAGTGATGAATCCTGGTATCCCCCTGCCAAAATAATAAATAATAATTCTTTTTTCATGACTCTATTCTAACGAGGAAAAAAGAAATTTTACTTTTTTAGCAGCTTCTTGGAGCATGCCATGAGATACTTGACATTGGCCATCATCTCGTCCAGATCCTTGCGACGGTCGATATCCACCGTCTCCTTCTTTTTTTCAGCAATTTTTTCACACAGGTATTTCAGACTGGATAGGTAGCACTGAATGCTCTCCTTATGTCCGTCGCGGGCTGCCAAGGTCATCCACCCGAGCTTTTCAAACATGTGGCAGGACCATTCTTCAAGTCCGTGAAACGTGCAGTGGTGGTGATGCATTTATTTTATTTTTTATGCTAGGATGAAAAATAAAATACTTAAAAAATCGCTTAGCGTCGAAAAATCCATTCATGGGTGTTTTGCCATTTTTTTATATTTTTCTTGTAAATGTTTCCATCAAACAGGAGCATTTGTTGATGTTGAAAGGGATATTTGAAAATGGTATTGGTCTTGTTGGATTGGAATTCACAAATATAGATACCACTCCCAATATCCACAACAGCCGCTGGACCCCGCGCCTCTTTGGATTGTAAAAGCCTGGTTTTTATCTTTTGCAAGACTCGATCCAAAAAAGGGGATTTCTTTTTCATGGCCACGATATTGGTATTGCGGACGCGGTGTTTTTCAGTAGGATGTTCCTCTCCAATCAATTCCACATCAGGGGAAAGAAAATTCAAGTAATCCGTTAACCGCGGAGTGGACATGCATTTCAAATCGTGGTACACCCCTCCGTACACATACAAGATGATATAGCGTCCAATATCCGCCAAGAGTGCGGGGTAATTGACATTCAGCTGGAGAAACAATTGACCCAGCTCCTTGTCATAGGAATCCAAGAGTCGATGAATCTCGTCATAGCCATGATACCGAACCATTTCTCCGTGGACGTAATGTCGTCGATGAATGGCTTGGATTTCCATGAGCGTGGTATTTTTATCTCCTTTACCGTGGATATCCCTCGGATCGATAAAAATATAATGCCTGGTTTGCTGCATACTACTCTTGACCAACATTTAAAATTAATATTCCACGTCAAATGGATCGGGAACATCGTGGTACACATTGAGGATCGAATCCTTGTACGTGTTCTTATCCTTGTACACAAAGCCAAATGGAATGTCCTTGTCTTTCTGAATGGCCACCATGTCCTTGTAAAACTGGATGGATTTCACCTGGCTCTGCGTTCCCAGGGAACCCTGCACCACCTTGTCCGTCATGGTTTTCAAATATTCCACGAGCGTAGGTGTCGTGTGATTATTGAATTCCTCGTTATAACTGGTCTGGACATCCTCAATGACATACACACCCCCCTCGCGGACAAAAGGAAAGAGGGCTTCGAACGATCGGATCTGTTGATGCATGAAATGACCCCCATCATCCAGCACGATATCAATCGGCTTGCCAATGGTTTCCGCCACGTGTTTCATAAAGACAGGGTCGGCCTGGTCCCCGATAAAAATTTGGGTCTGGGGATATTTTTTCTGGATCCTCTTGACGCGTTCCTCGATATCCACACCGTAGATCTCACACTGGTTGTCAAAATACTTGTAAAACAATTCGGTGCCTCCTCCACCACGCACCCCAATTTCGAGAATGACGGGATTCTTGTGGCGGAATCGACCGAATAATTCTTCATAGGTACGGAACGTGAATTTGTTTTTCAGGGAACCGTATTCCAAAGTCTTGAAAAGTTCCTGAAACGTGGAAACATGGTTCCCATACGCGTCTTGTTGGCGTGGTGGTACCACCAAGACAAGCACGATAAAAACGAGTAGGAGCAACAATACAATCATCAAAAGCATGTTCCTTTTTTTTCTTTTTGTAGGAGGAAAAGAAAAATATTATTTCATGGGATTGGGAGGAGTGGGAATGGGAATGGAAATTTTTTTCAACGGAGTGCACCGCCTAAAGGCGTCGCGCTCCTTCGGAGTGCACCGCAGTGGATTGCTGGGATCGGCATTCACCGCGTAAATCTGGTTGGTCCGTGGTAGAGACACGGGGCCTCGACAAGAAGGCTCTGGTGGTGGTGGTGGAGAGGGAGGTCCCTCCATAAAACAGTGGTACGATTGGTCAACCTCTCTTAACGAGGAATAGGACATTTTCTTTACGATTCGAAAAAAAAAAATTTTATTTTTGTGTTTGAATACGGTGGGTGCAACTCACCAATTTTTTTGTATTCCATCTAAAGAATTAAAAATTAAACTAAAAAATGCTTCCGTAGCTCAGTTGGTTAGAGCGCGATGCTGTTAACATCGAGGCCGTTGGTTCAAGCCCATCCGGAAGCGTCCAGGTTTTTTAAAAGTTGTTAAAAAACTTTGATGTGGAGTCTGAGTCTAGTGGTGGCCACAATAATTTCGGACAATGGGTTGGGAGGCATCATAAATCTCCATTTTTTGGGCCTTGTACAATAGCTGCTGGAAAATGCGGTGAAACTTGTCCGTGTGTCCAATTTCATCGCACAAGACGTGTGCCAATTCATGGATGGCCACATACAGGAGCATGTTTTCATTATAGTATTGGTTGTTTTCGTCGCGCAGACAGAGATAAATCTTTTTCTTGTTGATGGTGTAGCTCTTGTTGCCCTCGTAAAACTTGAGTGTTTTGACCTTGGCATCCAGGGGCTCCAGTTTTACCTGAATATGTCGAAGCATGGGATCCAGCTGGCTGTAGTATTCCATGACCCGACTAAAAATCACGTACCCCAACAACAAAATAAACAAAACGAGCAAGATCATGACACTGATCATGGGACCCGACCGCGACGACTTTTTGGACCGCATGTTTTATTATTGGAAACGATTATTTAATTTTTATTTTTTTTTTGACCAAAAAAAATTTTCAAGTACACGCTAGTTCCACTATTTCTTTATACGCACCTTATCTCTCTCTTCATATATTTTTCCCTTCTTGTAGACACGCACCTCTCGCAGCCCCCCGTCTTTTCCAAACTGTAAAAAAGGACCATGACGTTTGCCTCCCTTGAAAAAACATTTTTGAAACAGATTTCCATTCTCAAAATAATGGTTCATAAATCCTTCTTGCAAGCCGTCGACAAAATATTTTTCCACCAACAGTTGACCATGTTTGTTGTATTCACGCAAAGGTCCATGCAATCGACTTTTTTGATAATATTTTTCCGTCCTTAGTTGTTGATGGAAATACGATCGTTCAGGACCTTCATAGTATCCTTGGAAAAAAGTACTTTCCCATTCGAGCTCTCCTTTTTCATTATAAAACTGACGATGCCCGGTATGAACATTGATACGATACGGACCACAGTCGACGTACTGGAATCGTTTTCGGACAATTTGAGAATAGAGTTTCCAGTACGTTGGATCATACTCCAAAATAAGCCGAATGATTTCTACGGGTAATTGTTTCCACATTTATTCATGAACATGGAGGGTGGTATTGTGTTGGAATAGCTTTTTTCATTTTTTTTTTTATTGTACACATGCTCCTTGAACAGTGGGCTTCCGAGATCAAGGAAAAGATCCATTCCTCGTTGTCGTCGACAACCTTTTCCACAAAGAAAACATTGTCTGAAAGAAAGTAAAATCGGATCAAGTCAAGTACACAATGTGGTGGGTAATTGATTCATTTCCTTTCTTATTTCTTCACAATGTCAAATAAAGACGTGAATGGAGCAAGAAACATTCTCCTGAAATGGATGTCTAGTTTTGGAATAGCGTAGATGCACCGTGTCCGTTGGTGGCATGACAGTAGCATGATTTTTTTTCCCATACAACCCTCAAAGCGACTCTACATCTAGGGCACTGTCTAGGGTGATACTGCTGATGCTGCTCCTTAGTGTACCATTTTCAAAGCATCTGAGAGAGCTCCTTTCGCTGTGAGTGCTTTCGCTTACACTACTTCTTGTTCTATACGACCAACAAGACGTACAAGTACTACTATGGTCATCCCTAGGAAAAAAACTCTGTCGACATAACGGTCGTCTTCTTTGTTCACTTTCAAATATTTCTTGTTCGGATAATCCTTTTCGACGAAGATAATCCAATTCTTTTGTATTATATCTCCAAAAACTTTCCCGCCATTCTCTATTACTTTCAAATATTTTTACTCTTCCTAGTTCGTCACCAATGGGTGGTGGTGTTCCGCCATAATATTCGCTTCTAAAGGTAATAAAATGATCATATCGCCATGCAGCTACCCTATCATCTATGTCTTCATCAAACGGGAAATATTGATGATGCTTACGAAATCCGTAAGGAACGGAAGAAATCGAATGGTTGCTACTGGGAAAAGATTTTGGTGTGGACAAGGAGGAAACGGAAGAGTAAGTACTTAATGAATCGACATCTCTGACTCTGATATCACCCCGATGGAATTTGAAAAACGAATCTAGAGAGCGTGCTCTGGATGATTCATCATGAAAATACGAATCTAGAGAGCCCGTTCTTGGTCTTTTACGAAGGGGTTCACCAGCCGCTGTTCTACTCAAGCCTCCACCACCACCTCCCCCTGCTGCTGGACTCATTCTACTCAAACCTCCACCTCCACCTCCCCCTGCTGCTGGACTCATTCTACTCAAACCTCCACCTCCACCTCCCCCTGCTGCTGGACTCATTCTACTCAAACCTCCACCTCCTCCACCTGCTGCAGCACTAGGATTATATTTACGGGTCAGTTGTTCTTGAATATCTTTTTTTAGTCTATTTTCTCGGGTAAATATTTCAGCTCTTCTTAATTCCACCGCTTCTTTTTCCGCTCTTCTTAATGCCAACATTTCCTCAAAGGTAACGCCAGCCAACGCACCACCAACGGTAGCTAGAAGAGAGGCACCGATGATTATTTTGGATAAGGTGGGATTGATTTTTAAAAGACCCATTTATTCCAAAAAAAAAAAGATTTTGTTGTCCGTTGGTGGCATGACAGTAGCATGATTTTTTTTTTTGCAACCACCATTTTTAAATGTTTCCAACATGTAAAAATGAAGGCTCCCCGATGCGTTATTTGTCATGATAAACCTCTTTTTCCTGTCCGTTTTAAATGCTTTCCCTGTTCGATGGTCCCCTCTTCAAAACGCCACTGTTCGACCCTGACCATGGTGTGCATGCATTGTGCCGATCGGTACCTGGAACTGGACAAGAAACCCGAAGAACGTTCTTTACGCAAGCGGTGTATTTTTTGCGACAAGACAGTGGATCCCTTGATGTTGCGCAAAGAAACGGCGTACGAGATTTTGCATACTATCATGGATCTCGATGATCAAGTGTATCCGTGTTCCCATGGAGGATGTGATTTTGAGGGCTCCCATCTCGACCTGTTGGATCATGTGCGCGTTCAGTGTGAATATCGAACGGTGCAATGCACCGAATGTTCCACCGAGTACCCGCTGGTATTGGAAGAATTGCACAAAATCAGTCATCCCTGTCATACCACGTGCACCGTGTGCAACGAATTGGTTCCCACCAGTCGGTTCCCACAGCACATGGAAGACGACCACGCCCACTATGTCCATTGCGGCGTCTGTGAAGAGTACATTTTTCAATTCTCGTATGGATTCCACATGAAAGAGCGGCACCATGCGCGTGAATGTCGTTATTGTGCAAAATGGATCTGCGAGACCGATGACGACGACCATCTCGAGGAATGCGAGGGAATCATGGAATGCCCCCTGTGCGTCGTAATCGCTTTTCTAAAACCCAAGGAAGTGGCGTCTCATTTCAAGCATCATGGGTTGTCCAATAACACCTTGCTCTACAAGTACGAGGATTTGTTGGAAGCACACGAGGAAGCATTGTGTAAAGACCGGGATCATGTCCTTCACACCGCGTGGATCCAAAAAGTGGTGGAAGAAAAAAGACGGGAGGGACGGACCATTCAAAAATTCATCAAAAAACACGAGCGGTGGTGGATATAGAGCGGTTTATTGGTGTTTCATAAAATAGCCACGCATCGGAGACGGACTGGTGAAAGTGGGGTCGAGCGATTGCAAGATTGAAAAGCGGTTGGAAAAATACCAGATTCACTGACCGCGTTCCTCCAAGAAATCGATAATCTGTTGTTGGACAACGATTTTCGTCAACAGCTCGACCTAGCACGGGAACGCATTCAAGAGCTTGAAAAAGAAAACTTGAACTTGTGCTTAAAGTTATTGTAAGAGTAGTATGGACAAATTTTTTATTTTGATGACAAAATAAAAATTCCAAACCCAATAGTTGCATGATTCACCTCATTTACAATACCATCATCTGTTTTTTCCCATCGTAAACGTAGATATCATATTGCAATCCACTGGCTTCAGCGGCCGTCTTTTTCTTGTAGACAATTTCTTCGTCCGCAAACAGTGTAAAGATAGATTTGACCTCTACACAACGATTTTGTGATGTAATGAAAAAATCGACATAATGCAAGTGTTCCTTACCCTTTTCATCATACCAAAAAATCCTGGGCACATCTTTCTTATTCGACAAGATATCTTTCTCTGCCACGTTTTCACGATACAACAAGTCGTCCAATGCAAATGGTTCGTAGCCTTGGAGATGGATAATCATACCAGAAGGTAGCACGTAATCTTTCTTAGTCCAACAATTTTTCAACTGTTTTTCCATAAATTCAGGGACATGACTCGGATTAGTTGCACCATATCTTTCCATCATGGTATCTTTCATCTTTTTTTTCACACTTTCCACCATGGACGCGTAGGGTACTCCGTACCTCAACAAGTTGGTTTCCTTTTTCTTTTGAATGCACTCGGGTGCCTGTAAAGCGTAAATAGTGTTATATTTATCAAGCATTGTCTCGTCTCTTTTTCTTTTGATTTCTTCAGATTGGAACGTATGATCCACACCGTATCGCTCTTTATTTGTTTCCATAGTTTTCTTTTGAATGGCGGAAGACTGTTGAGGATAGACGACGTCGTGACGTATCCTCATGGTCTGGTTTTTCTTTTCCATAATATCATTGTTTTGCAGAGGATATTCCACACCATGACGATCGTTTGTCGTCTTATTTTTCTTTGCCATAATCTGCGGGTTCTGCAATGGGTATTCCACACCCCAATTTCGCATAGTTGTTTCACGTTTTTTTTCTTGAACGTAAGGAATTTGAGATGGATGAGCAAATCCCGAGTTTTGTAGACAGGTTTCTATTTTTTTTATTTGAACACAATGTGCCTGGGATATATGGTCTACTCCGTATTTTTCCCTGACCGTATCGTTGGTTTTCATACGAATTTCTTCACACTGTTGAGGATTTGTGACTCCGTATTTTTCAAAGAGGCTCTCTTGTTGCTTTTTTTTAAATTGTTCAAATTGCATTGCATTTTCACACTGATATCTGTCAAGGTTTGTTTCTCGCATCTTTTCCAAGATTTTTTCATTCTGAGCGGGACGGCGTACCCCATATTTTTCCAGATTGGTGGCTTCCAGTTTCTCCATGACTTGTTTATTTTGCATTGGGTTCTTGACGCCATACACCATAAGGTTTGTTTCTTCCGTTTTCACCCTACGGTTCTTGTAGCTGCAAGCCTTGCAATGGATAAATCCATCCTTGACCAATTTGTACAGTAATTTGGAGGTTTTGACATCGCATCCTTCTATACTGCAATAGCATTCGACCCGTAGGTCGGAATGAAAGCGCTCTTTCTCATAATCTCGGGCAAGTGTAATGTTTTGCTCTGTGCAAAAGTCTCGTAATTGTTCGTACGAATATTTTGACATGTAAGTAGTTGATATCGTCCACAGACATTTTTGTATTCACATCAGTTTTCGGTATCATCAACAAGCATTCTTTGGTTTATAGGAGACACCAGGTTCCAACAAACCGAGTGTTTTCGAATAAAATAAACCATTCCGACATTCTAAAATTTCAACCACCTCTTTTTTGTGGTTATACAATCGGAGCTCGAAAAGATGAGTTTCTGATACTTTCAACGCCTTACAAAGTGTTTTCTCAGGTTCTCGGTTATAAGTGTACACACTCTTTATTTCAATCACACGGTTTTCGTCAGGAATGTACACATCGGGATAATAATAATGTGTCTTGTCATCATCGCCAATATATTGGAAAACAGGAATTTCAATGTCTTCTCCGGCATAAAACGTCTTGACGCCCTCCTGCCTCAAGATGTCATCAAGTGCGACACCTTCGTAGCCTAGCACCATAAAGGTCTTGCCGTCAGGTGAGACATACGGTTTCCTACAAAAAGACGAAGCTTGCGCCTTGCGGAATAATTCGGGACACTGCATTGCCGATTCGGCGCCATACGTTTTGAGCATATAGTCGCGGTACGTTTGCGACGTGATGAAATACTCGGAACCAAACCTCTCCAGCATCTGCTGTTTGCAGTGGTCCGAGGTGACATAGTGCTCGGAACCAAACCTCTCCAGCATCTGCTGTTTGCAGTGGTCCGAGGTGACATAGTGCTCGGAACCAAACCTCTCCAGCATCTGCTGTTTGCAGTGGTCCGAGGTGACATAGTGCTCGGAACCAAAC